CTGCGCGAATTCTCGGCTTCCACGTTAATCACTTCGTGATTCTCGGCCTCCACGTGTTTTCTTCGGCCTTTGGCCTCGAAAGCCCCATGTCAACCTCGGTATTTTTAGTCAATACCCGATAACATAAGTCACCATAAGTCGACGGAAGTCACCTTGAATACCGAGGTTGACGCGAGGCTCGGTAAGCGAAGCGAGCCGAACGCGTGGAAGCCGAGAATTGCGAAGCAATTAACATGGAAGCCGAGAATTGCGAAGCAATTAACTTATAAAAAATTGAACATTAATATAATACTCTTATAAGTAATCAAGGTTTAATATAAGCATGAGTTCGAAAGCAAAAGCAAGTGCGGCGCGCGAAAACACTAAAGCTGCCTCAAAGGATGCATCGCCCCGACTATCTCCCGATCCGAGTGTTAATGCAAGTGTAAAAGTCAGCGACATACAGGTAATCGAAGAAAAACCGGTTGGATTATCCCCTGAGGCTAGTAGTAAATTACAAGCAATGTTCTATCCTAAATATTGTAGTTTCATAGTATCTAATATCGACAATGCGATAGCAAATGGGTTACGTAGGACCATGCTACAGGAATTATTAGTATCTCATTTAACATTTGATGAAGAAAACTTTAAATGCAATGATGCGTTTATACTCATTGATATGATCAAGAAACGATTTAACTTAATTCCTATCCTACAAGACACTTCACAAGAGGCTGTATTTGAATTAATAGTAGACAACAGAACGCCTACAGATATAGTAGTATACACTACCGATTTACGTATCATTAAAGGCGCAAAAAAGATACCGTGTAATAAAATTCCATTGTTTTCACTCGCTGTTGGTTGTAGTATTAAGATTAAAAACATCAGAGTTGAACAAAAGTTTGCATATGAATATGGATTTGGAGGTTGTATAGCATTTAATTGTGCGAGTGTTCCGGTGGACATCAAGCCGATTGAACAACGTGCTATAGCTGATCAATACCATGATTATTATGCAAATATAGCATCCGCACTTAAAGATGGCGATGTAACTAAATTGAAACATGGATTGCCAAGTTCTGTTGCAAATCCAAATGTTTACAAGTTAAGTTTACGAACTAATGGCAATATAGCACCTGAAGAAGTAATCAAAGCGGCATGTAGTGCGATGATTGAAAGATTGGAATATATAGTAAATATAGCGCCGATTACAGAACAAGGTATTTATAAATTAGTAATTAAGGGCGAAAGTGACACTATTGGAAATATTATTTTGAGAACTGGACTTAAACTATATCCAACAGCTGAAATAACCACTAATGCCGATACTACCACTCGTAGTATCACCATTACTGTTAAATTAGAAACAACTGGTGTCAGCTCATTTCAAGCATTCATAAAATCTATTATAGATAATGCTATATCTAAAATTCGACAAATCGATATGCAGATTTAATTTGTGATAACTCGTTTCACTCGTTCCACAAATGTCGGTCTCCACGTGTTTTCTTCGTCCTTCGGACTTGAAAGCCCCGCGTCACCCTCCATATTTTTTGGTATCATTCAGTTAACATAAGTTGCCTAAATAGCTGATTAAAAGTTATCAAAAAATACGGAGGGTGACGCGGGGCTTTCAAGTCCGAAGGACGAAGAAAACACGTTGCGGAGCAACGGGCCCTAGGCCTTCGGCCGTGGGGTCCCGTGGAGCCCGACATTTGTAAGGCGTAACGCGAAGCGTAGCCGCACAAATTAAATTATTTTTTATCGTTATTGATGTTATTGTATATATAAATATACATACGTATAATACATAAGAATCTGTTAATAATCTATATTGAATAATAAATCATGTCTAACGTATTACTAATAGTTGGCAATGGTAAACAATCGCCCGAGAGTGTAAAAATCTTGAGATATTTGTTACATAATATTGATGTAATTAAAGATCGTGGATTATATGTTAAAGTTGCTAAATTTAGCCAAGATAACGATAAGATTATGAAACTAGTAGTTAAGAATGGGGTTGCTAGATTGCCCGCATTGTATAGTAAATCAGGGCCTGTATTCGGTAGTTTAAAAATTAAAGAAGAACTTAGTAATTTAACTACTGCGCCGCGAAGTCAAAGAGGTAGGAATGGCCCCACACGTCAACCTGCCGATCCTATGCAAAATATCTTGCGTGAACGTCTAGCAGAAGATGACTTTACAAGTTATTTGGCCAAAGATCTATTTACACGAGGCCCTGATGGTAAATTAAAGGGTATTAGCATATCCGCTGAGGAAGGCGGTGGAGATGGCGGAGAGCGCTTTGAAGATAACCTAGATGATACTTTCCAACGTAGGATGGGTGAGATGAATAAACGCCGCAAGGAAATGAATATGGGGGCTGAAATGACGCAAACACCGCAACGAAGCAGCGGCGATAACCGCCAAGGAATGGGTAATCGTGGTTACACCGGTTACAACGACACGCAACGTGGGTATAATGATAATCAACGTGGAAACATTGATGATGATACTAGGTATGATAATATTGTTGATTTCGACAACAATAGACGCGGTGGTAGAAACAACCAAGCGCCAATGGGCCGCAGTGATGTTGCAGATATGATGAAACAAACCGGCATAAGTGGCGACTTTGCTGCCGACATGGCGCAACCAAAGGATCAAGATGATGAAATGCTCAATGCATGGTTACAAAATAACATGGGTAGTAGCTAGGTGAGTGGATAACTAGGTAAGTAAAACAAAAAATAACTAACAACTAATAATTTTTTTGCTTTAGAACTTAATGGCATCGTGTTTAACTTTACCATTAGGGTGATATGATGTTGTATGCATATGTTTACCATCCGCATACTGTGACTTCATCCAAATCAAACCAACGCGTTTCTTGTCAAAGTCGATGTCGTAATAATTTATTACTTCACCGTGTAGTTTTTCATTGAAATATTCAGAATAGGACATCATACTACCATTTGCACGATATTCTTCGATCCAAACACGTGCACCATTGTCATATAAAGTGCGCGATTTGAAGCCGCCGTGTGGGTAATACTCTGTGCGGACGTTATGTAACTTACCACGATACAAAGTGTATTCAAGTGATTTGCGGCCATTTTCGTAATAATAAACTTGATGTCCATTTTTGCTTCCAGTGAGGTATTTTTTGATTGATTCAATGTTACCATTGGGATAATAACGATATACCAAACCATCATATTTGTCGTTGTTGTAGACTCCTTTTGCGCTGATCTTACCGTCGTCGTGAAAACGCGTAAATTCACCGCTTTTGACTCCTAAGTGACACGCCCATACGTTCATCAATTTACCATCGGTGTCGTATACTTTACATTCACCGTGTTTAACGTTCTTGTCAAACATTTTGATTGATTTTACCACACCACCTTCATAATACTTGGTGACTTCGCCAACAATAACATCATCAACATAAGGTATTTTTTTAAATATACCTGAAGTGCGCGAATAATAGATCGTGCGCATGCCGTTCTTTTTTCCATTTTTCCACATGATTGTTTCTGAGACACGAGGTGGTTCCTTCACATCGGTTCTAAGGTATGATGTTTCGAGACCATCTATAACACCATTGACGTATTCTATAGTATGTCTCAACGCACCGGTTTCATAATAATACTTGCAAAGACCATTTAATTTATCAGCTTTGTAGTTTCTAATTTCATAAATGTAATCGTAAAGCCAGTTACGTATCACCTCTTCGCCTTCACGAAGACCGTCAATGTAGAAGGTTGTAGTTTCGCGATCAAATTCACGTTTAATTTTGACACCTTGTAGCAAGTCAAGAACATACTCGCATCTTTCAATTTCATCACCGGTGTCATTATAGGTGACAAACACACCATCTCGTTTACCCATGCTGTAACAACCAACTTGTTTTTGTAAACCATTTTCATGATATGTGGTATATAAACCATCGAGCAGATCGTCGACATAGTTGCAACTCAGACTCAACATTTCAGAATCGATGAATCTGCCGACACAATTACCATGTTTCATTCCTTTGGGATTGCGAGTATAGACAACAATAGTTTCATCAACAATCTCAACACATTCTTCACTTCTGTTGATTTCCATGATGTTTGATATGTTAATAAAGGGTAATTGAGTAAGTATAAGTAGTAGATTAGATAGTATTATCGTAGACATATTATGCATCAAATATTCAATTTTTAATTGCGCTAGGCCAAAGGCCTTTACGCGATTGTTGTTCTCCAGCTTTGCCGGCTCTTGCGTTGCATCACGGAACTCTGGGCCTTGCCGAGGCCAAAGGCCCTAAAGCGAAGGTTAACACCCAACACCCTCCATATTTATGGCTAAACCTGGGCTTAACTCATGTAAATTAACTTTTTTAAAAATATATAACTAGGTTTATATAATCGATATCTATAAATCAACATCGTATAAATGACCGATTTGAGTCGCAATTCAACCAACTTTCCAGTTAGATTATTGGAATATTTTAAGTCACTTGAATTCCCTACTGAGTATGACTTTTTACATTATTATCAGAATATAACACGACATTATTTTGTTAACGTTAAATCGGGCGCACGGGGACTTTTGGCCGGATTAGAGATGGGTTTAGGTAAGACTATTCTCGCCATAGCGATTGCTATGGATATGATGAAAGAATACCAACCAATTATTATCTTAACAAAATCATTACAAGGTAATTTTACAAACAACATCATAAAATATATTAAAATGCGCGGACAGCGTGAACCAGATTATCATTTAGCCCGATTATCAGAAGAAGACATCCGTAAATGGGTAGATCGTAATTTCGGGTATGTATCACTTAACGCCGGTAATATGATGACTCAATTGTTGCGTAAAGCTGAGGGTCAGGCCGCAGAAGAGTTTGATGAAGTGCTCGAAGCGCGAATGGGCGAAGTAAACAAATTGGGTAGCTTGGATGGTAAATTAATCATAGTTGACGAAGCTCACAACTTATCACGGCAAATCATTAATGGTAGTAAAAATGGTATCAAGTTTTACGAAAACGCAATGAGTGCCAAAGATGCAAAGTTTCTATTCCTTACAGGAACACCAGTAGATAGCGACCCTTTTCAATATGTGCCGATGTTTAATATTATTGGTTCAAGATGGGATGATAAATTGGAAAGATTTATTCCTCTGTTACCAGAAATGTATAAAGACTTCTATGATAACTTTATTGATACGACAAATATGAGAATTAAAAATAAGGCCAAGTTTCAAAACAGAATCATGGGTTTGGCTAGTAGAGTTACAAGTAAGTCAAAACCCGGCGCCGCTAAAGAAGGCTCTACTGTGACTTCACTCGGCATTGAATTTCCGGAAGAACTTCCTATGGAGATCGTAAGAGTTGAAATGGAACCAGCACAATATGTGATGTATTTGCTTGCACGTGATTCAGAAAAAGAAGAAACTACAAGAGGTGGTAGAGTCGCTGCTGCGTCTTCAATGACTCGCCCTAAAAGCGACAAAAGTAGTAGTTATAGAGTGCGAAGCAGACAATTATCAAACTACCTACCACCAACTGGAGTAAAAACAGTTGATCAACTACCAACTACACCAGGAAGTGTTTATAGCGTTAAATTTGAGGCCATTTTAAATAACATTAACCGCCACAAAAATGGCCTAGGCTTAGTTTATTCGCAGTTTGTTGAACTTGGCGGATTGTCCAGCTTTGCTAAATATTTAGAACAAAATAATTGGGAGGAATATGTCCCAAAGATCAGCACCACAAAAGCAGCCAAAACAGGTTCTAATGATATTAATGTTTCCATTGGAAATATGTATTCTGGTATGGATAACATTATAAACACCGATAGTAAAACGGTTGAATATTTAGATAATACCAGATGGTCATTCATTTCTGGTAAAACAGAATTTATCAAAATTAAACATCAAGGTGAGATTAATATTGATCTTACTGCCGAAGTCATGATAGTTAAATTTACAGGTAACACCTTGCTTACTATAGATGGTATTGTTAGAAAAATTAACGGCGTTTATGAAACTATAATACATAATGCACAAGTTAATATTAAATCAGGCGGTATGTGCGCAATTAAGGCATATAATATCCGCGAATCAAATGCCTTTATGGTTGGAGGTGGTGCTTTCACATGGCGCAATTCCGATAATATGGACATTGAAGGATTAGATGGCGTTGTTGGCGGCGATGACGCTACAGCTGCACCAACTACTACAGACACCACGCCACGACGTAGATTTGCTGTAATTCGCGGTGGTATGAGCATAGAGCAACGTGAAGATATTATTAACCGATTTAATGATCCCGAAAATCGCTATGGTAAAGATCTAGCATTGGTATTAGTATCATCTAGTGGTGCCGAAGGATTAGACTTTAAACGTGGGCGACATGTCCATATTATGGAACCGTATTGGAAATGGTCGCGTATAGAACAAGTAAAACATCGATTCATTCGTGCTAATTCACACATCGATATGAAACCGGAAGAAAAGAATGTGCAAGTATACGTATATCTTGCGATAGCAACCAATTTTGCAAAATTGGAAAAAGCAAACAAGGGCGTGGAATTAACACCAGAACAACTAAAGGCACTTGCAGAGCGTGGTGAGGAACTCAAGGAACCATCCACAGACATGGAGTTATTTGATGATGCTTACAAGGAACATAAACTTAATGAGAATGTAAATGAAGCCGTGTGGGAAACAACAATTGAGTGTTTACTGAACTCAGAACCAGGATGTAGAATATGTCAGCCTGATTCACGCAAGCTTTTCACTGATGATGTTTTCGCCGACTTGCGCGCGAGTGATCCTTGTAGAACGTATGAATATAAAACAGTTAGTGCACAGCCGATTACAGTTGCCAACACAACATACTATTATCGTGAAAATCCAGAATCCGTTTATGGATACTCTGCATTTGAGTTTGATGCCGATTTGAAAGCTTATACAGTAGTTGATGAAGCAAGCGCGATATTCAGCGACATAATGGACGCAATTCGGGAAAAAATAACGACCGGTAAGTAACATTATTATTCTAAAACGTTATACTTCTATAAGCCATATAATCTGTTACATCTCCACTTAACATCAAGATTAATTCACCTTTGTGCCATAATTCAGCTGAATTATATTTGTTATATACGCTGTTATAACTATACACCCATCCATGGTATTGATCGTCTTTAAATTCGCGCATTGCCTTTAATTTACCACTATCATAATATTCCTTTTCAATACCTTCTTTTTTACCCATATTGTAATGACATTCATACACAACGTAGCCATTACCGTCATATATTTTGTATTCACCGTGTAATTTACCACCAACATACGATGCGATAATAGTTTGTGTAAAATTTGCGCATTTTTCATAGTAATAACCGTGTAACGCGCCGTAAACATAATTTTTTTCATACCACAATCTACCATCAGTATAACTTTTAAACACACCATGCGGTATACCATTATGAAAATTACCTATAAACACATCCTGTGTTATACCACGATAATGCCGATCTACTAATGTTATTTTAAATTCTCCCTGATATTTTCCATTTGGATTCTTACTAAATTCAACAACAGTGTTATTTGTCGTGGTATGACGTTCACGGATTATCCATTTTTCTTTCAACCGCGGGGAAAGCTTCGCTAGCGCGGTGGAAATATCTTTACAAAGCCTACCACATAATCCAAATGCAGCGGGTGACTGTAGTGCAATATGCGCAATAATAATTTCATAAGGTAAAACTAACTCAGTCATGTTTAATACAAAAAAAATAATATGATTCAATTTTGCAATTAGTATGTAGATAAGTATGTAAACTAATCCACAATCAACTTACCATGATGATAATATTCTATCTTGGTTTGTCGTTGTTCTATATCGTAGTATATTTTTTCACCGTGTTTTTCACCATTGAGGTAATATGTAGTGGACTTTAATAGTTGCCGAGCGTCGCCGTAGTATTTCTCACATATACCTGTTTTAACACCATTTACATAATTATCGATTTTAATCAACCCGCCGCATTTATAAAGCTCAACTGTATATTTACCATGTAATATGTCATTAATGTAGTTTGCTGTGATTAACACCCATCCAACGCCAATCCTAAATAATCTACGCTTGAATTCACCATGTGTTTTTCCCATGTTATAATTACAATCAATCCATCCATAGTCATTTGTATCTTGCCACCAATAATTACCATGATACACACCGTTAATGTAATTCCGCCTTTCAGTTACTAATGCTGCTTCTTTGTCAATAATCTCATAAACACCTTCATATCCACCACGTGGATTTACACTAAAATTATGTATATATCTACCAGTTGATATGCGTTTACGAACTATGAATTTATCACGCACTGTGGCTAAGTCGCGGTTTAGCGCAATGTTTAGTGACCAACAAAGTCGCCTAAAGACGTTAAATGCAGCCGGCGTATAGTTTGCTATATGTATACATATCTCGCCGGGTAATACACAATTTTCCATATGTTTTTGATGTTATATATCAAAAAATATCATTATTCAAATTTAATACGATGGTGCTTATAGGTTAATTTTTGCCATTTTTTTGCACTAAATGATACCCTAGTCAAACATCCATGTTCCCATTCCTCCTCGCGCACAATGTTACCTTTGTCGCCGTAAAATGTCCTGTCTCCATGTAATTTACCCTTAACATAGCGCTCACGGCAACAGATATATCTACCATCAACGACCCAATAAGTGGCAGGCCCATCCAATATATCATTTTTATACCAACGTTCACAACTCTTGCCACCGCTAATCCATTGCTCTACACTTTTGCCGTGTTTTAAACCATGTTGGTATTCTGTTTTTTCTAATACTGTTCTATAACCACCTCCTTTGTGTGACCATATACCATGTATTTTACCATTAACATAGGTGCATGAAGTGCGATAATTTTCTGAAGTGATATGATACCAGTTACCATGAAGAACACCAAAATGGTAATTTCTCACCTCAATAATTCGATTAGTTGCACTGTTAACTATCTTATATTCACCATGATACCATCCATTTGGGCAAATATTTGCATATACTTTTACTATTCCAGTATCTTGCACCTTACGAGGAATCCACCTTTTGAGTAAATCATCGCGGTATATAGTTAATATATTTTTTAATTTAGAACATGTTTGTATAAATCTGTAATAAGCATCTGGGCGCAATAATGCAATCACAACGCACAACTCAGTTGGAACTACACAAGCATTCATTTGATATAATGGTTACTAAAGATATTCAATTTTAATCATGATATAATTAGATTTGCACAGCATCAAGATGGTTAGTTGATTGCGTGACTAATGTGCTAAACTTCATACCAAATGCTATGCGATTTTTTGCAACATACATACTTGCGGGAGTGTCAACAGCTAGGGTAGCAAAGTTTAAACCACCTACGATGACTGTATCGCCGCCCAACAAAGCAGTTACAAAGATACCATTACCACCATTAAATACGTCATTATTGAGCGTAACATCAGCAGAGTTAAATCCAGTTACGTATGTCGCAGTCGCAATAGGAGCCACAGTTGGAAATGGTGTAAATACTGTATTAGATGTTCCATCTGTAATTCTAAATTGTGCCGGATTAGTGCCGGCTACACCTACAACAGGAACTGTATCTTGAGGTATAGGGACTGTTCTGAATTGCAAAGGGACATAGAAATTTAATGTCAATGTATTTAAATAATTGATAGGATTAGGCGCGTAATATATCGGCTTAATCGGCACTAATTTTACAGCGGTTGAATTTGATTCAGTTACTTCAAATTCAAAATGATACGCATTGCTACCTTCTGCTTGATAACCTTGGCGCACAGTAAACTCAGCAATGCGAGCATAAACACGCCTAAAATAAAAGAAATCAGGCCCAGTAGCGGCGCCAAAAGGTTCCACTTGGGGGAACCAAAAACTACCAATTTCTATTTTTACGATATTATTAATTGGGAGGTTTTGATTCAACCTTGCTAAATCAAAACTAATAACGCCAGCACTATAATTACTAGCTGCCGCATTTCTACGTTGACCATCGAAATAAATATATGTATCTTGAACACCCCAATCATTCGTGGACGGAGTTAATGGGCCATAATCACTACTTGGACCTGAACCACCAATTGGTTGCGCAACATCTACACCTGTTTGCGAATAGATTTCTTGTTTAAGTAATTCTTGAGTATCAATACGGTTGCATCGGGCTTTAAATCTTGGTTGCGGTCGAGTGCTATAAGGTATTTCTTGTCGACCGTCGTTATCGTAATAATTTGATCTCATATTTGATATTACTATTCAGTTAATGTGATTATTATATACTAAAAAATATTATTTATATCGATGCGTATTTATGTATTTTAACTACTTACTTTCTCCCATGTAATATTGCATGGACGATATTACATTACCATCAATGTCATATCTGCTACTTAATCCATGCAAGCGATTTCTGTAATACATACTTTGTAGTCTTTTATTCCCATTCGGCCAAAACGTCACATATTGGCCACTTTTGTAATCATCAATGTAGTCCACCGCGGACATCATGACACCATTTTGATCATATTCTTCGGCCTTGCCATTCTTTATACCATCAATATATGGTGTTTTCATCCATACGGAGCCATTTGGGTGATATTCTATATCCAACCCTTGTCTCAATCCACGTTCGTAAAAACATTCGCCTAGTAATACTCCCTGATTGTTCCATTCGCGCGCCATACCAACCATTAAATCGTCAGCAAAACATACTTCACTTATCAACACATCACCATTCCACAACCTACGATATCCTTGTTTCGCGCCCTTGAAGTCCATTGTATATGTGCTTATTTTACCACCATTTTGATCAACTACGTTAACTTCAATCAAGTTGTTTATAAATGCGTATGTGCGTTTGCAACCATTGATTTGGTTGATATCTTTGCATTCGATTATTACACCATTATCATACTTGATCCAATTTGATAATTCACGCGTAAGTGTGTCTAGTTCGTAAATTACACCATGTATAACACCTGATACGTAATATTCACTTGATGACACCGCGCCATCATCGAAATAAGTAACACTTTGCCCATCAAGAACACCCATGTTGTATGTAGTTTTCGACTTAATCATGCGATTGGGATAATATTCTATCACTTCGCCGTGTAATTTATCATCAATGTAATTTTTCACACATATAACGTTACCTTTGGCACCATTAGAGTCAACTTGATATTTGATATAAGGGCCGTTTTTGACGCCATTAAGATATGTGTATTCTCCATTTATCTTTCGTCGCCTACTAATGCAACGTGTGTATTTACCTTCTAATTTATCATTCAAATACATACCTGAAGCTTCAAGTATGTCCTTGTTGTCATAAAGTTCATATTTACCATGGCGTTTATCATTGGGTAGGACAGTATAAACATCTATATAACCATCTATTAATAACAGTTCTTCTTTGTATGAATACGATTTAATAATCTTATCAAATTTTCCACTAATTATGTTTTGCAATTGCCGACATGTTCGTAAGAATATCCCTACAGCCGCAAATTCATGCCAAATAATATGCTCTGTAATTAAATCTAATGGGATTATCGGATGTTGTTCCATAACGGATGCTTAAGACCACTTAACTAAAGATACACAAAAAAATTCATTTTTTCAATTACTTTATTGTGGCTATTAATGTTATCTTAAATACAACTTAATCCGGCAAGATGCGAACGTAGAGTTGCCGCAGCGTATTCTGAATAAGTATATCTACGCATCTTACGGTCATAAAGGTATTTAACAACCACTCCACTAAGGTCGCAAACCGGTGCTGTAAACAATTTGCTAGTTACCAATCTATAATGTTCTGAATTATCAAATAAACAATCCAATACAGTATGCGTCAATTCCTTGTCGTTGTTATTTAAAATACTCATAATTTCAGATGTTTGTAAATTTATTTTATTTTCAGCGGCATAATTAAGTATCCATCGAGCAGTGTTTTGTGGTCGTTGTGCTGAGAATAAATTACTGATGAGTTGTTCCCAAGCATAATAAAACCAATCTTTATTAATGGTGGTATATTTTGCGATAAGAATACCTAATATAGGCATATTACCGTGCAACACGCATGCTCGTATAACACTAGCAACATCCTTGATTAAGTAACCATTTACTATTCTATTAACTATATTTAAACCATTGTCATAAATAATGGTGTCGAGATTAATCACTTGAAGTAAAGCGTCATCGTGATCAACATCTCCCGAACCTACGAGCTTTATTGCGTTTTGTATATCATCATTGACAATATATACTGCAAGCAAACACGTTGGCGAATTGTTGACGGGTTGTTGGGCAACAGGCATAAGGATTGATCTTATTTATTAGCGAACACTGAATATAAAGTATAAAAAATATCCTTTATATGTAAAATTTATTACTTGTTATGATTTCTTCTACTGTTGCTGGGTAGTCATCGTATCGTTTTTCTTCCCATGTGTTATTAAGTATATTTAAGCGATTGATTAATGTAATTTTACCATACACTACACTAATTACACCTCTTAATCTGTATTCGTCAGGAGGCAACACCACGTTACATCTTTTATATACTTTAATGTCGCCGTTAATAATATCAGTTGTATAAGGTATATCGTATCTCCAGTTCCACATTGTGCAGTGTTTTTCAACCATAGCAATACCACACAATTCTCCGGTATGTAACTCATCACAAGTTGTGGTAAATTTTATATCTAATCTTTCCTCATGAAATTTGACCCTATCAGGAGTCATTTTATTTATAAACAAGTCCCTTGCACGTTGTTTATTTGCCGATAATTCTGCGTGCAAATATCTACACACATGATAAAGAGATGTGTAGCCACATGGCGCCGCAAAAGCTATTTCTAAAAGTATTTCATTTGGAAACACAGGAATAACTTGGAAGTTATCAATATTCATTTTAATAACTTTAATAACTGTCCTAAAAAATATTCAAATTTGCTTATCTTTTAACATCACGTTGTAATCAGCATACCACTTTTATAATATATAGTCATACCACTATTTGGGTATTCACCATATATCATTTCACCATTATCATCATAATGTAATATAAATTTTACACTACCATCTCGATTAAAATTATACCTGGTTGTTTCCTTGCCGAAACAGTAAATAACACGTTTTACTACAACATTCCACACTTTCTTTTCCCAAACTCCATGCTTAGCATTATCACGATAAGAACCAGTTACTGATTCTAATATGCGCGCTGGAACACGATAATAGTTGTGATGACCATATACTACACTCATGTATGTTTTCGCATAATATCCATTCCGATTGTTTTCAATAGCTGTGTGCTCAATTTGTGAATTTTTATTGTTTATTTTAGTTTCGGTTTTAATTAAAACCAAATACTTTGCTATCATTTTAGATTTTTGCCCGCTTAGCATGGTGTGATAAGTTTTATTTAACCTATACAATCCCATATAATTATGGTGACTGGTATCACACATATATAATATGATTTCATTTGGTATATCGGCAAACTCCATTCTAAATCACTATCAACTTTAAAAAATAAAGTAATATTCAATTTTAGCGCTTCGCTTGGGTCGGGCTCCATGTGTTTGCTTCGTCCTTAGGACTTGCAAGCCCCACGTCTCCCTCCATATTTTTTGATAACTTTTATGCTATTTATGATATCTTAAGTTAGCGGGTTGATATCAAAAAATATAGAGGGAGACGTGGGGCTTGCAAGTCCGAAGGACGAAGCAAACACATGGAGCCCGACAATTTGCAAGGCAGAGCGAAGCGTCGCCGAAGCAAATTAATTGTCATAATCGCCCCACCATTCACGGGCTTCATTTTCTGCCAATTCATCGCTAAAATGATACTTGTAAAAATCGGCATTTTTAACAGTGTAACCATCTTGCGCTCGTTTCTCACGGAATCGTTGGCGCGCGTATAGATTCATACGTTGATCTGCATCCATAGTAGCATCTCCGGCCGCGTCAATGATTACTGGTTGTGGATTTACATACGATGATGTATAGGTAACTTTATCTGCTGTATATTTATCGTAACTGGGTTCATATATACTCCGATCAAATTTACGTTCTGATATACTATAATCCCATGGATCGGCATTATCGCCATAGTAATGATCGGCGTTTATATCTTCCACATTAGGCACTACAGGTGCCACACTGATACCGTTTATTTGCTTGCATGTATTGTTACCGTTACTATACATACTACAACCGCCTTTAGGTATATCTTCTGGCATAATCATTTCGTCATCTTTGCGCTCATTAAGATAATAACCTGGATCGTAACCGGGAGTCCATTGAGGCCGCCCTGATGTGCCCAATGCGTTGACTCCACCGGCGCCAATAATACCCATTTCATTCCATGCTTGTGCGCTTTCCTGTGATTTTTTAAAGTAATCTTGATCACCAACGCTAAACTTTTCAAAACACTCACCTAGGATCAGGAAGTTAAGAATAAGAGTAGTCGCAAGTACACCCGTTGTAAAATCAGGAGCAATAAAGATAATAGCTACAATTAGTATAAATGCGAATATTAGAAATTTAGTACTCACCATAGTTATGTAAATACAATTTGTGTATATATTATATCCGATTAATCCACTAATATCAAAAAATTAAAATTGAATGCGTATTTGATATAATCACATACTTATCTAGAATAGTATTAATCATGGGTAATAAATCAAGCAACAACACACGAGCATATATGATGTCGAAATATACACGTAGTTTAACTTCAAGCGGTGGTCGACGCGGCCTTAAAACATACCTTATGGACGCTTTTAACCACCTATGTAAAAAAGAAAAATTCAATATACACGCCACTATATACAATAATCGTAAGGTGATTGGTTACATGATCAATGTTTCTTATCTCGATAATCGTTTGACAGTTTTACCATTGAATCGTAATGTTGATATACTAGGATGTAGCAAGGTGTTCAATCAATTCCTAGTATTTGACAAAAAGAAAAATGAAAGGAATGTTGTTGACGCTGATATAGTGCTTGTCGATCTGGTGTATAGTGGCTTGTATCCTGATGTAAGTAAATTACTATTGAAAAAATTAGTTAAGTTTAAAATAATATCTAAATCCGATGCTAGAATGATTTGGCAAGATTTAGAAGATTAAATTGATTATATTTTTTTACTATAATATCCACTTAGGTATCGTTGTTAGGTGAATCTCCAAGCTGATTCATTTGCCACATTAATAACGCAGTTAGTAAGTCCTGCGTCGACAAATTTAATTCTCTAATGCCATTAATTTGTGATGAAATTGTATTGGTGTTGTTGGTTTCAATTTCATCATCTGAATCAAATTGATAATCGCCTATATAATCATCGTTGATATCATTCGTAGGAGCGGGTGTGTTAGTTGTTTCGCCCACATCACTACTTACACTACTTGTATCACTCAGTAATTCGGGTATATCGTCGGACATCGTAACTATAGTGTTTATAGTTAGGTATATTCAATTTTATTCTTCGTCGGTTGGGTCAGTGGTGTTGCTTCCACCACGGATATTTACAATATTTTCTGTTTGCTTATCGAGTTCCCGCATTGATTCATTAACCTTTTCAAGCAAAGCCCTAACTTGCGGATTAGATACATTATTTTGAGCAATCTTTTGATAATAGGAAATAATCTGTCGGAATTGTTGCGTGAGTTCTGGATCAGCTTGTGTGTTCTTGCTAACATCTAATACAAAATGTTCCATAATAATAGTAGGTGATTTAGTATCGATAAAATCACGATAATAGCCACGGAAATTAGTTTTAAGCATGGTAACACTATCAAGAATAATTTTAAATGCTCTATGACATCTTGATAACTCGGGTTGTTTCTTTAATGAGCCGATATTTTGCACAATAACATTGGCAAATTCTTCAACATCGACATCTGGACTAGTAATTTCTTCATATATAACCCAAGCATTACCATAAATCTTATGCAATACCATAATCATGAATTCTTTTACTTTGGTTGATGTTTGGGGCAACAAATAAGCATACTTAAAGTTAAAATTAGTAAATGTGAAAGGGCAAAGTTCGCTATCACTAATCGATCCTAAAAACTTGTGATTGAGGCGTGCAGCATCTTCAAAGTGTTTCTTATATACATGCAATCTATCGCACATAATAACATAAGTTTGCACAAATTTGCTTTTTTTGATATCTGTATAATTTTCACCAAATTCTTTTTTAGTTTCATCGTCTACGCCTGCAAGATCCAAAATGCGTGCGTCAAAATTATACTTAAAGTTCTCAGTTATATACTCTCTACATTGCTTTACAAATCCCAACATTTCCATTCGGTGTTGTCTAAACTCTTCTATAGCTTTAATATAAGGCGAATCAGCAAAAATCTCAATAATTTCGGCAGTTTGCAACATTAGGTCCTTTATACGAGCATATCGGGGATATGCGATATTTAGATTTATACTACCAGTGCCTAAGATTTGATTAAACATTTCCGCTAAGTCCTCGGTATTACCGCCGACGGGTAGTTTAACTTTTCGCTTAATTGCTCTCTTTTTCATGATACTTTTGGTTAGTTACTGACTATCGGAGATTATAAATACCTAACACTTAATTCCAAATGGTGAGATATTTTACTACTTAGTTTGCGTTTGCAAGTATTTAATATAAATTTGTAATAATTCAACCAACTTACTGTAAAGATAATCTTTTTCCTTTAATGATGAATTTTTATAACATTCGCGTATACTATTGAGTAGATCAGCGGCGTAGTCGTCCTTGTCGAGTTCCTTAGTGGCATCTTTGAAGTTAAAATCTGTTAAAAATTTCTCATTTCTTTTCAAGATTGCTTCACGATGTTCAAATATCTTTGAACCGCTAATTTCCAATACCTTAACTTTACCTAGTTGTCGACTAACCTCGCAAATTCGGCTTCTTGCGCGGGCTAAGTTTGCCTTTTCAATCGGCGAAGAAAGTTTCAAGGTAAGCAGATCAATTGTTTCTAGAACAATTTTAAAATAATCACTTTCTAAACTCATTTTAGTCAGATTATATATAACCGTAGTAAATATATAGTAATTAATCGTATATTTAAATGGCGATTTTAGAATTATTGATTTTAATAATTATAGGGTGTGTTGCAATATTAACAGGCTTCTCTAATACCCATCCGAGTTATCTAACATCGACAATCAATAAACAAATAATAGGCGCATTTGACAACCAACCTCCAACTCAAATACCTTATAAGCAAACACGTGATAATATTATTGATACTCCAATGTTGAACATTAATACAGTAGTTCCAGAAACAACACAATTGTTGTTTAAAATACCAAACAATGAAACTAATCCAACGTATGGAAATTATCCATTAGGTGACAAAATGAATGAATTGAAAGAACGACTAAACGGCACTAAATTACTACTAGATGATTATTATAAAAAACCATTATTTGATAAAATTATGTTAAAATTGGACCCATACGCGCGACTTAAAAGTATACTGACCCGCCGATATAATGCCCAACATTGCACAAACGCATGGCTAAAATATTACGAAATCTATAGCAAATTTGGAGTTATTGAAAAAATAGCTGAAAGTGATAATATCGTTTCATTCCACAATGCTGAGTTACCGGGAGCATCCATTTGTGCATTTAATCATTACATGAAAACAAACTTACGGCAGCATGATTTTGAGTGGTATGCGTCAAGTTTACTTGCTGATGATTCACGTGCGTTATCAGATGTTTATAGATTATATGAGTGCAATCCAGAACACTGGCTTATGACAAGTGGATTTAAATCACCACGTAAAGAAGTTAGTGTGTCAACTTGTAACGGTGATACCACATTACTTGCTAATATCGATTATTATAAAGCACATATTGGCGGGAGGGTAAACTTATATTCGCATGATGCGGGCGTCGATGCTTCGAGTGATTACAATAACCAAGAAGATATGAATTCTAAGGTGCATTTAGGAGCCGCGCTTGCCGGTTTAGAAACACTTAAAAATGGGGGTGTATTTATAGCAAAACAATATACTTATTTCTCTGATTTAACCATTTATTTAATGATAAAATACGCAAGTATGTTTAAAGAATTTTATATATTTAAACCATTGACTTCACGAGCTTGTAATTCAGAAACTTACTTTATTGGTATTGGCTACACACGTGATGAAGCCACAATTGATCATTTAAGGGACTTGTTGCAAAACTTTGAATCAAAGGTAAGCGATATTAATTTAAGTGAAGTTAATGATCAGATTAAACAGGTATTGTATGAATCCGCAAGGGATATTTTTGAACAACAGATAAGATGTTTACAAAACAGATATGAAATGTATAAAGAAATTAACGATGCGTATTCCCGCGAGATTGAAGAACTCCCTAATGTAGTTGTAGGAATGGTATCTAATTACGCGTATAAAACATTTAATCCAAATCAGCAATTATGGATCGAGACACATCCTGTTATTAGGCTAAATGACTCTGATAAACTAAAAGATAATTGCTGATGTCTGAAAGTTTAATATTCTACTTAAAATACTCGATGATTGCATTCTTGCCTTGGGTTACTAAGAATTCTCTTTGCTCATCTGTAATATTAAAATTCATACTTGATATGCCTCCTACGTTTATTTTGATTGTCCTTGCATAGTCATCCGGATGCATATACTGTTTATAATTAGTATTTAATGCAGTTTCAGCGACTGCCCAAAAGTAATCAATTGCACCTGTTATTGGTGCTGGCGGAGGTAATGGTGTTGTTAACTCATCATCCAAATGCATAAACATAAATCCGAGTGTATCATGTGCGCTATGTTTACCTTTTTCAATAAATACATTAATTGGAAAGTTAACTATTACGCCCCCATCAACCATTAGTTCACCTTTATATTCGACAGGAGTAAATATACCAGGAACACTAGTTGAAATTCTAATTGCATCTCTCAGTTGCATATCTGGGTGACTAGAATGGTGGAAATAAACCACGCTCCTACGTGAAAGATTAGTTCCCGTTATGTAAAGGTCGTTACCGTATAGTTGCTTAACGTCACTAAATGTGATCTTTTCGCGCCCAGTTAATTTATATAACATATCTGTTATCCAATTATATAATTTATCACCTCGACATAACCCGTAATGATTAATCAGATTAACAAAGTTTACTATTTTATAATCACTGGTATAATCTGTTAGTTTAGCGAGATTGAGACCCATTAGTTCCGATTTAATAAAATTATAGCTTGCTCCACATGCCAAAAGGCTTGCTACAATACTACCCACACTGGTGCCTGCAAAACCTGTTATGTTTTTAAGTATATTAAGTTTATGTAATTCCTCTAATACACCACAATAACTAACACCAAGAACACCTCCACCTTCGAACACTAAATTTTTATATCTTTTTGTTATATCAATAGATACTCCATTTAAAATCTCACCACTCATTGTTATAAGTATACTCAAAAGTAGCTAATTTTATACTATTGCTAACTATATAATTAGATAATTGAAAACTTCAAATGTCAACTGTTACGCCTAAAATACCTGCTGTGAATACGCAACCGAATAGTCAACCCCCTCCGCCTGATTATTCAGATCAACAGTTTAATGAAACTCGTGAGCTGCCATTTACTTATCGTAGCTGGAATGCAAATGAAATAGAGGAATTTAAGAGAGCTTTAGTTAGATCATACACTGGATGTGAAGAAAAAGATATTACGTTTAATTTTGAACCGGTTGATAAAGATGATCCGGACAAAGATTGTATTTGGTTGGTTTATAAGATGAGTTGCATTTGGGGTAGTGAACCGATTACTAGAACTATTTATTCAAAAAAGATGCAACTGCCGGAACGTCTACGTGCAAAGGCCGAAGAGTTACTTAAAAATTCAAACCCTACGACTAGTTCATCGCAATCATTCAAAGGAACATATGATGATAGTGACTCTAAATGGAAACCACCAAGCTTTAATTTCCGTAATGTTATTAAAAAGAATACTGCAACGCCGCCTCCAGATAGCAAGGTCGCCTCAACGGATGCTATTATAATAGCAAATAATATTCGCAACATGAAAACGGATGAATATAATACTAATTCAAAGTTGTCTGTGGCGGAAGTTGCAACAACTACAACCACTACAACAAGTAATGCGCCCGCAGCATCTGGTCCTAAAATCGAAGAAATAAATGACGATGACATACCCAATGTGTCTAGTAAGGCGGATAATAGTGTTGTGGATGCGCCTCAACCAACTGTTACACAGGATGCACCCGTAGTAAAACAACCCGCTAAGCCTTCACGTGTTAAACGTCCTATCAAGGCGAAAAAATAAGTAACGTTAAATAGATAATACCCCAATATATCGTATTTAATTTTTTCATTAAATAAATATACGATAGTTATTTAAATATACTCTAATATAACCAAATGTCACTCTACGTTTACATAATTGTTTTTATTATTATTGCGGTAGTAATTATTACATATTTGCTTCTGAATAAAGATGAGCGTATGCGTGAACGAATTACTAAGGATATATCAGCGTCGCAAGGAGGAGCTGACGAGCCAGCATTACGCGCCGTATGGGAACTTGAAAATATAGCAGATCCAACTCCCGAAGACATGTTTTTACGTGGTAGATTACTTGATTACAACTTTTTACGTAATGATGAAGCCATGGAGTTACCCGCATTTATGGTAAATCAGGTAGCTGATTTATATGGTGGAGCAATTAATGGCCTTCGCGATCGTGGCTTAAACGATAACTTTGGATTAAATATACGTGCTCCAATAATACTAGATAATGCTGAAGATTTTGCACAGTTATTTGGCGTTCCTGATTTATTAATGGCTGTGGAACAAGCGGCGGGAGGAATCACAGAAGCTCGACGTGAAGAAGCTTTGGCTGATGCTGATAACCCAGTAGAAGCCGCGGAAACATTCTTTGAAGCAAGTGTTAATCATACTAATGACCCCCAAAATGTTCACGATACGGCTGTTATTCAAGATATGAAAGCGACTTATAATAAAATTAAAACTGGCTTAGGCATCATGGATTCATTGGCTGATATCGAAAGATACGCTGCTAGAAACATTAAAAACAAAACAAAACAACAATCGATTGTAAATGCCGTTGTTAACGCGCGTAGAAGTGAACGTGTTGTCGCGTATAACGCCACTGAAGATGAAATCTTGGCCAGCGTATGGCAACGTATCCATCATCCTGAAAATATGATTAGAAAACAACAAATGATTGATAACTTGATGATTGCATTAGAAGAAAGTGGACATGCTGGAGTATGTATAAACGGTAGAACAACTCGTTATCTTGGCGCCCTTGTGTTAAATGATTTTGACCCGGAAGTAGGTAATGCAATGACAACTGAAGACTACAAAAACGAGATATATCTTGCTGCAAACAAATTACTTAAAGAAGCAATTAGGAATGCTAGTGAATCGCCTGATGAAGGTATCGTAGGTGTTGCTAATTACTACAACGGTGAGTCTGATGAATGTGATGAGGAGAAACTTACCGAGTTTAAAGTGCGTCTGAGAAAAGAAATTAACGATATGATAAATGAATATGCTGATAAACTCAATCCTGGTCATATTGAAAGATTAAAGGATGAATGTTACGCCGGCGTGGATTTTTAATCACTTCGTGATTGTCGTGCTCCACGTGTTTTCTTGTTTTGGTGGGCAAAGCCCACCTCTACCGAAAGCCCCGCGTCACCCTCCGTATTTAAGTAAAATTATGACGACTGAAGATAACGGATATTTTACTTAAATACGGAGGGTGACGCGGGGCTTTCGGTAGAGGTGGGCTTTGCCCACCAAAACAAGAAAACACGTGGAGCACGACATTTGCGAAGCAAATAAAAAAATGAATATAATAACGTAAATAGATATATTTGAGTATTGGTATTAGGTTAACGTTATGTCAAATACACGCGGCCATACTATTAACGTTATACCTGCGCATCCGCAACCAGATATTCAAGATGTTAGAAATGCAACCAAAATGGCAGTGGTGCTACTAGTGCGGGCCAATGAATATATTAAATCAACATATCGACGTATGTTAAGCATCAATCATGCGGCTAAAACATACAATATCACACTCCCTGACTACATAGCTGAAGATTGCAATGAGCTCAATCAATACAATACAGTATACGACTTACTAAAAACAAATGGTAAAATAAATCATGCAAAAATAGGCTCACCGGCGCAATTGGTAGATATACAGCAATTTAAACAAATTTATCAACCGGTGTATAATCGCGCCTTGGTCGTTAGCGGCAAGTATCCATTCATACAACGGGCAATTATGGAAGGTAAGGTAAGTTTGCCGTCATTCATGGAAAACACACTACCTTCGATTGAATACAGTGCCAAAGTATATTATTTAAATAAGAGCAATCCTGACGACGATACTATACCTTCTGCAGCATCATCTAGTGCGCAAACTATGATTTTGAACATTAATGATTACCTATTGCAACATTATGATTCAGCAACAAAATCAACATCTTATTCCGGCGATATGTATTTTAGTCTTTACTCTGAAAGATTATTCGAACATTTATACGAAACACCAGATATATATCAAGCATTTGTTCGAACAAACAATGTTGAATTGTGTGGAATTATGTGTGGTGGCTATAGTGTATATAAACGTAATAACTTAGTAAATCCCGATGCAACCACAGCTGACTACATAAGCGATACTGACGAAGAAATTGACATCAATGACTTTATTATTTGATGACATTAGGGGATTATTTTTTTGATATTAAGACAAAATTGAATAACCTATTATAGCATCATAAAATAACGAAATGTCCGCAAACGTGATTATCTTAGGTAGTGTTAGCTCCGGCGAATTGTCCGCGATAATGACTAATTATAATCCTAATGAGACTTTGTTGGTATTTGCAAATATAGCCACAATGTCGGAACATCAGCAATTGATTGATACAGGATATTCATGGTTTGTTCGACAACAAATAACGCATGATATTTGTAAATCAACAAAAAATATCATTTTGGTTGATTGTGGTATGGATTGTATACGTAGAGTATATGACTATGTGCATCCGGAGTATAATTATCTATGTTTGTTGAGTAAATTGTTAACACAACCGATTAAACCAAATCGCACGGAATATATCGCAAGAAGTATGTTTAATAGTGATATCGAGTTTCCATTAACTCGTAATGGTGTGAACATATTGCCGCTACTGACGACAAAACGTGTCCCATTTAAATCGGTTTATGTGGAATTATTGTGGTTTCTTTCGGGTAATACTAATACGGACTTTTTGCGCGAGCATGGTGTCACTATTTGGGATGGTAATACATCGCGTGAATACCTTGACAGTCGCGGTTTAACTCACTTCAAAGTCGGTGATGTCGGGCGCGCGTATGGACCACAATGGCGTAATTTTGGTGTCACAGGGGTTGACCAAATTAAACTTCTGGTTGATGGACTGCGCAGGGAACCTTATGACCGTAGACATGTTGTGACAGCATGGAATCCTGAAGAATTGGATCAATGTGCATTGCCAGCATGCCACAATCTATTTACGATGGTTGTTGACCCTCCAAACGCTAATTCAAATGGCAAGATGATTCTTAATTGCAAGGTAAATATGCGTTCGACTGATACATTCTTGGGGTTACCATTCAATATCGCATCGTATGCTATGCTCACTCATATGATTGCAAAAATCATCGACATGAATCCGGGAAAGGTCGCGATTAGTATGTGTGATGTTCATATATACACAAACCATATAGAACAAGCAAAGGAACAAATAAGACGTTCTCCGCGCAAATTCCCCAAGCTAATATTTGACCCCAAAGTCGACAAATATACCATGTTAGATGACTTTGGTGTAGGCGACATCGGCATAGATGGGTATGATCCTTGGCCCAAACTTGAAGGCAAAATGGCCGTATAAGTATGATCTAGACTATGTCTAAAATTTAATTTTTTCATCGTTAAGTATCAAATGTATTCCTCTATAGACAGCCATTATGTGGGAGCGGTGGATGATTCCGATTTCATATATATTAAGTCAGAATTAAGTCCCGTCAACATATCATACATTGAAGACACTGAGGATTCATTTGTATCGTTAAATACACAAGAAGAATACTACGCCTCAAGTATTGATGAGTATATCAATGATTATATCAATGAACATGCAAACAGCATGAAGATTAAATTACCTAAAAAATTAGTAGAAAGTGTGATTAAATCTGATTCAATTCACAAGTCTACAATATATGATCGAATCAAATCTACTCCAAGAAATGTTGTAAAACCCAAGGTTGGCGTTAAATCACCCCCTAGAGTGATCAAAAAAAGACAACCCCGTGCACTCACCGATGCGCAACTGAAATGCTTAAACAAAGATCAAGCAAGCTTGCGGAAACTATGCGAAACCATATATAACTACTTTAGCCTACATAGCATCAACGGCATGTGTCCGGATAGTTTCATAAGAAAAGTGGCGCGTGATTGCTTTACATTTGACACATTTGAAATGGTTATTTATCTACCAACTGGAACCTTATTTGTATCTAAATTAGTATCCGATCCATACATTGAACTTAATTGTAAATGTGGAATATTTCGTAGATTGCTTAGCGACTTCATCACGGGTATTCAGGCACACAAATGATGTTTATTTTTTGTCCCGTTTCATTTCATAATAGTCAACTATATCGCCACCAAATTGTGTCTTAAAGTCCAGGAAATTAGGATCAGGCTGTTTGATGTAACTTAAAGCAGCGGCTCTGTCTTTTACATAGGTCTCACCTCTACCATCTAGTGCGCGAGTAATCACTATAATAAATAGTATAAATGCAAGTATGATAACAACAATGATTTTAAGCACTAATAATCTAGTGATGTTGAACATGGTAATATGGTATCAGATTTCGTATATATATGTATGATAAATTTGAATTAAACAACTATCTGATATATAAATATCTATAAGCATTAACGATGAATAACTTTGTTGATACCGTAAGTAGAGTTGTGAGAGAACTACCAGCCGCTTGGCGCGAAATACTGCTTTATGATGGGGGCAAAAAGCTCGCAGATGTATTAACAAAGGTAAAAACAGATCTAGAAACAAGTGGTAAGGGTTGTAGTCCGCAAGCATGCGATATCTTTAATGCATTTTATATAACTCCATTACGCAATGTAAAGGTTGTTTTGATTGGTCAAGACCCTTATCCTAACCCCGATAATGCAATGGGGCTATCATTTAGTGTTCGTAGCGGCGTAACTGTCCCCGCAAGCCTACGCAACATATATGATTGTTTAGTAAAACAAAAGTTAATGAGAGTTCGCCCAAAGCACGGTGATTTGAGATACTGGGCCAAGCAAGGTGTGTTATTACTTAATACAGCGTTAACTACGCGCGCAGGAGAATCAAAAAAACATGTTGATTATTGGACAGAATATATGCAGGAAGTTTTTAAGCGTATTATCGCATACATGTTTCGTGAAAACGGCGGCGTTGTATTATTATTTGGTAATGATGCACGGGACTTTGTTGTCAATATTAAGGAACCTGCGGCTGGCGTTGATGCGTCTGGCAATGTTATAAAACCAGTCAAATATTATTCATGGGGTCATCCTAGCCCCTTGTCAAAGTTTAACAAAGATCCAAATTCACCACTGGCTTTTGTCAACTGCACAGTATTTAATAGCTGCAACGAGTTTCTTGCAAGGGAGTTATATTTAGCGCCAATCGATTGGGAAGCCGACTACCAAGTGGAATCACTGGCCGAATTTAAACCCCTTGAAGAACGAGTATTATATGTATTTAGCGATGGTAGTAGTAACCATACTGGCGCAGGATGGGCGTCCGTAGTTGCATTAGGAGAACGTTACATTTGTGATTGTAGAACGCAGTTAACAGCAACTAATAATCAAATGGAATTAATGGGTATAATCCGTGGGTTACAATTAGCACTTTATATCATTCAAGATGCAAAATTTACGCACGGGGAAAGCAACGTTGCACGTGTTGTATTTGTTACTGATAGCAGATACACAATTGGTAGTCTTTGGACATGGCAAGATGATGAAACAAATACCACAAAGCAATATAAATTAGTGGGCAATAACCAACACCCAACCTCCACACGTCGGGAAAATATTGATCTTATTGCCCATGGCAGGGATCTCCTATGTATCCTTAAATCATACATCCAAGTTGAATCATTGCACTATCCAGCGCACACTCCAAAATCCACAGCAGATACCCCTTTAAAGCTTGCATTGTGGACTGGCAACGATTTATGCGATCGTAGATGCGGCAGCACATTAGCTGCTAAAAAATAATTAAATATATCATCTGATATAGCCTTATTTTTTTGAACTATAATGGGGGATCGAGCTACTCGACAGGCCACTCACATCGACACTATAGGAGCTATTATTGCGAAAGCCAAGGAAAATACGTTGTAGCGCAAATTAAAAATTGAATATAAGTTATAGCTTCATTATACTCATTATTTTCATCACGAAGTATTATGGCTATGAACGGAATTATTGTTAAGAAAAGCTTTATCGACCAACGTGATGACCGCGAGGAGCCCATGAATGAGACCTATGCGATGATTTCTGAGCAACCGTTGCGTGATATCGTTCTGCGACCTTATCAACAAATCAGTATTAAAGCAATGATAGACGTTGAAGACTCAAGAATAATAACTACTGATAGTGTAAAGAAGGTTCAATATTACACCAATAGTATGATCTTAAGTGACCCTTTCGGCAGTGGTAAAACGCTTGTTTTACTTGCTTTAATACATCTTAAGCCCATACCAAAACCAAAAGTAGAATATATTAGCCGATTGATAAATAAACACTCAAAGAATATCATTACTCGTAAATTCACGGGTAATAGTATTCTTCGACCCAATATTATCTTGGTATCAGCAGCTGCGTTAATGCAATGGGAACGTGCTATTCAAACATTCACCAACTTTACTATGCTTAGAGTCGGAGATGCGCATGGATTGAGAGAACTTATGCGCGAATTAAAAAGCAATAATATCAACAAATATGATATTATATTGGTAAAAAATGGCAACACAACCATTGACTTTGTTAGTGGCACTAGAGTCGATAATAGTGAAAGCATTGTGTCTGCGATTGCGCGATATACCAGCGATATGGTATGGGCAAGAGCTATTTATGACGACTATGATGTAATTAGTATATCAAAGGAAGCTTACAGAGTAAATGCCTTAAGCACTATATTTGTATCAACCACACATTCGCCTAGATCACTCAATTATAATATCGAGGATGCAAACACAAATATCCGCGATGTATTGACTCGTAATAATCCTATTTTGATGATTAATGATGATAATCAATTACCACGATTGTTTAGAATTCGTTGTAGCGATGAGTTTATTAAACAATGTAATCAATTACCGATTGTAAAGATGTTTAAGCATACTCACGTTAATGGTAATGCGAATTATGTGAATTTAATTGTTGGCATGAGTCAAGGGCGAGATAACGATCTCGACAACTTAGCGGAAGCTTTAAACAGTGATGCTTTCCTCACAGCTGCATCACAGGTAGGTATCAAAAGCAATAGTGTTGCCGATATATTCAAAAAAGTGCTTGATAATAAGTATGATTTATTTATTCGAGATCAAAAGATTATAGATAGATTAACTCATGCATTAAATATGGCACAAGATGGCTTTGAGCTGACAGACGATGATGACAATGTCATTAGTCTTAAACCCACAAAAATAGCAAAAGCTTTGGAATTATTTGAATCAATCGACAAGAAGTTACCTGAAGAGCTGCCATTTGATGAAGGTTTGATTCATGCTATTAGAAACAAGATAAGAGAATACCAAGATCTTAAAGCAGAACACGGTAAAGCTATTGATCGGGTTATCAGTAATGCAAAAGCAGGCAATTGCCAAGTTTGTGCTCTACCTCTCGCGGGCTTAAATACAATCGTTATGTCATGTTGCGGTGTCATTGTATGTGATGTCTGTGGTATCAAAAGTTCTAATTTTAGAAAATGGGGCACCGACGCCAACGAGAAAACTACAGGTAGATGCACCAATTGTAAACATAATATTTCATTAACTGATTTAATTATGATTGACAGAGCATTCGATTTGTCGAAGATCGAAGTAGTAAAAGGTGACGAAAAGGAGGAGATTAGCAAGCCTATACCACCGCCTGTTCAATTGCGTAAGATTGATACACTGCTTAAGATAATTCGTGGTGAATTTAATACATCAAATGTGGTTGTTAAAAAAATTGATCACTTGATGGAAGGAACAGTTGACGTCCCTGTGCCGCCAACTGTCGCTAGAAAAGTATTAGTATTTAGTAATTACGATGAAACTAGCGATAATATACAACATGAGTTGGAAAACGCACGCGTGAAACATTACCGTTTGATGGGAACGTATCAGGAACTAGATAACATCATAAAAAAGTTCCAACATGATGGGGAAGTTCTAATCATTAACTCAAAGCAGAATTGCGCATCATTAAACTTACAATTTGCGACTGATATCGTTTACATGCATAAGATTATGGATGCGGGAGTGGAAGCTCAAGTCGCCGGCAGAGTGCAAAGAATCGGCAAAAAATATAACACCAATATACATTGGGTTATTTATGACACCGAGTCTATCTAATTATTAGTTAATAACATCAACTATAATAAGTTTATTTTTTCCGATTCTAATATAGGAAGGATATTTATATAAACATTTATAAAACAACCTAATTGTCTCAATAGCATGATTTATCTTGATAATAACAGCACTACAATAATGCCAAAAGCAACGGTGGCGGCATTTACAGACTATTGTAATCGCGGTAATCCATCTTCAAGTTATCCTAGCGCGAATAAATGCAAAGACGTGATAATGAAATTTCGTGAGTTTATTGCGGCAGGATGTGGCTTTGAAGTTGACACAAATGATCTTGAATATGAAGATATAGTAGCCGGCATCAATAGCGGTAAATTAAATCCCAACACAATGTCGCCAAATTTATATAAAATTATATTTACTTCATGCGGGAGTGAATCAAATGCTATGATTATACAGGGTGTTATTAGAAGTTATCGTAAAATAACACATCAAATACCACATATTATAAGCAGCGAAGTAGAACATAAGAGTGTATTAGATTGCCTTAAATCATATGCAGAAGATGGTGAAATTCAACTCACTTTAATCCCTCCAATGATAAATGGAGTCATTTCACCCGAGAACATTGAGGCTGAAATTCGCGAGAATACATGCTTGATTACCATTATGCAGGCAAATAATGAAACAGGCGTAATTAACGATATTGCAACAATCGCAAAGATTGCCCACAAGTATAACATTCCGTTTCATAGTGATGCTGTGCAAACATTCGGTAAGTTTAAACTAGACTTACCTAAGATGGATTTAGATGCGATAACTATATCATTCCATAAGTATCATGGGCCACCGGGTATTGGCGCCGTTATCATTCGCAGTAAGTTCCTTTATGGCTATCAAATTCCACCATTAGTATATGGTAGTCAAAATTATCACCTTAGAGGTGGAACTGAAAATATGCCTGGATTGGCCGCAGCATATGCTGGTTTAGCCTACACATGGGAAAAACGTAATGAGAAAAATGCACGCTTGTTGCAGCTAAAACTGCGCCTCAAAAAGGGCCTGGAAAGCAAATTTAAAATTATTGCTTATAGTCAATATTATAATAACTTTATACGCCAACAAAGACCGCCTGCAACCAATAAACCATATCTAGTATTATTTAATGAAGCCGATGCTAGATACACACCTAATACATTACTCTTATCGGTTGTAGCTTCACCATCAATGGACGTGTGTAATAGTAAGATTAAAAAAGCACTAGAAGATGCTGGTATTATTGTTAGTATAGGAAGTGCATGTAATACTAAATCTAGCAAAGCTAGTCACGTTTTGTATTCTCTTCAGGCCGACAAATGGATCCAACGTGGCACCATTAGAGTGAGTCTAGGCGACGAAACGACGGAATCAGACATAGATAAATTTATTGCAAAATTCGCCGAAATAGTTGCAGTAGTTGTTCAACCTTGTAGTTCCAAAGATAAAAAATAAAAACTATCCATCATTTACAATATTATATAAGTATCTATATAGATCCACATAACTTCATTTTTGAACCCTTGACATAATGGAAGGTTGTTTAGTGTTAAAAATCGATGCAAGTGAACTACCTAATGATACTCAAATTAGTTATAAAGATGGTAAGATAAAGTTGTCTGATAGTATCGGTAATATAGTTAATTTCGAAGCAAATGAACTAACTATATTACATTCCAAAACTGTAGTCGTTAATTCATGCGCATATATAATTACTGCCCCGAATGTAGATAATTTACGCGGGTTTAGATACTACGTTGTCGATAATGAAATCAGAAAAGAACAGCTGGAAGATGACGACAATGATAACGACAACGACAACACCTGTGACAACTGTAGTAACTGTAGTGATGATTGTGATGAGTGCGATGATTGCGATAACTGTGAATGTGACAGCAATTGTGAGTGTGAAGAATAGAATCAAAAAAATAACTTAATTAAGTTATTTTATTTTTTAATATTATTTTTTAAATATTGATTTAATTATGCCGATTAGGTGGAAGCGGCAGGAACAGCGTGTTGATTGGGTTTATCAGGTCGTTGTTCAAGATACTTCATGTTGCAACCATCATAGGTGGTTTCCTTGGTGGTTTTGTAGTATTCAGTGACCTTACCAGTTTTTGGATCAGTTACTGTTCCCAAGACATCTCCAACTTTAACAACATCGTGCTTGGTGCTACCATCAGTCAACATCATAGCAACAACGTTTTCAATAATCTTGGTAGTAACGGTCTTGACGCCACTGTATTCGATTTGCTTATTGATCATAATGCTAACGCGGGCAATAAATTCTTCCGCAATGCTGCACAACAATTGCTTAAAGGAATCGGTAAAGCGATAACCCTTGTGCTTGTCGCGAGCGGCGCCGCAAACAAATTGGATGTAGTGAAGCATGCTAACAGTGCTGGGATCAGCGGCTGGTTCAGGCAAAGCTTCTTCAGCGGCAGGTGCAGCTTCGGGTGCAACTTCAGCAGCAGCTTCGGCACCAGCAGCCACCACGGGCTTCTTTTTCTTTTCCTTGAGAGTGTGAGTTGACTTAAGATGTTTCAATGCTTGCTTAACGGCGGCGTCGCATGCTTCAGTAATTGAACGCTTGCGGCCTTCCGACATCAACTTACGAACGCAATCAAGATTATAGATCAAACGGTAGAAATCGGCATCATAAAGTGATTCACTATAAACATTTTCACGTTCAATCTTCTTGCCACCGCTAGCATTGACTACAGCGAAATCGCAAATAGACAAGAGCAAGTTTTCAAGAACACAACGGAGAACATTGCTAGCATCCTTGGCGATTCTAATTTTGACTTCATCAAGAGATTGGCTAGTCAAATCAAGTCGCTTGAGTTCTTCAGCGCTCATGCTATTAACGATACCTTCAAGTCTAGCTTTTTCTTCATCAGTCATACCTTCGCCAACAGTTTCACCCTTTGCGTGCTTTTCCAATGAATCCTTGGCATGCTTGTAGGCATTGAGACGTTCGCGCACAGGAGTAAGAACTTCCATTACAGCGTGATTTAGATTTTCAGCGCCGAGGAAACGACGAACTCTGGCGGTTGCAATCAAAGGTTCACCAGGACCTGGTCTAGATTTCTTCTTTTCAACAACAGTAGTTGCGGCGTCAGATGCTTCAACTACAGGTTCAGCGGCCTTAACTTCAACTTTGGGTTCAATGGGCTTGGTTTCAGCAGGCTTAGCTTCAGTTGCTGGTTTAACAGCCTTTCCAGACTTAACCTTGAGTTGTTTTACTTGCTTGGTGCTCATTGTTGAATTACTTTTTTGTGTTTACAGCTATTACTTACGTAAATATAGGTTTAATTACCGATTGATATACAATAATGTATTATTTATTTAAATCGAATTTGAAAATTCAAATTTTGCGCAAATCACTATGTGATGGTGAAATTTAGGGTGTTTACCGCAAATGCATATTAAACATGTTTATAAATGTTTAAATAGGCTATAATTGGGATTTGTATGTGGGTTTGTAGGGATCCAAAATAATGAGTTGTAATAGCATTAAATATAACCATCGAGCACAAAGTGATAAATTACACTGTTATTTTAAGGTAAAAAAATAATATAGTTATGTGTAATATAAATTTATTCATCGTCCTCACCATTAGATAAAATATTATCTATTTGTTCTTGTGGAACATCCATATGTGTGTTTAAAGTTGGAGCTTGTGTAGCTTGTGTATTTTCTTCAACATCTTCTGCTTGTTGTATGCTGGGTTCATCGCCTGTATCAGCTGTTCCAGCATCCTTTAATTCATTTAATTTATTTTGTGTTTGTTGCATTAATGCAGCTAACTCGGCTGCTGATCTTGCCGCTTCAGTTGGCGGCCTAGGCGCTTGTTGCGGCTGATTACCACCCATTCCCGGTGCAGCATTGGCGGCATTTGTGTTGTTGGTGTTGCTGCTATTACCACCATTACCACGCATTTGATTCCTATTTCCCGGTGGTGGTGTTTGGCATAAGTTTTCGCCAGGTGAAGGTTTACGCAACCAATTAACAACAAGATATATGACGATTAACAAAGCAATAATAACCAATACAATTATAATGATGTGTTTATAGGTTAAATTAAAACCCAATATATTGAATCCTCCGCGTGAATCATCTGATTTTGGTGGTGGTTGTTGTGGTTTACCACCGCGCGCTGTAGCAACTTGATCATGCATAGTATCAACGTCATCAAATTCAATTAAGCTAGAGTCGCGTGAGTTTGATGCATAATGATTCGTTGACTCACGGGGTCGTAAATCGGGATCAGTAATTCTAGGGGTTACAGGGTAAATGTCGTCGTTATTCATTGATCAATAAATAATCACCTAAAATTATAATCGTGATAAAATATATATACTAGTTAGGTTTAACTTTAACTTGTCATCCGATTTATATACGATATTATCAACACATATTAAATATCATAGTTGCTAGTAAACGTAAATTATAATTTTACACTTTAATTAATCATTACGGCCAAATGGAAACCATTAGTAAAATATTAGAATATTCAAAACAAAAATTAAACAAAGTCGTGAACGGCATAACCGAATACTACAAAAATATCGAAAAGGTTGTTCAATTAAATAATGCCTCAACGCATGATAAATTCATATCGGCCGAAAAGCAAGGTATTGAGCTTGTTAAAAAGTTAAATATCAAATCGGCATCTACAACATCTATAACATATACATTGGAAGAACTAGCCGAATTCTACGCAACATTAGATAGACTTGTTTACACCATTGATTATATGATCAGCGTGGTTAACGATCCATATTATACTAAATTACATGTAATTAATATGAGTCAAACATTCATTGATGATATTAATAAAAAGAAAAATCTAATACTTGATGAATACGATGAATTTAAGGATACATCTGTCGACTCAAATGACACTATATATCAACTATCATTTCGCAATTTCGATTACATAAAAAATAAAACAGAGGTTAATAAACTACTGCTAAAATACAAACACAATACCAATAAATTCATTATTGCGTTAATTGATCATATATATTCACCCGATGATCCTATTCTTAATTCATATATCGAAGGTATGAAAAATATAACATTAAGCGATGAATATACAGAACAAGATGACATCCAACCGGGATCACAACGTTATATTGATAATAAACATCTTGGATATATTAATTACATCTTAGGACGCGGTGGCTTGGCGCCAGTCACTTCAAGCCAAAGTATCGATAAAATAATGGGGTTATTAACCAACGGGACATATTCCAATGTCGAAAATATAGATTCGGCGGTCAAGTTAATTGAAACCGCGGGCTTAAAGTATGATGTATGGGTAATAATAAAACATGTATTAACACCGCTTGAATTTGACATTAGGCCACTTGTTGATAAACAATATCTGATAGAAAATGGATTATATTTGCCAGTTGATCACGTGCTTGATGACGCTATGTTAAAAAAGACCAACACTAGTTACATGTTAACACACTCTGGTGGCGGCAAAGATAATATTGAAAAAGTTATCAAGATACCTGGTGATTCTAGTAAATGTATAATTATAGAATCATTAACAGATGGTTTATATAGGATATTAAGCAATACCGGTGAATACTTAAGCGACCCATTATTGATTAATGTTGATAAAGGTAGTGCAATCAGGCCGTTATTATATAACAACATTATTAACGATGAGATATTAAATAACAAGGGTTTTAAGAATCATACGGCTTTACTAAATAAATTTAAAAACGAATACAAGGCAACTTCTCTGCCGGCTGATACTGTCATGACAAAGGTGAAAGAGGAACTCAAGAATCAAATAGATAAATTAGTTAAATCCGATAAACATAAAAATGAGAATGAATTTATTGCTTTAGCGACGGATATGACGGTGTTGGCTAGCGCGATTAATAAAGTATTACCTATGAAAGAAATTGATGGTAATGGACGAATGGAGTATACAATTACTTACCTTATACGTATTAATGATATTTCATTTGATTTCACAAAAAAGTTCTCAAATATATTGCTTGAAAAGGGCATTCGTAAATTTTATAATAATAAAAATACTCTCTTGCAGATATGCAATGATTCTATTGATGCAACAGTTGCATCAATGCATAAAGCAGGCAAATGGAGCGACTTTGAATACAGCTTTAAGGAATTTGTAATGGATAATGAATTCGTAATCATGTAATTTAATTGCGTAAGGCCTTACGCAATTCTCGGTCTCCACGTGTTCTCCTTGGCTTCGCCTCGTCGAGCCCCGCGTAAAGGGCGGGCCACTCGGCCCTGCCCAACACCCTCGATATTTAAGTCAACTTATGTTAACATAAGATAGCGGATAGTATGCTTAATATCGAGGGTGTTGGGCAGGGCCGAGTGGCCCGCCCTTTACGCGGGGCTCGACGAGGCGAAGCCAAGGAGAACACGTGGAGACCGAGAATTTGCAAGGCGAAGCGTAGCAAAGCCGCCGCAAATTATCATGATATAAACTTATACAATTAAAATAATATTAATTAATATTTTTCATTAATGGAAAACCAACAACAAAATCAACCTCAACCTGCAAAAAATCCCGTCGATGAAACCGGAGGTAATACTGCTGTGGTCGCGAAAAAGAAGCCGGGAAGGCCGCGCAAGAAGGTTCCAACTGTGCAAGTTGAAACCCATGGTGTCGTAGACGTGCCGCAACAACCAGATAATATATTGGAGATAGTTTATAGTAATCCCAGTTTATTTAAAAAGATTCTAACTACAACCCGACAATATGAAAGCAATGAAGTTTATATCTCGTTTACTCCTCGTGAAATTATATTTAGATGCAAAGATCATTTAGGTAAAACAAGTATCATATCAAGTGTCGATGGTGATAAATTAAATTGGCACTACTGTAAAGAACCGATACATATTTGCGTAAAACGCGATCCTTTAGAGAAAATATTTGGAACCTTGTATAAAAATCATTACAAAATAACCTTCCAAATGAAAGACAATAATAGATCATCATTATTTATTAGTGTAAAAGACATTGAGTATGATAGTGATGATATCTATGAACTTGAAATACCACATAGATACAATGAAGTTAACGGCTTTGAGGATATTAATGCTGATGCCGATTATCCCGTAAAATTTACCTTTTCAAGTAAATATTTCAAGAAAAAGATTAATGACGTAGAGAAACTATCAGCACACATGATCATTAGAAAATATGGTGACGAACCATTAGAATTGCTTTTCCCAAAGTCAAAAAAGAAAGTATCGGGACAATATGTGTTTAATAATAATGATAAAATCAAACTTCAATCTAAGATTGCACCGGATGATTACTTAAGCGTTAGTGTATTGATTGAACACATACGTCCTTTTTCCAATAGCAACATCGGCGAATCAGTAATTATTAGCGCTGATAAAAATGATCGCTTAAGCATGTGCACTTATTTGGATAGAAAGGATAATGGATATGCCGCCGTTATAAAGATCTACACGGAAATTATTAAAATGCGTGAGGAGTAATTTGCGTGCCTCGTTTCACTCGTCCCACAAATTGTCGTGCTCCACGTGTTTTCTTCGTCCTTCGGACTTGAAAGCCCCGCGTCACCCTCCATATTTTTTGATGACTATTTAGTCACTATTTAGGCAACTTATGTTAACGGAATGATACCAAAAAATATGGAGGGTGACGCGGGGCTTTCAAGTCCGAAGGACGAAGAAAACACGTGGAGCACGACAATTAATTGCGAGATGAGCGTAGCGCAAGCGCAGCGAATTAAGCGATTAATTCAGTGTGGTCTGTTGTGCTATTGTTGCTCATATCTTTTAACTTTTTGGCTTCAGTTTCATCAGCTTTAGCTCTGGCTTCGTGGAACTGTTTGATGCGGTAAAAATCATCAACATATGCATCTCTTACAGTATCAGTGCAAGGATAAGCGCTATAAGGGAATAAGTATGGATTTAACGCTCCAGGACTTAAATGATCAATGACATTACCTTCATATAATCCCTGTTCGGTGATTTCAAACCTAGGATCGCATGGACAAGTAGGATAAAAACTTTCACCGCGAGACGAGTAATTACGGTAGTAATAAACCAGCAATAAGATAACTATTAATGTAAGAAAAATAACTGTATTCATACCTACGTATTATAACTTGGATAGAATTAATGTGTATATAATTGAGCAAAAAAATAGACAATTATGTATTTGTTTAATCATTTATAATGCAAATAATGTATCTATTAAAATATCTCGAACGGCTTTTGTTGCATCAGGATCTATCATATCTTCATTAGTAATTACCACCCATGGCGATTTTGCTAAGTTCGTTTGAAGTGATAATTTTAGTGGCCATAGGGACCATACCTTCGGTTTTTGGTTTATATACGTAGTAAAGAATTACCAAAACTACGATAAGAATCGCCAAACTGATAACAAGTTGTGCTTCCATTGAAACTAATAAAGTAAATATTATTGTGGTTATATTTCTACAGCAATAATTTTCCTAAGTTTATTAATATTTTCTATTAATAAATGCAAAGAATTATCAATATAAGCTATCTCAGATAATAATTTTCTGCTTTTAAGTTCTGTTTCTTTGAACTTATCATACAAAGCGCTAAGTGCTGGATTATTGTTAATAGGGATGTCGTCTACTGGCGGAGTATATTCCCCAATAGTAAACTTAATATCAATCGTATTACCTGTTGTGAGATTCATAGTGATGCCAAAACCGGACAGATACTTATATATCTGATCACTTGTTACCTCAGATCCGCTACAAAAATCGGGCTTTGGTGGTATTTTTGCCGCAATATTCTTGATCTTATCAGCACGTTCTAGCTGAAGTAAAGATTGGTTTATAAAGCATTCAAATCCACAAATAATATCGGCAGCATGCTTCCTCATACTCGCTAGGTTATCAACTGTATCATATACTTTTGTTAATATTTCATCTGGATCCAAACGCGACTCTGTGCCGTTTTCCAAGTCATATAAATGTTGCAAAAATGCGAATTTAACATCATCAATGACATACTCATTACCGCCGATTATATATGTGTTGGGGTTTATTTCGACATCATCTCCGCCTAACCAAGTATTATCCGCCACGTCAATAAGTTGGTCGCTGGCGCTGCCATCGCTATCATCGCTATCATCGCTATCACCTCCACTACGTGTAACAGCACATTCTACTTCATCTACTACTTCTATAAATTCCTCATCCATTGTGTTTATATTCGTATAAATATACTCTATACTTATATAATTATAGTTGATATTATAGTTATTATAACGTAATCGCAACGAAGAAACATATGGAAAAATTAGATATCGTTGGAGCGGCTGATACGGCTGAAGAATTGATACCCGATGTTATCACCGAGTGTAATGTAATCTACAGCGATAAGCCGGTATGTAGCTCTGATGAAACACTACGTGAAATAAAGCAAACATTTGATATCAATGCTAGTGATTTAGTAGAAGTGGTTAATATCGCCAAAGAAGCAACAGGATGTGCCACCGAAAAGTGTGTTTTAAAGAAGGTTAATACGCCATCGTCTGCTAAAGATATAGAAACTAGATTTAAAGTGGAAGGACCAGTAGGAACCAACTTATTGAGTAATAGTAATATTGACAATATAATGTCGCAATTTGTTGCATTTTGGCCTGATTTTTATGCCTATAATTTTAATATGGCCGACTATGATAAGTATAGTTTTGACCCCATAAAGGGAGTGTTAAACACACCCGATACATTAGCAACTGTGAGCCTAAAAGATCTACACGCAACTGGCAAAAAATGCGCCGGATGTGTGATTAATAGCGATAATTATCACGGCAGAGGAAAACACTGGATGGCCTTGTTTGCTGATTGGAGAAATCCCACCAGAGTCACTATTGAGTTTTTTAATTCATCGGGTAATGCGCCGGCATATACATGGGTTAAGTGGATGATGAAAGCGAGAGCCGAATTAGAATCGATACCCGAATTAAAAAATACACGCATAGACCTTATAAACGTAGCAAAAATAAAACATCAAAAATCAAGGCATGAATGTGGTGTATATAGCGTGTTTTATATCTACGCTAGGCTTAATAATATACCAGTTGAATACTTCGCGACCACGCGCATAAGTGACGAAATGATGTTTGAATTTAGACAACATATATTTGACGATAAACAAAGTAAAGTAATAAACAAACCAAGAAAATTTGATCTAGCTGAATTTAGACGTAATAATACAATTCGATGGGAGTAATTTGGTTATTTGCCAAATCGTTTAATAAAGTGTTTATTTACAACCATGTAAAATTTTGTATATTAGTATATACTAATATATACATTACATCGATATGAACGTTAAACTAGTTGTCTTATTAGTAGTTGTTTTAGTCATAGTGGCCGCTGTGGCTTATAAGTATAGCTATATTGGTAAATACTCCGGCGAAACACTTGCCGGTAGAATTTTGCCTGATCCTAAACACAGCGAATATGGTATTGTTCGCGATTAATCTTTAACAACATCGTTTTAGGATAAATATTTATTTATATTTTTTTATTCTTGGTTTATATACAAATCGATCAATTACACTCTCGTCAACAATGTTGAAGTATATTATTATCGCTATTATCATCTTGATTGTTCTTGGTGTTGTTTATAAGAAATACTACGCCAAGGAATCGATGGACGGTCCCAAATACGTTTATGCTGGCAATGGTTCATGGGCCGTCGTGGGCAAATAGGATATTTGATTTAAATATTGAATAAATTGAATAAATATTTATTTTTTTTCTCTTTTAATTTACTCATCCTATTATATACTTTATACACAACCAACACACCACTCATCATGGCAAGCAAGAGAAGATCGAGACGCCAAAGCAAGCACGCTGGCGCTAGCAAACGTAGACGCTCTAAGGCCGCCTCCAAGGCTGGCAAGAAGAGCCACCGCCGAAGAAAGAGCCGAAAGCACTAAGTTAACTTGTGATTAATTATTCTAAATAATAATCCAATTTCAACTTAATGTTTTTAATAGAGCGAATGCTCTAAAACAATCTTTCACCCGTTATGATTTTAGTATTTATGGCTAGAAAAAAGCTAATAGCAAAAGTAACTAATATCTAAAATCGACAATTTATATTTATTTTTTTCCACCTAATATACAACAAATGATGCCCATTGAGAAGATAAAACCACTATTGGTTGTTGTTTTTGTGCTATTATTGCTATTAGTTACCGCTATGGTGACTCAAACTGCCGGATATGAAAAAATAAGCCCTTTAAAGGTGGCTAGATGGGTTTAGTTTTTGTTAAAGTTTAACTAAATTACGACATCTTAAGCGAATGTTGTAGCTGTTTCATTTGCCTTTAAGAACTCAAATTCAATTCCATTCGGATATTGATCAACGATGACGTTGTCGTAAGTAATATAATACTCTGTCATTAAAGCACCCACTTGGACACACAAACCCCAATCATTTCGACCAAATGTTGCTTTAAGTTCGCGTATCTCAATGCGTGGTTTGGCGCTATTTGCAACTAATCTGACTACTTTATAGACTTTAAGTTTCTTTAAGTCGATTGTGGAATGCGACATTGTTGGTATTTTGATATCAATTACACATTTACTAACTGGTGAACCAAATCGGATGGTATTAATACCGTAAACCGATGACTTTCGGGCCATACCGCAAAGATACGTGCCTTGTTTTGGTTTCTCCATAGGCACTGTCGAGGATATTATTATAGGCGTTGACCTAGGAGCTGATGTAGGCGCTGAAGACTTTGTTTTTTGAGCCAAGTATTCATTTCGTGCTTTAATTGCTTTGTTGCCATAATGTGACAATGTCAACAGATTGAGATTGTTGTTGGATTCAAAAGGTAGATGTTTTGCCTCATACATACATAACTCCTTGACCAATGGTGCAATATTGTGTAGTAACCATTCATGTCTGTTGGGGATTGTAAATGCATTCAACATAAATATTTCCAATTGAAGGTTTTTAATCTCAACTTTAATTAAATCGCCGCATTTAAGCTGACATGTGGTTGTGGAAGAATCATGCGATGTAAGTTTGTCTTCGGCGAAATTGATAGTTGATTGAAAGCAAATAGCTTTTGCTTTACCAAGATGAATAACGGAAACTTGCCAAGTATTTTCTAATTTAGTTGCGCGTGGGTGTATGGATCCGATCTTGACAAGCAAATCCTTGTATTTATAACCGGTTTGCATATCTGCTGGTTCCGGTTTAGGTTCCGGTTCAGATACAACTGGCTTTTTTGCCGTAATGTGTTTGCTGACAAATTCGCGAAAATCAAATAACACATTGGCGGCATCTTGAGTTACACCACGTTGCCAACGTGCGTCGATATAAGCATCAACAATCGCGGGTATCATTTCACGTAAAAACTCCGCAGGTTCTGTAAACTCAATTGTGGGACCTTTGTAAATAAATTGGAATCTAAATTTCCAAGCATATACTATCACTTCCTCATCGGCTTTAATCACCCATGTGTCGATTTCTTTGTATGCCCTAATGCGTTTGTCGTCATTAGTGCTCTCGTTGTTTTCAGTGAATACATTCACTAAATCCTTGAAATTGTATTTTTTATCTATACTTCCAACACGTGATTGAATTTGAAACACATAAATGGATCCACTATTAACATCTTTAACCACCTCAAACGGGCAAATCAGACCCTGATACTTAACACCGATGATAACACCTTGCATTTTGTATTGTAGAGTAAATTAAACACGACTAGATATTAATGTGATATGTGTAGATTAATTAAAATTCAATTTTTATAAACCAACGGTTTAACAAACGGTTTAACCAACGGTTTAACCAACCTTTCTAAAGCTAGCTATGCCCTTCACATATCGGGCTTTGACATATCGTGGAACCCAATAATTTACACCATAGTCCACAAATAGCTCATCTCCCGCGTCAATGTCACAACTCGCCACAATTGTTAATATTTTTGTGTCCGTTGAATGTATGAATTTACAATTATGTTTATACGCTAATCTTGGAGGCTTGCTTTCAAACAAAGCGATAGATTCATCACGTGACAAAGGCCTAAAGTCGACCGTGTCATTTATCATTCCGCCCATATCTGTTAACGTAATGGCATAGGTCTCAGTCTTGGCCGCATTGCCTGCATTATTACTATCCACAACATCAAATCTATATTCGCGATCATCGGACAACTTTGGAGGGGTTAGTGTTGGAACGCACTGATAACTAAATAAAACACTACCTGAATCGATGTGTGTTTTTGCAAAAACACCATTATTCGCATTGGGTATGTTGCTAGCTTTTATTTCCATTAGCTTTGACATATGGCTAATTAGTTGTTGAAATTAAATTATTGTAAATGATTAAGTATAAACTATAAACTATAAACTGTAACAATATGTTTTTAACATCCCAAGGAGTCGCACTAAAACGCTCACCTGTCTACGATGGTATAATTAAAAAAAGATTTACATTTAAGATCAAACGTAGACTAGGACAAGTGGAAATATATGAGCAAGTTGCTATGTATAAACTATCAAAGATAGTTATGGATGGGGTGATAACTGATGTATGGATGTTACCACGCGCATTAGCCGCTGTTATCTCTAATGAGCTAAAGATTCCTTTAACATCAACATTACCTTTGATTGATAAATACCGACCTGAGATGGTAGAATTTACTACTGAATTAAGTGCTAATCAAAAAGTAGCAGCTGATGCAGCAATGCGCCAACTTATCCAATCACCTCATTGCGCGATTTTGCAAATGGGCGCGGGGCTTGGTAAAACACGATTAGCTGCTTGGATCGCGCGTATGGTTAATACAAAATGCTTATTTATAACCAATCGCAAGGCATTAAAGCTGCAAGCATGGGAAGAGTTTTGTGCTATCTTGGGCGATGATAATGTCGGCAAATTAAACGGCGCAAAAGGTGTATTATGTAATGAGCCTAAATTAGTAACGGTTACAATCATTAATAGTGTATATAAACGCGATCCTGAATTCTTCCGTAACTTTGGATTTATAATTTTTGATGAAGTCCACAGTTATTGCGCCAAAACTTCCCGTGAAGTATTCTACAAATGTAATCATACAAAATATATACTCGGGCTAACAGCAACTGTAGGTGATCGCGAAGATGGCTTGGATTTCGTATATCTTAGTCATTTAGGAATTAACAACAACAAAAATACACAAATAGATTCCAAGTTATTACCTAACTGGATTGCTGATGAAGTAGTGTTTAATACAACTGTGGAAATAATTACCTATCATACAGCTAACGTAGTTGCTACACCAAAGCAAGAATCAACTGGTAATATCGACAATATGGCGATGTTGGATATATTAATGGCTGATCAAACTCGACTAAATATAATACTTGATAAAATACATCAATTATATAATTTGGTTATTGATGGCAACAAACAGCATAATATTTATGTATTTTGTGAAAAATGCGAGCATGTTACATCCGCGCGCACTGCAATTGCCTTAAAATTGGGTCTCGCGGCCGATGCTCCTGAAATAGCTGAGTTTCGAGGTGACCTTAAGGACGCCGAAATAAATACCATTAAAGCAACAAGCAGGATTCTTATATGCACTTATGGATATGCAGGAACGGGAGTTAGTATAGATAAAATGACCGCAATGGTGTTTATGACGCCGCGCAAAGGCAACATGAAACAAATTGTAGCGCGTGTATTGCGCCGAAGAGGTGATACAGAAATACCAAGAGTAATTATTGATATAATTGACGCAAAGTATTATCTACGTAAGCAATTCGCAAAACGACTACTTGCGTATGATCATTATAATATACAAAGGGAATATGTCAAGATAAAATAGTTCAGATAATGATATATTAATTTAAACATATATCAATGACATTATACACTTTACAGTAACAAATGGAAACCCTGCCTTTTGAACTTCTTGTTGTAATAGCAGAATGTGTTGATAGTGATAAAGACATCAATAATCTTGCTGCAACAAATAGCACATTTTTAGCAGCCGTAAAGTCCGCTACTTGGCGCCTTCAGAATGTGTTTATTGATCCTTATATGTCATCATACGGAATCAGTTATACGGCCGAATATAGATATTTGAATCGATTCACGGTTGCAAAGATATTAGAAATTAATGGTCAACGTTGTGAATGTGAATACACACCATTTAGTAACAGCATCAGTAAATTAACGTCGCTTGACATAAACTTTGTTTCACATACTCCAAATCACGGTATTACATATTTCGAATTATTTAAAATATTGATCATGTTACGTAAAGGTCTTAGGTTTGCTGTAGTAATGAACAAAGACCAACAAAGCGATGAAATACTCCGTATTGGAGACCCAACTGCTGAATATAATGATGAATCAGGATTAATGATTATTGATTACCTAACAGGCGTGGTATCTGAAATCTATAAGGCCGAAAAGGATGCTAAAATTGGTGACATGCCGATAGATGATAGAATGCTTAACTGCTTAAGTGAATATTTCAGAACAATGATATTTGCATATACTAATTACATGCACAAAGTTAACGGTGATGCCGCGTTTATGCAGACGATGGAGGCGCTATTTCGCAGCCTTACACGCGAACGATTTGAGTTACCTGGTATCACACGTGAGGATGAAGATCGTGTGATATTAACAACTCCAGCAATGATAAATGCGCAATTATGTGAATATTTAAAATCCTTTAAATATGCTTTTAAATTTGAATCAAAAATAACCATTTCAGATAACAGTCCTGTTTCTGGTATATATTTTTATCAATTTGAAAAGTTACAATCAGGATACTATATAAGTCGAATTACTAAATTAGATTAATCTGTCAACATAAAATATGTATGGATATCATGTTGCTAAAGGTGAGGGTTTTGCCAAGTCATTAAAACATGCAGTAGACGATGCCAAAAAATCAGGATTTGACCTACGCGCGGCACAAATATTTGTATCCGGCCCGCAAAGCTTTAGACAATTATTAAATCATGAAGATATGCGTAATACAAAACAAGCAATTGTGGAATTGGGTATTAATGTTGTTGTTCACGGTGCTTATGTGGATCATCCTTGGCGCAAGAGTATTGCAGGTATTGAAAATATTAAACGAGAATTGTCCACATGTGAATCTATAGGTGCTAATGGTTTAGTTGTGCACTTAGGATCTGGAGCGGCACTAGATGAAAATCTAGAATTCGTCCTAACGCGTATTTCCGATGGATTAACAGAAACTAATAAATCTGTTTTGTATTTTGAAATAAATAGCGCTAAACCAACAGCCGATACATTTGAAACACCCGCAAAGGTAACTGTATTATTTAATCGTATTACCGCTGTTAATGCTAGATTAAAAACGCCCATAAAATACGGCGTATGTGTTGACACATGTCACCTTTTCGCGTGCGGATATGATGACACAACATACGCCAAAATGCGCGATTACTTGGATGCTGTTGATGCACTAAAGATTCCAGTTATTATACATTTTAACGATGCTGACAATAAACTAGGTGATGGTAGAGATCGCCATCAAGCTCTTTGTAGAGGAAATATATGGCAACAGTATCACCCTGTAGGAGGCGCCAAACCGTTTAAAGAATCAGGTGCTTGGGCTGTGATTGAGTGGGCGAGATCACCACCTGTAGATCCTGCTTATCCGCGTATTGTTATCCTAGAGCGTGATACCGAGGGTTTAGCCAATGACTTTGATGTTATTAATAGATCCCTACACTTGTAGAGTGGGGGGTATATATATACACCCTGCATCCACCACACATCAAACGCTAAAATTGAATATATTATTTTTTTATGTATTATAACCATATACCTTTGGTCCTACACAAGGTTTAATCAAAAATAGGTAACTTATTTAGCAAAAGATCAGAATCAATGGAAGTTAAACCCAACAAATACACCGTTATTGAGGAGTATGTGCCTATTTCTGCTGGGGAAGACAAAAACCGTATTGAATTGGACCAACTACCCGTTCTTGATAGCGTGTATCACTCCAATAACCCATTGTCTAATCCTATATTAAACGACTCTAATACTGAGGATGAGGAATTAAAAGACTTGTTTGGTGATCCTATTGTCCCTAAATGCGACAAAATGGACACTGAAATGTCGACTCAAACGCCGACTCAAACAGGAACAATCCTGGCTCTACCAAATGAGACCAATGTCGCTGCGGCAACAAAACAGTCGATTCCTGAGTTTAGTAAAGAATACAAAGACTCACTACAAGCCAATGCTGAAAATACAGCCGATATCAAATTAGATAATATTGAGTTACCTAATGCCGAGGACAAGGAACTAAAAACATTCTTGGATGAGATGGATAAAAAGGCAAAAGCAGCCACAGGAACAACGTCTAGCTACTATAGTGGCGGCACATACAACTACACAAGCGGATATAGTAGTTACAGCAATTATGGCGGTTATGGTGGTTACAGTGGTTACAAAGGTTATAGCGAATATGATGGCTACAAATCCCGTTACAGCTCACCTGGATATAACTACAACAATTACGACAGTTATAGCAGTTACAATCGACGTAATCGAGATGATGATTGGTATGCCGACAAAAAGGCAAAAATCGAGGATGCAAAGGACACAAAGGACACTGACAGTGTTAAAGTTAAATTCAGTGATGAGGCTGAGGTCGCGCAAAATGACACATCAAATACAAATGACCTTGAAGCATCGGGTATGGATATTGACATTAAAGATCTCAATGAGCTTAAAAAATTAATGGTCACAAAATTCAGCACAACGGTGAAGTTGTTTACTAGAACATTATCAATGATTAATAATGTTAAAACAATGCAAAATGAGCTCAAGAAAATGCAAACAACATTAATACATGATGTTAACATAATTAAACGTGAAATGACCGTGATGGGCAGCCAAATGGATTATGTCACTAAGACAGTTAGATACATTAAAGATCAACAAACCGCCGATGACGATGACGACTCAAGGTCCAACTATTATGGTATTAATTACTCGGACGATGATGACGGCTATGTAAGTCCCGATGATATAACCAAGAAGTCCAAATTTGACAATACTATCCCCGATTTACGTTAACCATTGTGATAGTATCACATTATAGTTTTAATATATTTTTTTTGAAAGTTGAATCTTTGTTATGATGTAATATTACATTAATTATCAAAGTTTATGCACGCGCGTTGAACAATCCATTATGGAAGCCAAGTGTGAGGAATTGGTAAATAAATTACAAGTTGATATACCCCAACGTGTTGAAATATTAAAGTTAATAAGTGAAGCATTCTATAATATTAAAGAATTTAGTGGCATAGAAGAAGAACGTAGATGCGCATTAGTGCGTAGAATCGAACGCAGTTGTTTAAATGAAACAGTTGCTTATTGCGAGAAGCAAGGTATACCTAGAAACTGGATGGATAAAAACTTTGTTCAAGTTTATTCTACTGAATGTTACAGAATAATATCTAATTTGGCGCCTGGTAGCACTGTAGGTAGTAGTTATTTAGCAAATCAGTTGATATCGGGCGATATCGATGCTAATAACATTACACAGTTAACATCACATCAATTGTCGCCATTAAGCACACAGGGCGAGCGAGATATGATAAAGCGTAGAAAAGAACAAAAGATAGAATTAAAGATCTGCAAAGCTTATGTTTGTCCTAAATGTAAAAAGAATGAAACAACATATCGTGAGGTTCAAACCAGATCAGCAGATGAACCAGGAACATTCTTTATTGAATGTGTGAGTTGTGGTCACAGTTGGAAAAAACGTGGTTCAGGATAATGAAAAAATAATAGTTTGGTGTAGAGTAAATTAATAATTCGCAACCTCATATTCCACGATAATATGATCAGAGAATTGGTTAGCCTTACCACTTAACATAAACAATTCTATTCCACTAACTAGTAAATATTTTTTGTCATCGTGTGTGATTTGATAATAGTATCCAAATCGCGGATCGCAGTTTGGATCACCAAGTTTGTCAACGTTATATAGAATATTTCGTTTGTGTTCTTCGGCGACATATTGATCAATTAGATCTTTAACGCTGCTTCTGGGTTTAATCATGTAATAATCAAATCCACCATGTAAGCGAGCTTTATTGCAGCAAACACACTTTTGACATATAAATTTATAATTAGTTTCACCGCGTCTTGCCATTGGAATAACGACATCAGATATAAATGGTAAGTGGCATGATTCACATATATCAGGAAGCACAACATTAATACCGATCGCAAGTAGGTTTTCTATACGATTACATTTGATTGATTGCGGCATATGTCTTGTTCTTAATCCTGCGCCTGTAATACTGCTTTCTAATTCATACAACGCTGGGTGTATTTTACTGCAAAGAGTAAGATTAAATTCTGCTTTGTTTATTGGATGTAGACAGTCCATATCAAACTTAGTTACTAATTCACAATGTTTGTAGACACAACTGTTGTAAGTATCGACAAGTATACTTGCTAGTAAGCAATCGGTTTCAACACTTGTGAATTTTCGCGATTTACCCACCACCCAAATAAATTTAGCATTGATATTGTTTGTGTGAGTGGAGTAAAAGTTTTCAGTCAAGATAACGGAATTATAACATATACCATTGATCATATTACCTTGGTGAGCGTATGATCGCGAAATTATCTTTTTCTTTTTTAAGATATCAACCGACTCATTATTTTCCTTAATGGACTCTATCGGTTGTTTACTACTGTATCCAGGTATCAATTTATCCATAACAGCGCCATATTTTTGATGTATTCGTTTTAATAGCTTTACAGTCGACACATCAGTGGGAATAAAGATATAACCAATGTTGGCCTTGATGGTGAACATTTGGTTATCAAAATTGTAACTAGGATAGCCCTTGATTACCTTTGGAGATGGATTAGTTGTGGCATTCGCGGTATCAAAGTGATAGCAGTTTGTTTCTATATTGGCCATTTCACAAAGGATCAAATCGAGAGTAGTATCATTTTCAACATCACCCTTAATGATTCGCATTGTTGATTATTAATAATTTAACGATATGTAATGATACATCCATACATCTAAATTCAATTTTTATTCATTTGATTGATCAGAGTTTTCGACAAAATTGTTATTTAAATCAATAAGTGTTTCGTGAATATCTTTAAGTTGAATGATAATATTTTCTAGTGTATGCTCTAGGGCGACCACTCGGCCTGCGATACCGTGCTTAGAGACTGCTTTAACCTCCGCAAAGCCGCCCACGATAGCTTCTAATCTCTTTTCCATTTGCTCAAATCTAAGCAAGTATTCATTATTATCAACGGGAGTATCAGTATGTTCCATAATGTTTCACAAATATATCTATGATTCGATGGTTATATATCTTAGATGATAAAATTTAAACACGACAATTTACCAATATTATAGTGAATTAACCATCTGATGTTTTGGTTTCTATTGTGGCGTCGTTAAGTATATTTCTAGTGGGCTTATCGAATGTTCTAACAGTCGTGCGTTTGCTAAATCTCACTTTAGATGATCTCGATGTCTTTTTTGGTGTTTGTTGTGTATTAGTGGTTTGCGATGGAATAGGCGGTAATGCGGACTCAACACCCACTTCATCCGGTAACTCCTGTGTTTTCACATATTTTGTTTTACTAGCCATGAATTTATCACTTGATTGTTTATTTTTTGCCCCAAACGGCGAGCATAAAGCCGCTATTGCAAAAATGATAAAAAGCAATATAAATCCCAGCATTGTGAATTAATCGACAAGTTCAAATATTTTTCTAATATCAAGCTCGGAGGTTGATTTATCAACTCTATATCTATATACATTAAATGCTTCACTCTTTAAATATCGGCGATATGAACTTAACATATTTGTATCATACTCGGCATCTAAAAATGATTGATCAACATTAGGTTCTATTAGATGAGACAAGTAATTAGCAAACTCACCCGTATTCTTTAGGTCGCCTAGTAGGAATCTTATATCATTAATAACACGTGTTAACATAATCTCCTTGTCTAATGTTGCAAAGCTATATAGTTTCATGGTTGGGATTTGAACAAATGCGAAATCTATTATCTTTGCGTGAAATCCCAAGTAAGGCACTAGGAAATCACCTATATCCGTTTTATATAATTCAAATACGGGGTTTAATTGATCGTATTCAAATTCAGGATCAACCTTGATCATAATATTTTCACTATGTAAATCATTATGTTTAAATCCAGGAAACACACGTTGAATTTGATACATTGTGTAGATTATTTGAAATACCACAACACGTAATATCTCCGCGTCCATATGTAAATATATAGGCTTTGCTAGAAATGCTTGTAGTGTAAGTGTATATTTTTCCAAGGCGATAAATGCTATTTTATCATGCGCGAAACCTTTTTCTACTAATTTGGCATAGTCGATTAGTTTTGTTTTGATTATTGCTGTTTTATTAGCTATATCCTGCCTGAGGCTAATATCACATTTACTTGCACGCGCGCGCGATTTGGTTTGTAAACTACGCGACAATTTAACCACATCGTCGCAGCTCGACTCATAAATCATTTCTAAAATGCAACTTGATACTCCAGGTGATATAATCCTTTCTTCTAATATTTTAAGGGTTTTTATCTCCATATCAATCGGCTGTAAGTATTCTACATTCTTATGCATTGATACCTTATAGTCGTATAAATCAGGTGCTATCTTGTAATATAGTGCAATCTTGGTAAGGAACCGAATACCCTTGTATTCACACAACACAAACAAACTACCACTATATCCTCTATAGTTGGTAGCCTCTACAACCAACGACATAAATTTATCAATGTTGTTGCAATTAAAGAATTTTTGTATACTTGAGCGAATACGTCTTTCATCAGGATAAACATTTCCAGCCCCTATTGTAATATTTTCTATATTCACTAAAGACATGTTCAATTAGTCGGCTATCAAATCAATAATAAATATAAGACAAATATATAATATACGACAAATTTACGCATCATAAAATCGGCGATAATGTTAGCAGGAATTAGCGCAGGAGAAACTATATGGTGCGGGCTGAGTGCATTTTTATCATCAACTAAACTCTCCAGCAGCGTTATTAATTTATTGGGTAATAAGTATCATATTGATAAACTACTTAGCTATAAACATGGGTTTGTAAGGCGTTTATTTCTGTATATACTTGCGATGTTAATCAATACATTGTTGAGTTTAATATTCTACACAACTGATATTATCCCTATGACGATATGGGTGGTGTTTTGTCATCCTTTGGTAATCAATAAAATAATTTCATGTAAATGGTTTGCCGACATTGAGGCTAATGTAATAACTTATTATTTGTCAATTGTAGTTAATTATCTTATCAAGCACGGATTAGATATTCACACACAAATTCAAAATACTGAAATTAGAAATATCATTAGTAACTATTACCACGGGGAAACTACAATTAGCCTGGCGAACTACACGTCGCCGGTATCAGTAGTTAAATTTATTTACAAGAGCATTAGGACTATTTCAACAGACGACACAAAACGTATAATTGCCGCTATCAAAAAATCAGATAAAATCGATCCGGTGTTGCTTTGGTCTATATATAAAGTATGGCGTAAGAAACAAAACTTTACATCAATAATAAAATCATTAGATAAACATATTGGTTATCATGTGTTGGAATATACGGCTATTTATGCCGCATTATGGTTTATTAATATATATGCAGCAGTAGCTACTTTATTTGCTATAAATGCAATTAGTAAACATAGAAATGCGGCTATGGTGCATAAATATAATGTTGTATTATCTTTGGTCGCTGTTTTAATATATCAAGCTCAAATATACGCCACTATAACATCGTCTGCAACATCTGCAAAAAGTAACTTCATTGTGGACAATATAGTGTGTGTTTTAATGTCATCAGGTTGTGTGGTTAATCACCTTATGACACATTATAAACCATCAGCGTTAAGTATTAGAATTACATCAGTGGTTAAATCAAGTTGGTTATGGCCTGTTTTAGCACTTGTTACAGGGCAACGTTTTGCTGTTGTTATGTTAGTGCCAAAGTTTTATGCTGAATCATCCCATGTATCGTGGTATACCATAGGTGTTTTAATGTGTGGATATTTTAGTAACTTTACACCATTACATATCTTAATTCTATATATAGCTTATATAGCATACACAGTTAACTTTGATGCTGCTGTATTACTACGCGCAACTAAAGTTATAGCTAATTACACGCCGGAAGAATTCAACGCTCGTATACATTCCAGCGGTATTAAAGAGATAGGTAAAATTATTGATAATTATGTTTAATTTGTTGTTACATGCGCTCATGCGGCGCCTTGTAAGGTATCTTTAATATGTCATAAAGTTCGCGTTCAGTATAAAGTGTTATTTTTTTCATGTTTCCACGGGAAGTGATTTTAAATAATCCTATTTGATTTAAACGATACCCTTGTTTCTTTGCAACCCCTCTAACGTATTCATTGTGCTCGGCACTACCGGTAGCGTATAATAAATGCGGAATATATTGATCCAACGGCGCATAGAATATATCAACTTGGCGTATGGTTCCCATATGTCGATATAAGAATGTGATTTTAGCCTCACCTTGGGCTAATGTATCAATGTAACTGGTATCAGTATATAATAATTCTGCTAACTTACTGATCATATCTTTGTCGTATTTTTGAGTTGTAAATACGCAATCAATATCACCGGATGACGCAGCACCACGACGATAACTACCGACTATTTCAAATTGATTATCAATTGCCAATTTGCTAACAAGTGTCTTCATTTTGGCGCCAATAGCGGCGACTTCTGCGCGAGGTATACGTTGGTTTAAATCGGCATAATAGATCAATCCAAGCTTTTGGGCATGCGATAATTCAATATCTCCCCGCGCGATGGCCTGCCGAAGTTTCAATAAGCTATCTATACCCGTAGACAACCATTTGCGTATTGTTGCTGGGCCAACTCCTATAATCTTAGTAAATTCACAATAAGCTGTATATTCGCGCGACTTTTTAAGTTCCTCTAAGTCCACTATACTGCCCGTTGTAATATACTCTCTAATTCTACTGGAAATACCCTTGCCTATGTGAGCTGGATGTGATTCTAGGAACTGCTCTAGGTTGCGTTGTGTAATCTTATAGGCAACTTTAGATATAGTTGTGGCGGCTGCAGTATATGCTTTAGATTTAAACACGTCCCCTAAAAGGTCATATATTTTTGCAAATTCAAGCATAACATCAATTAATTTTTTATTTGGACTTGTCATTTGTGGGTAATGTAAGTAATGTAATTAATGTAAGTAATGTGAAAAAATTGAACTTAGTAAGATTGCTATATTAATCTATTTGATATTTTGATTTACTGGCAAATCAATGCAAAGAAACGATCTTGAGTTATTTAAAAAATTCACAGATTATTGTGATGAGAGTGACCCAAGTGATACTTATAACGTGAGTGTAGTTGCCGATCTTTACCTTAAAACAACTGGTAAAAATAATTTAGTATCGGAAATATTTAGGGTTTTGGATAAAACACCTCCGCGTAAAACACCAACTGGTAATTCTGAATGGTCACTTGATAAATTTATTATAAATAGGACAAAGTCTACCGATGGGTTACAAAGGATACATTTGATGGAGTTAAATGGAAAAACACAGATACCTATATTTATAATACTACATAATAAGTTATACGACAAAAAAGGTGAACGTGTGTATTATTACAGAATTGACGGCGGTGAATACATGCTGGGCACCACACACGACATAATCGTTTGCGGATTGAATACTTTCCATGGATACTTTCCTCGTTATATTTACAACTGCTTAAATAACTATCCAAGGTCGAGTTTAATAGAAAGTATGCGACAAAGCAGATACGCTGCAACTATTCTTGATGTTAATTACGATAACTATGATTTAATACCTCGTGATTTCACTATAGTGTATAATAACGGCAAATCATATGTCAAAGTGCATAAATTTATTGCTGGTGTTTTTAGTGAATTTATGCGTATTGCTATATACGGGACGGGAGCAATCAAAGGAGTTGATACTATTGATTTGAGTGGATTTGCGTCCGAGTCTGTAGAATGGTTGGCTGATTTAATATACAATCCTAATATAATATTCAATGCTCTCAAAGATGAAGATTGGATATTACTAAACTATTTACACATTGACATAGACAAGTTAGTATCCGATACTTTGAGTGAAATAGGATTGTAATTATTTTTTCCGATTATTTAAAGTAATGTAGGAATAAGATAATAATAAAACAACATATTTAACAAATAACAATGGCAACGACTAATGGTAAGATCGAATATTCGAAGCGAGTAACCGCCGAATTTGTTATTAATGAAGGTAAAGAATTATTAAAGGTAGCAATGCAAAAGTATAAGACAGCGGGTAAGCATCTAGGGGACACTAAATTCGCCGATGAGCTACTCAAGGAATTACAATACGCGCATAGAGATTTTGCAGTGGCGTATCCTATCGCATTAAGATACATTTGCTATTATCATATGTATGACACCAGAGCAATGAAGGTTTATTTAACTAAAATTGCTGGTAAGGCGCCCAATGAAGAAGAATATTTGGATCTTGCCGCCGATTACGTGGTGTTACTGCATCGATTTTGCCCCAAATCAAACCCATTTGTGCGCGCGACAGGCCGATTAAATACAGCAGAAACAAAAAAGTTTTGGTTGTTGATTCGCCGACAACTTGAGGCCGAAAAGGCTCAATTTAAGAAACTTATGGACAATGCGACAAAGAAAGTTGAAGCAGACGAAGCTAGATATGAAAAACAACGTCGGGATGAACTTATGGCTTATCTAAAGCGCGAATTTGGCGAATCAACCAATGATAATACAAATAATGAAACATTGGATTATACTCCAGATAATATAACTGTGGATAACGAAACAGGTGTGAAAATATCCGATGCAAGCGATTAAAGCAATAGTTGCATCGAATGGTAATAATATAATTACATTATGCGACGATATGTTGGTTGAGATTGCGCTCTGCGCCGATATAAAGGTAATGTTAGTATTGGCTAGCACATGTCGTAAACTTCGCACAAGGCTTCTTAATCATTACAATAAATTACCTGTTATTAAGCTTTCTTCAATTCACGAATTATTTATTAATATAATTCCTAGTGAAATTATCCAATATCGTAATATTGATCAAAATAGTATTTTGATGAGGCCTGACGCGGCAATACGTCAACTTAAACGTTTACATGAAGAGGATTATGGTGTTTGGTGCATAGTTAAAGATCAACTACAATATAACAGAAACCATCAATTAGTAAAGATAGATTTATATGGCGGTGTTTACACTGTATTGAGATGTTTGTGCTGCGGTAAGTTGTCGTCGTATGTAATGGAATATCCTTTTTTAAATGGAAAAATGATACAATTTACGCCTACGTGTATGCCCTGTTTAAGTAAATTAGAAGCAGAATACAAGAACATATTAATCGAATATATTAAAACAAACAATATAACAAATAAACACATTGTTCATCACCATCATGTAAACATTGGCCATTGTGTTTATCGCCGTAGATACCATAATGACAATGAGTTTTCAGTTTTAAACGATTCTGAAGTATTTGCCAAGATAATTACCGATCACTATAGTGTTACCCATATAACACACATTACTAAAATCTAGTATTGGATATTTTATGTATCATATTTAAGTATACATAAGGTAATATAGGTAGCGTTAATTAAATAATCGAAAGATAAATCTAGAATAAAAATGCGAAAACATCAGCGAGCGGTTGTTTTAGGTTTTAATGGTCCTAATAACCGTGAATTTCTCCAGGGTGAATTAGCACAATTATACAATAATGACCCAAGAGTTACTAAATTAATATCTAATTACATTGGCGATTGGATGAGTAATTTTACATATCGAGCTGAATCTGAGCTAGGTTATGTTGATAGTATCCCTGTTGACATAGGTAAATACGAATGTGGCAACAGTAATGGTAATTGTGGCGCTAGAAGTGGGCAATTTACCGCCCGAGGTGTCATTTCGAATCCCTACCGCGACCGTGTAGAACGCGACCTTAATGCATTAAATCGCGAATTTATTGCTGATAGGTTTGAATTCATTCGCACACATTTTAACCTCAATTTAACCAAACATACTGATGCGGAAATGTTATACAAAAAGGCCGGTGTTGTGTCAAATATCGGCGCAGGAATCGGTAATTATGCCACTTTTCGAGTTGGTGATGGAGCGCCTACTACTCGCAAGATGGAATTATATAAAAACCACACCGCGGACGATTTGCTTAAGGAATGGTATAATAATGCGGGTAAAAGTGTTTACTTACGCGACGACACACAGGGCGATCTAGGTAGCACTTCTTTAAGCGTATCAAATAATAACCCTGATGATTGTGGATATAATCGTTTAGACTATGCTAGACATTCCAATCCTGAATTAGATTATGGTATTAAGAATAATTATAAATTACAAAAATCATTGATTAGTAACCAACCAGCGCCGTATCCAATGTATAAAACGGGCTCTATACCCGCTGATACGCCAACACATTCATCGCCTTATAATGCGCGCCCGATTGCACCTTATACTGGTGAATCAATGACTCAACCTGGTAATAATCGTTCAACAACGCATAATTATGCTGGTAAACCGAAAACAGTTAGATTGGGTCATAAACTCACACATGGTAATACTGGAGAGTTTGAAACATCTACAGATATTGGCGCAACAGGTGTTGATTTCTACGATTATGAAAACTTGGGCGAAAATCCCCAATACGATATGTTGTTAAACTCTACAGATGTTATACATTTAAATGATCGCACGCAACCTCTTTATGCCGGTGGTTTCTCACGTAATAATCCTGCCGAAGATTTGAGGTTAGCCAAACGAAATATATTTAGAAAAGGTGAGGATGGCGTTGAGAACTCAATTCCGCGCTATGAACGACGTTTATATAAAAGAAATCTTGACACTGATATTTCGGAGAATCTAAGAGGTTACGAACGTGATATGATGGTTAGAGGATACGACATGACCGATCTATACAAAAGAGTTGATCAACGACGCCAGATACATACAGAATATGATAGCACCTTTGTGCAAGATGAAAACGGCAAATGGGTCCCAAAACATTATCCTCGCCGAGGTTATTTGTAATCAATTTTAATATTAAAGAAATGTTTTTAATATTAAAAGATATCGATGAAAGGTAGAGTTAAGGAATGGTTGAGCCAGGTAGCTGGTATTAACGATTGGTGGGATTTCGAAAAGAATAATATCACACCTGATAAAATAAACTCATCAAACGGAAATAAATATTGGTTTAAATGTCCAATAGGTCATAGTTTTGAAACATCTTGTCGCAGTTTTAAAACAGGCCATAGATGTAGACAATGTGTTATACAAAAACAAAAAGAAACGTTTATATCTCTTGATAAAGTAAAAGATGCTCTAGAGTGGTGGGATAAAGACAAAAACACAGAAGATATTACTAAATTGCCTAAATCATCTGATATTCTAGTATGGTTCAAGTGTCCGAATGGTCATTCGTATCAAACTAAATGCTTAAATTTTACACGTCATCGCAGATGCCATTCGTGTGCAGGTATTGCCGCTGGTAAAAGAAATATCAAATATATACTTCCTGATGGCCAAGATATCGTAGAAACATTTGATAAAGTAAAAGATGCTCTAGAGTGGTGGGATAAAGACAAAAACACAGAAGATATTACTAAAATCGCGTCATCATGTAAAAAGAAAATATGGGTCAAATGTTCAATAGGGCATAGTTTTAGTATTTCAACATCTCATTTTAAAAGAGGCCATCGATGTAGTTATTGTAGTGGACAAAAACCATTGTCTGGTTTTAATACTTTTGAATTAGTAAAAGATGCGATACAATGGTGGGATAATGAAAAAAATATTATTAAAATAGATAGTATTACTCGCCGCAGCATGACTAAGGTGTGGTTAAAATGTCCGGCAAAAGGCCATTCGTATCAAGCAACATGTGATGCATTTGCGGCAGGCAATAGATGCCCTGGATGTATAAAAAATTACTCAGAAGAATGTATAGAGTGGTTAGAATGCATCGAACGTAAGTATAATATCCAAATACGACATGCTAAAAGACCCGAACGTGAGTTTCCTATTCCCAAAACTAGATACAAGGCTGATGGTTGGGTTAAAATAGGCAACAAAGAATATATTCTCGAATATCACGGTTACTATTGGCATGGTATGAAAGGATTAGAAAAACAAGAATTAAAAGCACCTAAAGGTGATAAAACAAATGCGCAAGCCTACGCGGACACAATCAAAAAAGAAAATAGAATTAAACAACTAGGTTATACACTAATAGTCATCTGGAGCGATGATTATCTGGCAAATAGAGATAACTTTATAAATGGTAATTTTAATATACCAGAGTTTGTTTAACCAATGATCAAAATGAATACATTGATTTATATTTTTTGACCTTTGATTCACTATAATCAACCATCAACCAACTAAACAACGAATAGAATGTAGTTGTAATGATTACAATATATGAATTCCAAAGCCATGTTAAAATCCGATTTATACTATTAAAATATTGCGTTGTTTGATCGTAGTTATAATAGTTTAGAGTTGAGTTGTCATAATGCAATGTTTCTAACGATATCTTGCTGGAAGCGCTTAAAGCGATAAATTTGGTGTCGCCCATGCAAACAGCCAACACCACGCATCCGCATATCGCACCAAGCGCCGACACTACACCAGTTATAGTAAAGAACCAGTTTGTGAAATCGCAAACTTTATATTTGCGATAAGCGATACTTATATAGTGTAATTGTTTAGCTAATTCCAGTTGCGAGTTCATTATTGGGTGTAGATTATGCAATCACGTATAATAACAAAAAATAAATTCAATTTGCAAGCAGATTATTTAGATTTATTATATTCACCTATGTGGTTATTGTAAATGCCCGTATAATGGGTCTCTTCGTCCTTGTAGTAATCATATACAAACACGCTAATAAACGCATACATAGCGGTAAATATACCTGTGATTACACACCTTGTCATAACCCATGCAAAACTACTTGTATTATTTAATGTTTTTGACACCGCGTTATAATCATAGTATTTTAATGTTTTGTAACTACATTGTATTTCACTGGGTTTTATTTCGTTTGATATATTGCTCACACAAACTAACCAAATAGTGGTTGCTACACCAAATGATATTAGTGTTACACATGCGACCACAAATGCTATCCACCCGGTGATTTCAAAGAAACTCTTTACGCGACGACAATGCGTAAGTTTAACGTAGGCTTGATTGGCCAATACTACCTTACGCACTATTTCATCGTGGTTGGTTGCTGTATTCATTGTATTTATGTGGTTGTATAGATATGTAATAAGTAAAGATATACAAAAAATAAACCAAATTCATTTTTTAAACCATGGTTTAAATTGCTCGTTTAATCACCAAACTACTCGCTTTTGGCGTTGTATAATAATTTTTGATTTCTGCGACACTCACCATCGGCATAATGCATCAAGAACGCTAATGCAATTGAGCAAACTAATGAGATAATAGTTGTCATAAAGGACCAAAATGTTATCCATGTATTGAAATTCACGCGTGAGATGTATTTATTTATCGCATCGTGGTTGTAATATCTAACGCCTAGAACATAAGAACTCATGGGTTGTGAATCATATACGTGGATTTTAAGCGATGTAACACCAACAAGCATCGTCAATATAGCAACGGCGCATATAATCAATGATATAACACCAACTACTTGAGCGCAAATGCTAACTTTGCTGTAAAATGCTTGATTATTATGTGCTATAATATGCTTACGAGCGGCATCAATAATATCGCGATTATAGGTCACATTGCTCATTTTGATTACTATGTATTTCAATTAATTATCAGATAACTAATTAATCAAAAAATTCAAATTTTAGCACGCTTGAACAAATGTTGTTAATTAATAGATTTGTAAATTTCCACCTTATCAATACAAGATTCACGCAAACACCACATAAGATAAGCAACTGCAATGCAAATTAATCCAATCAAAGTTGTATTACATACAAATTTAATATATCTTTCTACTCTGGCAATATATGTGAACACTTGGTTTGTTTCAAAGTGCTCATAGTTGCCGCAAATTGGTGTAATGTAGTCGGTGTAGCCATCGTATCCAGCGTAATCGTCGTGATCTTCACAACTAAACTCTAATGTTGCATTGAGCTTATTTACATGTAATATACTATCAGCGCCTTGAAGCATACCCACAAATAGCGCCAAGAAAGCACCAATGGCGATTACACACAACGCATAAGCGATATATTTAGCGGCAGTTTCACCAGCGCTAAATAACTTGTATTTAATCACTCTTTCAACTTTATATTCAAAATCGCGACTATTCATGTTGATAATATCTAAAAAATAACGAAATTCATTTTTTAGATATTTAAATCATTTACCATGTTACGAAACGTTGCCAGTTATTAGCCTCAGATCTGCACCATTTTTGTAATAACCACATGAAATATGCTGCACTCGTAGACATCAATATAAATGCTACAGAATAACCAGTTGATTTAATACAACTGTTTACTTTGGCTATATACGATCGAACAGCATTAAGTTCAAAGTAATCAATTCCCCGACCACAAGATGGATTTATGCAACTATTACGCGATGCATCAGGCTCGCAATAGAACATTCCAGTGGGTTTCAGTTGGTTACCATAAACTATATTGGCGACACCACTAAATACCGTGAAACATAACTTTAATGTGAATATTAAAGCAAATGCAATACAGATATAAGTCGCCACTTTGGCCGCTATTTCGCCAGCTTTAAATAGCTTGTATTTAATAAATATGTCAATTTTGTAGTCGAGAATGCTATTGTCTGTCATCGTGTGTTGTAATACTTAAAAAATAGCAAAATTCATTTTTAATTATTCAATTGAAACATAGAGGTTATTTTGCTAATTGGCGAGTGATGCGTGTGAATGCTTTATTAAGCAAATGTAAGGCAACTCCCGCGGCAAGCAATACGCCCGATGTTTTAATTGAAGTTTTAATTTCACTCAATGTGTTATCCACTTTGTGGATGTTGTAATAATCAAGATAATCAGAAGTTGTGTATTCCGATTTATTGCTGTAGTATCTTAAACTGTTCAATGGAATAGTGGTGTGTGTAAGATGATAATGTTGAGCATATGTATTGCCGACAAGCGCTGCTATGCAACCGTAACTCAACCATTTGCACACTTTTCCAAGTGCAAATGTAACATTACTGGTAAACACACGTGCGCGCGTAGAAATCACCGCTAGGGTTTGTTTTGCGATACTTTCTTCAATACTGTTTGTCGCCGTGGCAACATCACCCGTAGCTTTGTTGTCTATTTGTGTTGAGATATTAGATTTAATGTATCCATTTGCAACATTCACATCACTGGTTACATTATTGATGCTATTTGTGGAGGTGTCGCCACTATAGTAATAAGCAGGATATGCTTGATATTGCGCCGTAGACATGTTTGGTAAGTATCTTAAATATATGTAATACTAATGGATAAAAAATTCAACTTTTATAAACTTTATAACTTATACATCATTCATTAATTGCTATGTTGTAAACCTGATAGAATATTTCACCTATAAATTTTCCCAATTCATCGATTGAATCACAGTAACTATAATAACGACCATACCAATGACAATCCATATCAGAGTAAACTTTAGACACGCATAATAATATCGCAATAAAGACGGCAAATGTTAGGGTAAGTTTAACTATTTTAAATAAACGTCTAATCGGCAAATCAAACATTTTGTTAAATAATAAGTTAGATCACATACATAAAAAATCAAACATTCATTTTTACAAGATTCTTACGTTCGCGTCCCTTAAACGACCACCAACTTCCTTGAATATTTTACCAAGATACAAAGCACTGTAACCACTGAGCATAAAGAACAAGTTAAATTTGATTTGTCGAATGGCCGAGCTAATAGCTCCATCCATTTCGGCTTTGTCGTAATGAGGTTTGCTAAATAAGGTCACATCTTCATCGGCGTAAGTTACATGTGATGACGCCTTAATGTCCCCTCGGGTGAATCCATGTAGATATCTGAAATAATCCATAAACTGGCTAGTCATACCTATAGCAATCAATGACTTACCTATGAGTTTAATATACATTACACTACCCACCATGAAATCACCCATATTGTTTACAAATCTCGTTGCAGCGTTGTTTACTTTTTCGGCAATGGCTGCATCAATTGTTGCTTTGGTTATTTGCGCGTGTGACATTGTATTATGTGGGCGTTGAGTATGTTATAAGATAGTAAAAAATAAACCAAATTCAATTTTACCCCATAGCGTTAAGCTTATGCAAGCTTATGCAAGCTTATGCAAGCTTATGCAAGCATATGTTACATATATTAAATGTCATATCTGGATGGGTTTCTAGCGGCATTTTCGGCCAAACGTCGCTCTAAGTCACGTGAGTGTATATATTTAGTAACCGTGCGTGCGGCTGCACCAAACATCAATGATCCAACCCAACAACCTGTAATCAACCACCAACAGTAATAATTAGATTTAACAAAGCTAGTATATCTAATCAAATGTAATCTTTGTTGTGCATGAGTTTGTAACCAACCGATAGTTACACCTTCAAATCCCGTATACAATAAAACCGCAACGCTAGCAACATCTAGGCCGAAACTTAGTTTCGCAAACATACTATATAGTGTGTCGAGATTAAACACACGTTGTCGTAATGTGGGCTTGGAAATGAGATTTGTTGAAGACATTGTAGTAATTGTATTATGTTCTTTAAGATAATAAAAAAAAGTAAAGATTCAATTTTATTTAAACCGATTGGCTGGATTTAGCTAAGTATTCGTTTTTTGCCTTATAATGATTTGCTACACGTTTCAAGATAAAGCCAGTGGTGAATAATCCAGCGGCGGCATAGCCTGTTCTTGCAACCATCCACATTTCCCTACGTGATGATTCAAATGGCTTCACAAGTGGCGTATTAGGGACAAATTCACGTTGATTACGATGGTGATATACCCAACTATCAATGTAACCAAGCGCAGCCACTATCGCCGATGTTCGATAGAAAACATTTGACCATTTATTTGCTATACGGTTAATATCTTCATTAACATGGATTTGAATTTCAACTGATGGTGTGTTATCATTAGATGACATTTTGTGATGAGGTAGTTAGATAATTAAAAAATAAACTAAATTCAATTTTGACTCCGCTTACTCATTACGGTTGTTGAGATTAGCGTAACCAGCACGCAGGTTCTTGCGATGGTGGTTAATAAGTTGCTGCGCGACACTAGCGCCATAGCTAACAACTGCGCCTAGCCCAGCAAATGCCAACAATCCGCCAATACCATAGGTTACACCTCTAATGTTGTTTAATTTAGCACTAACTGATTCAACAGGATAGTATGTTAATGTGTGGATTTGGCCGCAATTTGCATGCGGAAGGCTATAATAAATAAGTTGTAAAGGCTTGAAGTTGTCAATCTCTGTGATGTCTTTAATGAGTCGTTTGGCGCCGCCGACAAGCAACCCAAGCATACCACCGCACGCCATTCCACCCACATAGCGCAAGGCCAAAGCTGTGTATTCGGCAACGGCCCAAAGCTTGTCCTTGATGACGCGATTGGCATATTCATCAATGTAGTTCAAATTAGGCGCCAAAGCGTAGTCAGTCGGGTAGATGTTGTTTACTGATTCAGATTGCATTTTGCAAATAGTGATTTAACTAAAGTTTAACTAAGTTTAACTAATACTACACCAAACAGATATTCAATTTTAAAAAAATAAATGATTTACAATAACTGCTTGATTTGATATTTGTATTGTTTGGCGCGACGGCGGCTACTATATGCCTCCACAAATGCCGCAGCAGAACCTAATAACGCCACACCCGAGGCCGCAAACATGCTTCTTACACGTTTGTAGTTTCTAAACAATATCAAGCCCTGGCGATCATCAGAGGGGTAAATTTCGGAACAAATTTTTCCAATGCTTAACTGGAACCAATTTGCCGATTTTAAGGCCAATCCCGTGAATCCTGTTATTGTGCCAATAAACGTGCACATATCAGACATGTCCTTTGCATTGCGTTTCTTTTCATGTAAATCTTCAATATCGGATTCAAAATATCGTTTACCGATGCACTTACTACACTGATAGTGTGACATATTTGAATAAGTTTATACTAATAATATTACTTGGATTAATTCAATTTTATAAAAAATAATGCATTATTTTGTGTCGTTTGTAGTGGTTGGTGTATTAATGTTGCTAGCGGCGTCATTTAACTTATTTAAACATGTTTCTGCCAAGGCCTCGGCATTTGCAGCCGCGATTAAACTAGTTGCAATAAATATTCCCATTCGACCAGTATTACGCACCATTCGGTGGTATTGTTGTGGAGTATAATTTGTTCTAATCTTGCGATGACGGAACCATTGTATGCTCATCCAAGTGGCGCTTAAGCCGCTACTTGCCGTGAATGCTAGTGTTGCACCGGCTTCATATGCTCTCCAGTTGTTTAAGTAATGACTCATCACGTTAATTTTAGTTTCACTTAATTTTGCCTTAATATTTGAATACATTTGTGTGCGTTAGTAAGTTTTTTTAACTAATATTAACTAATATCAACTAATACAAAAAATAAACTAAATTCAGTTTTTTAATCTCACCTAAATTACGCAATTACACAGTTTGATTTGTCGATTGTGGGTTCATCGTTACCCAATTTGTAATAAATATCATCAATCTCAGCTATCTCTTCTTCTGTGATTTTAATATTTATATTGGGTATGAATTCATCTATTAGTTTTTGAATATCAACTGATATCGTGGAATCAGTGTTGGTTGGTTTTGGAGATTCAATAACAATCGGCATAGGTAGCATTTTTGCCAAATCATTGTTGGGATAAGCTGCCTTGATGTCTGCGATGACGTTGTCTAAAAGGGGATTCAAACTGCGGGAAATGATAAATTGTGTCGGATTTTGAGTAAATGTTACAACATCACCATCATACCACAACTGAACGTTGTCAATATCCACACCGCCAACACGGGGAAAGTTTTCACGAACAAGCGCTCCAAAGTCGATAATAACGGCAGTTGAAGCAAGACAAGTTGCGCATGCGACTTTATAACTAAAATCATTCTTGAGCTTTACAATCAAACATTCCGTTGGGTAAAGCTTGTTCATTGTAATCCTAATATCGCGTATCGCTTTTGGGTTAAGCTGAATATATCGCCCGATGCGTTTGTAACCGGACAACAAGCTAATCAAGTGCTTAACTGCGGCGGATTGCGACATTTGGATATTTAGTGAATTTAGTATAGATAGTTGATTGTTGATAGATACACTAAATCTCGTCTAAATTCAATTTTATAAAGTAGTATCAAAAAATAAACTAAAATCAAATTTGTTTACCGTTATACGCGTATAGTTTTGCAACTATACCCACTGGTGCCATTACCCATAATGCGCCAAACAAGAACCCTTGTGCCGACGTTTGGCCGCGTTGCCATTTAATGAATTTAAACATGGTATCATTAGACATCGGGTGCGTAAGCTTTTTGAGTTCACTTTGATTAACAACTTGCAGAACTGTTCCTTTAGTGTCTAATAATTATTAGACAAATGTGTGAAATCACTTATTTTTACCAAATACTTAAATTACTATCTTTTTTACATCATTTTATTTTACGATTTAAAATATCATCAATAAATAATTATATCAATACTTTATGAAGTGTAATATTCATAAATACTATCAACTTATCCTAAATGGCGATATAGAAAGTATTTTTACTAAACGTGATGATGAAGTAAAGGTTCCAGTATGTGATTACAAATTTAATAACTCTGCTAAATTATTTAGTTTAATTACTCCTGATGGGGTTAATGATGTTAGACGAAATGATTTAGTAGGTGACTCGATAATTTACGAACCTAGGATTAAACATTCACCTACCATTTCTGCTATTGGTAAATTAGACATTGAAATTACCGATTTCGTCCCCGGTGATGTTCAATGCGCCCGTAAGCTAAGGATTTACCCAACTGAAACAGAAAAATTAAAAATAAATAAATTGTTTAGTATTAGCAATGCTTTCTATAACTTAGCCATTGAAGGTATAGAAAACAAAACAATCAATATCAATAATAAATCCGATATTAGATTAAAATGTAAAGTTTCCGATGACTTATGTGAAACTGTTCACATAGATGCAAAGATGGCTTATTTTGATACCCGTAGCTTAGCTACAATGTATGCTGTAAGTAACTACAAAGCCATGCTAACAAATCACAAAAATGGTAATATAAAACATTTCAAATTAAGTAACATGCATTCTACCCAAATAGCGCATTTTAGCGACAAGAATGCCAAGCTAAGAGATGGTTGTTTATGTATACGTGATATGAAGTTAAGAATACGTCCACGTGATTTAACTTGGTTAGTTGCGATGGGTATTAACCAACAAGTAAGTATAAAGAAATATAACCATAAGTATTACTTGGTTGTTCCTTTTAAGCGACGTAGCTTAGATAATGGTAAAAAAGGCATCTGTGCAATTGATCCTGGAAACAGAACCTTTGCAACTTACTATTCACCCGATGAAATCGGTAAATTAGGCGTTAATATGATTGAAAAGGTTAGAAAAATAAACGCCAAAATAGACTATCTACGTAGCGTTAAAGATACGGCTAAATTAGTTTCAAGAACCCGGTATGGTTTGAAACGACGTATCGAAAAGTTGAGTAATTCAATAACGCGAGTCGTAGACTACGCCCAATGGAAATTTGCAAATTACTTAACAAAAAACTTTCGTTTAGTTTTTGTTCCTAGATTAGCTGGTGTAGTTGGTAAAGCTAATCACACCGTAAATCGTGAAACTAGAAATCTACGTCATAGTGAATTTATCGCAAAGCTATTACACTTAGGTAATGTTTATGGATGTAAGATTGTAGAAACTAAAGAATATTACACAACTAAGACTTGTAGTAGATGTGGAATTAGAAATGATAATGTAGGAAGTAGTAAAGTTTTTAGTTGCGTTAATGATAATTGTAAATTTATCATGGATAGAGACATTAACGGAGCAAAAAATATTTGGTTAAGAAGCTTAACTAACTAAGTTTCTTGCGGGACGAGGGAGAGTTCCTTAAAGCTTCTAATAATTGATTTACATTAAGTAAATATTAGGATTTATCCTAATTAATGATATCGACTACTTTATAGTGATATAGGGTAGTTTGTTGAACAATTATTAGTCAAGATTCCATCTGTCATGAATCCGGTATTAAGAGTTGAAAACCCCAACATAATATTACCGATTAGATCTGATAAATGGTTATATTTGTAAGGGGTTTTAGATCGATCACAACACCGTTCGCCCATTTTTACATTAACAATAATAAAAAATAAAACAAATTCAAATTTATTAATCGATTATTTCATATTGATCAACGGGTTCTAATATGATTTCGCTTGGACGAGTTGGCAAATGCTTAAGAATTGGTTTAATTATCCAAGACGCCGCCGTAACCATTGCTGCAACAACTCCTGTAGTTTTTTTTACGCGATGGATATTATACCATGTTGATACCCCACGTTTAATCTTGGAATCCCAATGGTAACCATAAATATACCAACATATATTGTCGACGATTGTTAGTGCCGTTAATACACCACTTGACAACATGCAAGCCCAATCAACAACGGTTGTTGTTTTACGTATTATAATCTTGTTGATATCAGATTCTAGCTTGCGTTGTTGCATAGTAGCCTTGATATCACTGTGGTTTAATTTTACTGTTGACATGATTGTGGTTAATATAATATATACCGCAAGCGCAATTTCAATTTTTTAAATTTGAATATATAAACAAGTAGTGTAGTTATATTAGTTGTATTAGTTATACTTAAACATAATGCGTAGAGTTTCCAATAGCGCAAAAAAACAACAAAGGTGTGATAGTGTTGAACAAGTTTGTGAATTCTATAATGCTGATAACAAGACGAATGAACTTGAATTACGCTTCGATAAATTAAATCGGGAATTGTTTGTTGTTTTGTTTGATAAGCTTAAACCGGATGGCGAAATAACTACCACAATGCGAGTTAGTAATGCTGATGGTATGGCGCGAGAAATTACCTTTGGAGGCGGCGTTAAGACCGGCGAAATGTTTGTTAAAAAGCAAAATATATGTGTATTTGATGTTGTTGATGTATTTAGTTATAAAGTTGCAGTTAGCAGCGAAGATGAGATTAAAGACAAGCCAAAAATGGACACTAATGCGTCCGTAAGATTTAAAATACGCCTTAGTTGTGATACATTAATTCCCGATTGGAGAATTGATTTAACAGCTGTTAAAGTTGCTGATTTGGGTAAAATTGCACAACACACTTCCACGGTGGTATTGCAAACGTTTCCCGAGAACTTATTACGTATGAAGGGCGCGGAAGTGGCAGCTCTTGCAACCAATTCCTATGAGCTTGAACTTGAATACATAGGTAAATCAGCAGCTAGTAAGGAAAAAGTATTGGCGGCAGCTGAGTATGCTATGGAGTTGCTTACAAATTCACGTAATGTTGTTTCGCCAACAGCTGCAACATTAGGCGAATCAGTTAGTGATATTTGCCGCATTGCAAAATTAATACATCCTGCTGAGTATGCTAATGTAATATGTAGAACACCAAGCTTCAAGAATTTATTACCACAAGTTATAAGTTTAACAAAATCTTCTTATTATGGTGGTGTTTATCCACCCGTTGATATGTATATCGCAGGTAAAACCGATGGAGTGCGTGCTTTGGTATTGTGTGAAAATGGTGTTGCAAAGATTATTACAGCAACAACAGTTGATATAACCACAGTTGGTAAGACTCCAATCACTATACTCGATTGTGAGTTGTCTACTAGTGGACATAATGGTGCAAAGGATAATAAGCATCTTTATATATTTGATGTAATCATGAACAGGGGCGTGCATAGTCATAGAGAAGGATTTAATAAACGAATTGATATTGATCTTAGCGATCTTACGCCCGCGGGCTATACTCTTGAATTGAAACCATTTACAAAGTTAGTAGACGCCGCTAGCGTTAACGAAACAACATTCAAAAGTGTGTTTAAGCCGCCACATAACGAAGGATTAGTGTTGGTTGAATCTGGACCCCCATACGCATTAACAAAAACTTATAAATGGAAACCAATAACGCATAATACTATAGATTTCCTGATTAAAGCATGTCCAAAACAATTAATAAACGTCGATCCGTTTAAGCCGCGTAATGGACACGATCTTTGGTTGTTATTTACAACTATATCATTAGACCAACAACGTGAGCTTGGGATTGACCTAATTCCTGCTTGGAAATTATTGTTTACTGATGTTAATTTATTTGGTAATAAAATACCCATTCAATTTATGCCCGCTATTAACCCACTTGCTTATATCTGCTACTTGCCTAGTTCAACTGGCGTAAATGATGGTGACATTGTTGAAATGAGAGCGGTTGATGGTTTTGACGGAATCCCTACATGGGAACTTGTAAGAACGCGACCTGACCGCAAGGATGAGCGTGGATTTTACGGAAATAATTATAAAATCGCGTCCGACATCTATCTTAATTACATTGATGTATTTAACTTTGATGATCTTTGGAAATACAATCCTGGATATTTCGAGAAAAACAAGAGTGATATTTACATTGCACCCAACAAGTATCGAAGATATTTAATTAAAAGTCTTTTCAATAAATATATCAAAAACGCCAAATGGGTAATTGATGCCGCTGCCGGGAGAGGTGCTGATTTGCACCTTTATAAGCAAGAATGTGTCGAAAACTTACTTGCTATCGATATCGATCCTACAGCTATATCTGAGCTTATTAGACGACGTAATGAGATCACTGGATGGCAACAACGCGGGCGCGGCGGTAATACACGCCACAACGCGCGTCACAATACACATTGTGCATCTAGCACGTCATTACATGCATTAGTAGCCGATTTACGCACTGAACCAAATATGTTGATTCCCAAAATTATCCAATCACGTCCGCCTGAGCGTGGCTATGATGCAATCGTAATCAACTTTGCCATACATTATCTTTGTGAAACTGATGATTATATACGTAATTTCCTAATTACTGTTTCTCGTTTACTTGCCCCAGATGGTGTATTTATATTTACGACAATGGACGGTGAAGCGATAGTGAATTTATTATCACAACACAAGGTTGCACCTGGTGCGAGTTGGGTAGTTCATACGGATGGAAATGCTAATGCCACTGATGCAAATGTTGTCAAATATAGTATCAAGAGATTGTATGATTCAGATAAACTAACTAAAACCGGCCAAAAGATCGCTGTATTGTTGCCTATGAGTGGTGAAATGCGTGAGGAGCCATTATGCAACATTAAAAACATTGTTTCAATGGCGCGTAAAATGGGCTTGGATTTGGTTGAAAGCGCCAACTTTAGTGTGCTTTACGGCGCTTATGCAAAAGACTATCCGGAGATATACGCTAAATTAACACCTGATGATAAACTATATAATGATTTACACGCATTTGCTGTATTTAAACGAAAAAAATAAATCAAAATTGACTCTTAATGAATCTGAAGGCAATATTTACATTTAATTTTTTTACAATTCCGCAATTAGCCGGAGTTAACAACATTAACAACACTAGCAACTATTATTACAACTCTATCAACTATTAAATAAACAACTATCAACGAAACAACTAATACTTTGGGCAAATATCAGCGTAAGTTCCACAATCCTTTATTTCTTTAGTCTCAGACCGCGAATTAATGTAGTAGATGTGTCCAAACGACTTGATCTTTACTTCCGCTGGAGGGGCGCTTACAGACTGCACAGGCACAGGTTTTGTTGCATTGGACTGGATCACGATTAATTCATGGTTGTATTTTGTGTCATTTGGTGACGTTGACAATGAAACTGCAGGTGGTGTCGTTTGATTTGCCAAGATTGCGCTAAATGTCACACCTGAAATTGAACTTGTAGGTGAACTTGTCGGCGTGGACGGTTGCGAATTTGTCGGCGTGGACGGTTGCGAACTTGTAGGTGAACTTAAGGATGAACCTGACGCAGAGTTAACAGGTGAAGTTTCAAAGTTTGCATCTTCAATGTTAATTTCAACATTGAATTTTCTGATTTCGCGCATAATCACCAAGTAAATATACCTTATATTACTTGGATAACTGGCGATTTTGCTCATCAAGTCAACCAATCCCAACTGTGTGATTGTGTTTTCCATGTTGTTGGTTTGATTTACTGATGGAACAATATTTGTAATAATTGGTTCCTTTGAGATAGGTCTTTGACTACCTTGAAATAGTTTTCCAATAATACTAACAATTCTGCTACCAGTTGTCATTCGACACTTGATTTCTTTTTCATAGAACACACATTTGGATCCATTTGGAAGTGTTATTCTTTGCGGTTGTCCAATTTTAGGCAGTTTCAAATCACTAAAACTGCGGATTCTAACGACACCACTACCATTATCACATAATCCAATATCAATCTGGACGTTTGTGTATGTAAGAGCGATGTTGGCATCTTCGGCGTCGTCCGAGTAAGTTAATTCACGCTTAAGCGCAATCTTAGGAGCCCGTTTTGTTTGTCCTACCAACGGCGCATAGTTACCTTTTTGTCGACTTGATAAGGAATCACCAGAGTCGCCATTAGGCTTATATGCATAATTGCTCATTTTGATTTTGTATTCACTAGGGTCAACAACTTTAATAGCTCCTCTACTATACATATCTGATAGTATCAACAATATTATAAATTCAGTTTTCTATAGATGTTCGTATATACGATTACCAGTTATAGAGCTTGGAAATTCAATTTTGATTTGTGGTGGCTTGGTCGGCTATGCCTCCCTTCGCCAACAAATACTCGGTCTCCACGTGTTTGCTTTGTTCGGCGTGGCCGTAGGCCTAACGCCTCACCGCAAGCCCCGCGTCACCCTCGATATTACAGTATAATATCAGTTAACTTAAGTCGGCGGAAGTCACCTGAAATATCGAGGGTGACGCGGGGCTTGCGGTGAGGCGTTAGGCCTACGGCCACGCCGAACAAAGCAAACACGTGGAGACCGAGTATTTGTTGGGACGAGTGAAACGAGTCATCAACAAATCAAAATTGAATTATTGTATTTGATTGGATATATAACGTATTGGTTTGCTTTCGTTTAATTTCACTTAATTCACATAATGGCATTCTGTTTACATATTTACAAGTTGATTGTTGATGGGGGATATCGTGGATTTATCGATAGTTATAAATCTAAAAGTGTTGCTAAGAATCCCGATAGTAATGTGACGCAGCAAAAGTGGCCATTTAGTTTACGATTAGCCCTTGGATATCGCAGTCGTGTAGGTAAAGACACAGCGGCAGAAGTTATAGCAGATGATCACGGGGCGCATATTATTAGATTTGCCGAACCAGTTTACGATGCGGCGACAAGGTATATCCTTTGGTTAAAAGGTGGTTATTACAAAGACCCAGAATTGTTGCAATTAACTGGCGGTATGATGCGGGCATCGCGAAATCGACCTGTGGATGTTGCAGAACGCAAGATTCGTGAAATTGAGCTTTATGGTGTGTTTATGCGACATAATTGGTATTATTATACACCCATTGCAGCCATGCTAAAGCTCACGTATAATAAACTTACTTCTAAATACATCGGCCCCAATATTGTAATCGTTGACATGAGATACAGTGATGAAATGGAGATGTTGAAAAAACATGATTTTGAAACTGTTAAAATTACACGTAGGGATTACAATCAAGTGATTGATAGGAATACAAAGCATATTAGTGAGTGGGGGCTGGATTCAAAACAATTTGATCATCAATGGGAAAACAACGGCACCATTGACGATTGGAAGCATTATACTCGCCAGCGTGTATCCGATATTGTAGCCTCAAAGAATGTGGAAATAACAGCATTTGAATCAAGCAAAGATTAACACATATTATTTTTTGCATCATTAATGGTTTAAAAAATTGAATTATATGGCTCTATTATTGGTTAAATCTACATATATCTAATATCGTTTCTAATTACCACCATTAAAAATGTCCAATTTAAAGGAAATCTGCGAAAACTTTGATGCTACTATTGCCGCTGTTAAAAACACATACCAAACCAAAATTGCTGAGTTGGAGATGGAGATCGAGAAACTACAATTAGCCGCCACTAAGCCACCTGTTGAAAGCACTTTACGTGAAAGCACTTTACGTGAAAGCACCAATCCATTTGAAGACAAGGCTAAAGTTGAAGAGTTGGAAACTGTTAAGACTCAATTGGCTGCTGTTACGGCCGAACTTGCAACAACCAAGGCCAATCTAGAAGCAACTGAGGCAAAACGCAAGTCTGTTTGGAAAAAATACGACAACTTGATGGCGCAAGTTAACATCATTCGTGAGAATCACAAGCAAGAGCTTGAGAAGGCGCAAGGATCGGTTAGTGAATCAAACACCGCAAAGGATGCGGAAATCACCACCTTAAAGGCTCGTGTTGGTGAACTTGTAGATGAAGTGAAAAAGCTGAATGCTGTGATAGCTGAGCATGAACGTAACGAAGTCAATCAAGATGCTTACATTGATAAACTAACTGAGGAATTTGACATGAAAACAGTTAGTGTGTCGATAATGCAACGTCGATGCGAAGAAGCGGAGGCAAAGGCTAAGCAATTAGAATCGACCAACACTGCTCAAAATTTGGAAATCAAGCGTCTGGCGGACTTAAATAAGCAACTTGCAGCTAATATTGAGGCGTATAAGACCGAGAATGAACGATTAGCACGCAACAACGAACAACACGTAAAGAACGTTGGAGTTTACAAAGCAAATGAGCAGTATTTATCTGAACAAATCACTCAACTCAAAGCCGAAAACACACGGTTAAATGAAGCTCTTAAGCGCCACACTAATAACAATTACGGCGGTCTCATGAGTATGTTGGGAAAAGTTGGAGCTACAAGTATTGGTTCACCAGATAAACAAAATAATGTTGATTATACTGTTCGATTTGATAACCCCCAAACAAATTTGCGATATATGATTGATTCGGTTGTGATTAACGCAATTATTCAATATTTTAATGCAAACAACAAAACCCTCCCTAGAAACGTTATTATCACGTATTCAAAAACTCAAACTGTTACCATTATTTATAATTGGGCAACATTTACTCGTGAGGGAAGTGGTGGGGGAAGTGTTATTGGTGGTCGCAAGGAATATGCGTTAAAGGCTGCAACTGATGGGAATTTCAGAGCTTTCACAACGACAGATGATGGGAGTAAATATACCATCGATAGTAACAGTCCCATTGCTGAAGCTGTTTTAAAAGGCGTCGACCCGCAAATAAGTAATAGCATTATCATTAGAGTAGTTTACTAGTTTAGTTAGTTTAATTAAGTTAGTTAGTTTAGTTTTATTTTTTTGAAAATTGAATCTAAATGTCGATATTTATTACCTTTAATTAAACAAAATGGCTAATATGATTGAATTTGCACTCGCGATTATCGCAGTCGCCACAGAATACATCACGCCGCATTTTAGTATCACTAATCTCTGCTTAGTGATGTTTATGAAGATACTGGGTTATAGCAACAATACAGCCATGACATTACTTGTATATACACATGTAATATATTTAGTTATGATGTTAGTGACATTATATGTAAATAACGTCCTAGTGCCGCGTCAAAAAATAAATATTCGATTGGCGTGTAGTTAAATTTTTTGTTTAATGTTTGCGAATAAGCGCCAAACCCCAACTTACATAACGATGCATTTACCGCAACCGGCTGTGCAACTGGCGCAGGTGGACGCAAAATTAAAGTTACCATTGGCCGCATCAACAATCACATCGATTGCAGGAGGAACCATATAGATCAATACGTTGTCGATCAAGCCATCATGCTCGCCGAAATCAACTTCCTTTGCTACGATAGCAACAGCGGTAATAACAGCCTTTTTCTTGCCTTCTCCGTCTAATCTAACCATCTCTTCTGCGGCAATAACAGCATTTTTAAGCATCGTAAAAATGTCGCCAGGGGTGACTTTTTTGTCCTTGACACTTTCTTGAACTTCCCTAACAATAATCTCAACCGCGGCGTCAAATGGTGATTTTGCGGGTATTACGGCCGCGGCCTTAACGGGCTTAATAGGTGTTGTTTCATTAGCGGGTGATTGCTTTGATTTAAGTGTGTTTCCCATATTCATAGATACAAAATTATAAGCTGATTGAACTGATCTGTATATTGTGTGATAAGTTTATATACTCAACTGCAACTATATTAATTATGCTAAAAAAATAAATTAGTTAATTCTAATTTAATGATTGGTATTGATTTTTATTTCCCCTGTTGTCCGTTGAATAACCCACATTGAATGAGTTTGCCAAGCTTCGTAAACCATGATAGATGGGTTGAGCCAATACTTCAATTATGTCATGTGTGAGCAAAGCAATCCAAATCCAGTAACTAAACTTGCCGATCTTTTGCAAATTAAGGTCATTGAGTTTGTTTTTTCTGTATGCGTATGATAACGTAAGAACAATACCACGACCGAATCCAGTGGTAATCGGGCTAAAGATGGGATTTAAATTATGTATTAATTCAATAGCATCAGCGGTCACATTAGCAGCACCCTTAGCGCAATTCTTGGAAAACTTGGAAACGCCTCTAACCGCAAACATAAAGCCTTCCATTTTGTCTGATTTGTGAATATAAATGTATGTAGATATCGATAAAAACATAAAATTCAATTTTGGTTTGTGCGGCTACACTTCGTGTTACGCCTTACAAACGTCGGTCTCCACGCGTTTTCTTCGTCCTTCGGACTTGAAAGCCTCGTGTCACCCTCCATATTTTAGATGGATAACAGCTTGCTTAAGGCACTATAAGTGGTCCAAAGGTGACAAAAAATATGGAGGGAGACATGAGGCTTTATGAGGCGAAGCCGAGTAAAACGCGTGGAGCCCGACAATTCGCGAAGCGGATTTAGTCCCAGGTTCTAATCTCCATCTCAGTGCTTGCGCGTGCTGGCACACCATCACTTGTTTTTTCATCATAATACACAATCAACTTTTTACCTTTATAGTCGCGTTCAAATATCGTTTGTTGAGGTTGTTGCGGTTGTTGATCTCCATCTGTGGCGATTTGCCCCATTCGCACATACATACGAATGCGCCACGGTAATGGTTTGGCCGGTGTAACATAAAATTCCTTGCCATCGGGAGTTTTACATATCATCATTAAGGCTTTGCTTGCTTTGCCTTTATCACCATGCGCGTATCCAATAATCTCATATTCAGCGTCATATCTAGGTTTCATTTTAAGTAAATTTGGACTATGATAATCATTATAACTAAATTGATAAGGTTGATCACTAGGTCTAACCATTGCGCCCTCATAACCTTGCTCTAAAAACAACTTATACAGTCTATCTAATTCTTCGGTTGAAGTTACAAATGTTGTATCTACACATTGGACGTATTCTAATTCTGCAAACATTCTGCAAATATCTTCCAATTTTGCTCTACGTTCGGCATAAGTAAGATGTATTTCATCGGCAAAGAAACAATCATAAATATGATACTGTAATCGCACAGCGTCTAATTCGTCACCTTTTTCGCGATCTCTACGCGCAATTCCTGCAATTTCTTGCAATGGGCGATTATGTAAATATAATTCACCATCAAGGTATAATTTCTTACCTTGTTCATGATACTGCATAAATATCGGCAATAATTCGCCTTTTATGTGACCTAGTAATGGGTATGATTTGCCCCTTCTAGAGTAAATAATAACTACAGGTTCATTATTTACAAAGTCCAATGTTGCAACACCTCTTACACCGTTATATTTGCGTTGAACATAAACTCCATGCGTAATATCGGGTTTTGTATCGATTAATCTAAGATCCTGGGCAAGCATTGGTGGGTAACGCACTGTTTGCCCAACAGGTCCTTCTCTTGCAACTTTACTCATTTGCTTATTGTGTAAGCTTAAGGCGTCGCGTAGAGTTTGTTGGAACACGTTAGTGGCATTTGCACGGCCGATATTACGACCAGATGTAACTACTGTTGGTTCCGAATCACGCACTTTACCGCCAACTAAACCAGCATCAACTTTGATCCATCCTTGTATACCTTCCATGTCCGTAGCAGCATCAAAGTATTGATCAATTATAGGAATAAACACTTGTTCGTTGTTTACCATGCGAAATAATTTAACTTTGATTTGCCATTTGTTTGTTTTACCCTTACCATTTGGATATTCTATTACAGGAAACACCCATTCAGTTGCCGTTTCATTAATGCCCCCGGGAATCTCCCTACGATAATCCTTGATAATTAACGATTTTGCGGCCATTAATACAACTAAAAATTACTACGTATTTATGAACTTACAAGTTGTTTATTTAAATAACAATATACAATAATTCATTTTTAATTCGCGCAGCGAATTAAAAATTGAATAATAGGATTCTATTATTGGTATTCTCATTACGTAATTAAACATACTTATTTATCAACTATATCACTTACAACTATTGACATAATGGCCTCTACAAACAACTCAAGCTTTAACATTCCTGATGAAGTCAGCATTGTTGAGGTTAAACCGGCTACATCGGTTAAACCAGTTGCGCCTATTAAGCAAGTTGCGCCTATTGAGCAAGTTGAGAACGTTAAGAAGGTTAAACCATTACATGCTCAAATGAAAAAGTTGAGCGTTGGACCGCCAAATGCAAAGCCAAATGCTGAACCAAAAGTTAACTATCGCGAAGTCCCGAATAACAAATTTGCAAAACAAAAGTCCTCCTATCACCATCGTGACGCGACGGGTGGCTATCAAGATAATTTAAATAATCAATACACGCCTAGTGGGAATAAAGGTTCTCAACATCAGCACATGCCGCTGTCGCCTAGAACGGGTAGTAACTATCTTGTTTATATTTACATCCCTAATGCGCATGATTCAAATGATCCTGACATTAGAAAAAGCATAGGCTTTAAAAATGACGCTTTGGTCCTTAAAAGTTCATTGGAGTATAAAACAAAAAACATCAGAGTTGAGTTTATTTACTCTGATGTTAAGCAATCGTTCGATCGGGCAATGGCTGGCAAAGTAAAGGCTGATGTGGGTATATTCATTAATCAAGTGAGCGACTATAAGTTGTTTGCTTATTCCGAGAGAAACTGGTTATTGTGCAATCATGAGGTGTTTATGCATGTTGTTGATGAGTCTCAACTCAATAAAATGCGCAAGATCGACGTTGTGCTTTGCAAAACGCAGGTTGGAGTTGAATGGGTGCAGCAATGTAAAGACAAATACAAGTTCACATACAAAATCTGCAAAACTGGATTCACATCGCCGTTTAAGGCCGATTACATTCCTATTGACAAAAAAGACGCTGGGTTGATTGTCCACACAGCTGGTCAACATCATTGGAAACAAACTGCAGTTGTTCTACAATGCTGGTATAAATATGGCGGTGAGTTGCCAAGACTCATTGTTACTTGCTTCCAAGCGGTTATGGATGAAATGGTGGAAAAAGGTTGGTTGGATAAAGAAATTTATGATGCGAGTATCGCCAGTAAGATCCCCAATTTGACGTTATACACCAAGCCGATTCCTTATGATGAACTTAAAGTCATCAAAATGAAGGCCGGATGCCATATTTGCATCAGTATGACTGAAGGTTTTGGCCACATCATTAATGAAGGCAGAATCTGCTCAGGCATCATCATCACAACCAACGGGGCGCCCATGAACGAGCTTGTGGATAAAACATGCAGCGTGTTGATCAACCCCTACAAAGAAGGGTTAAAAAGAAATGGCACAAAAATCTACGAGGTTCACCCAATGCACCTTCGAGATGCCGTGAAAATCTACATGAATTTACCCCTTGAACACAGAATTATTCTTGGAGAACGTGCTCACAAAAAATATATAGAAGATCAAAGTTACTTCTACTCAGTTATGAGTAAAATACAAACTTTCATCAAGCAAGGATTTGAGCCCAGCTACGATCCATTTGTTTAGTTTAATTTAGTCTAAAACTAGATTTATTTACATTATGTTTCATTGTCGACACTACACAGTCATGCAGGCTTGACAATAGTTTATTTTTTTGCGCAAATTCCAATAATAGATTATTGAAATCGGTGATTTTATTGTCCAAATTTGGTTCCCAGTATTCTGCTTCATTAATCACCAGATTGCGTATAGTAGTCGCATCAAGCTTCGTATAGCAAACTCCACTATTTGCCAACTTAACGATTGTTTCTGTTTTACGTTTATATGCCGCAATAAGGTATGATATGGAAGCATAATTGTCAACGTTTTGTTGATGTAACCTGTCCACCGTGCATGCCGACACAACACATGCGATGTTTTCATTTCGATCGCGTAATGTCAACAATGCTAAATCAACCATACTAGCCGTGATTCCAGTTTTACGTAAACGTGATAATATCAATTTAATAGTTGCATCCTTGCCGTGCGATGCAAATAATGTGATAGCGCGCGTAATAGCCCTCTTATCAGGCAATGCTTTGGCCGCAATAAGTTCATTAAATATTAATTCAAAAGTGTGTGTTCTTAGTAAACAACCACTGAGAGTGAACATAGGATCATGCCAAGCTTTGGGAAACTCATTAAATACTAATTTGAATGTTTCAGGAGCCTCTACTGCAAGCTTAAGTGCAAACTCATACCCCAACTCAACTTTTTGAGTTGACAATACTTGGATAACTATCTCAGGGTGAGCATTATGGAGGTAAGATTGATATCTGTAACTGCGACTTAGAAATCCGCAATTGAATGCCAACCGAGTATTCATGAATGGTTGCATAATCGCCCAGTTTACCAACTGTAGTGCAGCGGCGAGTATTTCTTCTTTGCGTTCTTTAAAGTAATCAAAATCGCAATATAACGCAGCGGATACTATATTATCGCTGTTCACAAATATATTATACTTGACCCACAATTCAATCATACCAAGTATATATTTTTCAAATGAATTGTTGATTATAGCATTAAACATGGCTTCGTCAACACGAGTATATACGCTACCATATCTATTACTACCCCAAAGCATATCCGTGATGACCAACTTGCCAACTTCAATCAACGATAGTATTATGGGTTTTATGCTTGGTTGCGACTTTAGCATGGTGATTAAAGTATGTGTTGAGATTTCCAAAGTTTGATCATTGTAGCCATTTATTTGGCCAAGGAAATAAGCAAGTGACTGATTTGCCGATTTCAGCATCGCAAGAATGAATTTGTCACAGATTTTGAACTCACCCGAATTATTCAACAATTCGAGTATTTTTTCCATGCTCACACCATTCTCAATCAGGCGAGCAAACAAGGCGTCACGGAAGTTAATATCACCCCCTATATGGATATCCAACCCCATATTTACCATTTTAAGTATGTTTTGATATGTAATGCCTCCACCTATCACAAATGTAACATCACCGGGTGCTAAGTCAAACAAGACTAGTAGGTGATTAATGTAATCAAACATTTCAGCCTGATTTGATGACTCAAGAGCACCTCCGAGTAGATGCACGCGTATATTAATCACTTCACCATATGGCATTGTGATCATAACGTCACCATGGTGTAATGTCAGATAACGTTCTAATAACTTTTTGTTGACACTTTTGCCGATATATAACGGATCAACATATCTCAATTGTTCATCTGAAGCTCCATCAAATACATCCACCATATTATGCGCACATGCCGCACTAAGATAATAGTTTGGCATTTGTTCACCTTGTGTATTTTGTTCACCGGTGGATATATTATTAAACTCTAAAATACGTTTTAGTTCATTCAAAGCAGCCATAGGCGCCTTGACAAGAAACTTGGTGATTCTAGTAGGGTGTGCGTCCGCGATAATTGATTTGACTCTTGGTAGCATTATTTCCAATGCATTGTAGTTTCCCAATACCATTATTGAGTCTAGCCACATCCAAATATTCTTTTTAATGTCAAATTTGGGCTTTTTGTTACCGGATGTTACCATTTGTTCGATCATTTCCATGGTATCAGTAAATACTCGTTTAAATATTTCCTTATTACCACTTTTGATCGCTGGCATCACCAAAGTATTTTTATCAACATACATATCATAGAACACCATCATATCTTCGCGACCATTCAACACAGCCGCATAGGTGATATGATGTTCGCGGATCCAGGACGCGTATCGATTTTGCAAATTAATCATATCTTGTGGACTCAACACACGCATTATTTCATTAGTCACTTCTTTGATGCAATATTCCGTCGGCAACAAGAATCTTTCCATATAATCTAATAGCACGATTAATTTTGCAGTGCCAGGAACAATTTTAAGAACATTAGTTATCTTGGACTTAATAGTAGACATTTGATAAGTGTATTTAGTCGATTAGTTGTTAGTTCAGTAGTGTAGATGATAGCTATATATGCATTAGACATTCAATTTTAAATCGCTGCGCGATTTGTCGCCCTCCACGCGTTTTACTCGTTTCACTCGTAAAGCCTCGCGTCGTTCTCCATATTTTTTGGCGACTTATGATACCTTATGTAAGCGGGATGTTGTAGTTTAGTTGCCAAAAAATATGGAGAACGACGCGAGGCTTTACGAGTGAAACGAGTAAAACGCGTGGAGGGCGACTAGAGTGAGGCGTAAGGCCATAGGCCTAGCCGAATCTCTAAAAGGCCGCTTCATAATGAGCACAATCTACTTTGTAATCATCAGGTGTAAGTGGAGGCATGATACCAAGCACTTCACCATACAATATTTTAAATATCTCAACATCACCAGGTGTGGCGCAGCATCGGCAACCATTTAATGAACGCTGGCATTGTGCGGCGCCAGGAGGATTCAATACGGCGCCTCGAAGGTTAGTATCATCAACTAAAGTATCACGGTAGATTTTATTTTCTTCTTTATCATAATATTTAAATTGTTGACCAATATTTAATCTAGGAACTAAGGTTAATCCATCAAATCCACTTGGAGAAGTGATATTATCGGGTGTGTTTGCTGGGTTAGGCATGCCGGTATCCATTGGTGTATCGCTAAATCCATTGTCAGCACCATTTGAAGAATATCCAGCGTTGGTATAAGCTTCGCCGGAAATAACTCTACCACGCAAGTTGTCACGTTTGTGGAAATTCATCCTCAAATAAGTATTTTCATCAGTAAATTTCTCGGCCATTTTACGATCGGTCTTAGCTGCAGCTAGTTCATCAAGCGCTTGTCGGCGCATAACTTCCATTTCAGTGTCTTGGAATTGCGGGCATTGGGCGCCACAAACATCAGCACTGGGACACATATCACACGATTCTTGATATCTACCATCATAGTATGAGTGTGTCATATCAGGGATTACACCTGATGTCACAATAGTCGGCGCAATAACTTGCTCTTGGCCACCAAGATCAAATCCACCTACGCCGCGAAATATTCTAGTATAGCTTTCAGTTTGGTCATTTACCGCGACCAAGTATAAAACTATAATGACCGCAATAACGAGCAATGAGGCAACGATTTTATCCATATTAGATTACCACAACTATGTTTACGTTTCTCAAATATATATTATGTTTGAAAAAATACACACTGTATTATGTAATTAATTTTTAAGTTACTTGTTTATGTATGTGAAATACTATGAGTAACTATTTACTATCTGAGCAGTTATGAACTTGAACCTTGATGTAAAAGTATCGTCGGTAAGACACACAAATTGTTCATTTGGTATTATCCTTTCAATGGTGTTTGTGGCTACATTCATACATAATGGTAACGATGTATAAGCCACTAATTCGCCAGCATTAGCGCGGAAACTGAGCCAACTTACGGCCACAATTTTCTTCTTTGATAATTTTTTGCTATCTATTAGTGTAACTGATATAACGCTTGATATATCTGGATGTATTCCTGTATCTCCCCAACCACCTTTATCTAATTTTTCAATAATAATATCAAACACATCTAATTCTTTATTTACACCGTTAAGGTAATAAAACTCTAGTAATTCATGATCTTTTGTTATCATCCCGTTTGCATCTAATACGACAGGGTATCGAGCAATACCATGACGTTTATTAACCACAATAGGAAAATAAATAGCGTCACTGTAGTATAAACTATTAAGTTTAACTAAACTCATCACAATGATTAATCTGAACTATTAAGATCTTGATATATTCATTTTTTATTTGCTTCGCAAATGTCGGGCTCCACGTGTTTGCTTTGTTCGGCGTGGCCGTCGGGCTTCGCCCTGGCCTAACGCCTCACCGCATTACTTTGCAATGTTGGGCTTTGCCCAACAAGCCCCGCGTCTCCCTCCATATTACAGTCAACGTCCGCTAACTCAAGGTAACTGTAATATGGAGGGAGACGCGGGGCTTGCGGTGAGGCGTTAGGCCAGGGCGAAGCCCGACGGCCACGCCGAACAAAGCAAACACGTGGAGCCCGACATTTGCGAAGCAAATAAAAAATGAATATCACCAGAAGGTATAAGTATTCATCGTATAAATTGCAATCAAATGGAACATTTACCTAATGAAATCTTTGCGTATATGAGTGAGTTGGTTAAAATTGACCACCGAGTCTTGAGATTGGTTTCTAAGAGATTTCAAGAGTTATCACATGTCGGCGAGGCCGTCGTCTCAGAGTATGCGTGGTGTATACGCAACAAACACCATAAACTCGCTGAATGGTATTATCGCCAAGTAGACAAACGTATTAATTTAAATATGTTGTGGATGGATAAACGTGACTTTTTAGCAAATTATGCGTCGGTGTTGCCACTTTATATATACCAAGATCATATTCATCTTGCAACGTCTTCCACGTTCTTGGCAAGCTATATTGAAAAATTCGGTTTAATACACTACATAGAAACCATAATGACACTTAATGTGGATACACAACATTTTACATCTAGTGGTCAATTTTGCCATATTATTGCATGTAAGATGGTTTATAAATGTTCCTCAGTGGAAAACAATTATCTATCATTGATGTTATTAGTAGGCTTGATGAATTCACCAAATAAAATTATTGAACCGGTTATATCTAATTCTGATTATGTGAATCAGTTTTCGTTAAATCAGGTAAGGAGTTTGGCGTTTATGGCATTATGTAGAGGTAATATTACCAATTTTAAAATCATTGGAAAATTATACTCACGAAATAAACTTCAATTATGTAGTGATTTAGCACTGATCGGATTCTATATGGACGTTATAGGTGACCGCGCCACGATAAATGTTTTAATGAAAAATCTATATGACGATTTGATTAAATCGGATATTTATCCTGTTTACAACACACACGTCTATTATAAATATCACATAGGCGATAACAAAAAAATAATTATAGGATAATATCGACAAAACCATTATTTTTTTAATAATCATCGGTGAATGCAAATGTTTTCTTTTGGAAGTTCATTTTATCAGCATTGCGTCTATCGTGCTCTGGGTCACCACTAGTAAGCATTGGCCGCGAGTATTCAGCGCGCGTATTATTAATAACATCTTTGCGATAGTTACTAAGCAACACTTCATCATCTTCAGTTTTATAAGCCATCCATTCAGTTACAGTATCTAGCTTATCGCCAAAATCGGTCATTACAGTTTCTATTTTTTGATCTACCTTTGCAAGAACAAAACTAGAGACAGCATGTGCAATTTTCTTACTACACGCTTGCATAATTTGTGTTTCTATTTTTGCAATTTGAGTATCATCGATTCTTACTATTTGTCTATCGGAATCAACGGGATCACTCAAACGTTTGGATTTAACAGACCCAGAGACGACATTATTGCTATTACCACTATTACCATTAATAGATCCTCTTAACTCGGCAAGTAATTCTGCTTTAAGTTCTTCTTTGAGCTCTCTAAAAATGGCATTTTTAACAATCGGTATAACTTCCTCAGCTATATTGCTTACGAATTCACGATTTAGGCCACTTGATCGCGACATTTAGTAACCTATACGTTATAATACGTTATAATATATTATACTAATGTATAGTTTAACAACTTTGTTGCTTTAAATTAACATTTATCGACAATAATCATAATACTAAACAACAACTAAAAAACCATCCTTGATGATATCAAATTTTATAAACCAATGACCTGATTCTACTGTTCCATTAATCATAACATCGCCATTGTATTCATACGTTATATACGGAATTTGATCTGGGTCGGCAAATTGATTTGCTGGTTTGCCAGTATCTTGATTCATCCAAGGTTCAATTACATCCACTCTAAGACTCGGTAATCCAACAACATCTATTTCACTTCCAATTGTGTATATAGATGGATTATTCTCTAAATGCTCCAAGTATGCTAATACCATCATGGTAGAATCATCATGCGATGTTAACCTACTCCAATAACTACCCATTTATATCAAGTATTTATAAAGCAAGATTATTATATTAATATTGTTTACACAAGATGCTAGACGCTTATAATATTCATGCTAAAATTATGTAATTAGTAATATATATTTTAAATACGTTAGGTTGTTTTTTCCATTATCTACGTTAAACAAGAGAGGAAAATTTGAATATAATATTGCGCTAAATATATACACCAACTAAAGTTATTAGGTTATAATATCTCTCAGCACACATGTCGTCAAATGGTAAAAAATTCAACAAGCCGATGGCCACGCAGACTCGAAAACTAATATCTACAGCAGGTGTTCAAGCGGTGGAATTTTATACTCTTGGTAGTGAAAACAACCAAAAGGAATCAAATGTAGCGGTAAATAACGTGGAAATGTTTAGAAACAATGAACCGTTTCCCAATGGTGTTTATGATGCACATATGGGGCCGACAGACGTTAGCTATAAGTGCCTCACTTGTGGTAAAAACAAAAAATACTGTCCAGGACATGATGGTCACATAGTATTGAATTATCCTGTTTATGCTCCAATGGCCTTCAACGACATGAAAAAATGGATCAAATTAATTTGTTTTAACTGCGGAGGTGCAATTATTGATGAAGCCACATATCGTGGTTATAGCAAGATGATTCGATTGGACGAGGCAAGCAAAATTGCACGTAATAATGCGTTTCGCGAATGTGTGCATTGTCAAACGCCACATCCGGTTATTAAAAAGAATCCAAGGGAACCCTTGGGTTTAATTGAACAACCAGCGCCAAATGCCGATACGCGTCATTTGCTACCACACAAGATTGCTGAAGTGCTGTCCAAGGTCACAGATGAAACAGTAAAGAAACTAGGCAGGAGTGTAAAATCCCACCCTAGAACTTACGTTTTAAATGTTGTTAAAGTGCCCACAACCACTATTCGTCCAGACACAAAGAAAGTTGGTAGTAGTCGCAATTCCAACGACAATATTACAACTATGTTGCAATTATTGTTGAGATTAAACCGTGTATTGCCTATAGTGGTTCCTGACGCTCCCGATGAGAAATTCGTAGCAAGTGTTTATGAACTAAATCGTAATTACTATGAAATGATTAGAGGTGGAGGCAAAAACGTTAAAATCGGCAATGCCGCTAATGTTTCGTTGGCAGGCCGTCAAAAGGGCAAGCGCGGTAGATATCGCAAGTATATGCTCGGCAAACGAGTGCGTATTATGGCCCGTAGCACTATTACGTGCGATCCTACATTAATGCAAGACGAAGTGGGTGTGCCACTTATTTTCGCTCGTGTGTTGTCAATGGAAGAAACCGTGCAACCATTTAACTTGTCGCGATTACAACAATATGTAATCAACGGCCGAGGTAAGTATCCAGGCGCCACAAAGATAGTTAAAGCGAATGGTAAAGAATATTCCATTGAGAAAGTTAAACCTACTGATTTGGAAATTGGAGATAAAGTATTTCGTGATCTTATAACAGGCGATTATGTTGACTTTAACCGGCAACCATCTTTGGATTGTCATCATATCAGCACCAAAAAAGCAGTTGTTAGTGAAAATCCAAATTTACTTGTATTAAGATTAAATGCAACCATCGCAAAGCTGTTCAATGCTGATTTTGATGGGGATTATATTGTGGCGTGTGGTATAGCACCATGCGCTTAAATTGGTCCCAGCGTATGTAAAAGCATACGCTAGTGGGTATATATCGATCACCCGTAAAGGTATATACCCGCAAGATTTCAAAATTGCGGGAACCTCCTAAAGCGTTAACTACGTGTCTCTGTGAAAACAGATAAAAAGTATTATTTATGATACCGACTATCGTAAAAATGTTAACGATCAGTTGCTATATTATGCAACGAATGGACAATCCGCAGGGATAATTGTAGATTGCTACAATCGGCCCTCAGAGACTAAATGGAAGTCGGTGATATTTCGCGAGAAATGTTGCTTAAGATATAGTCCCTCCCACGTGAAAGCGTGTTGTAGTGTAGCTATGTTACGGCATATCGAATCTACAAGGTTTGTTATAATTAATTATTGCAAACTGGTGTTCAGGCAAATGAACTTGATCGTATATACTGGTGCGGCACAACGTAATGAAGCATTTATGTTGTCATCGTTAAGGGAGAACTTTATCTCGCCTATTAACGGTTCGCCGTCAGTTGGTGAGATTGAAGACTCAATTATAGGTTTATATAACCTTACAAAATCAGGAGTGTTGGTGGATCATTACCATTTAATGATCCTATTGGGCGGCGTTAAGCAACTCCCAGATACTTCAAAATGGGGCTTTGCGGCCAACAATACAAAATACTACACTGGCAGAGAAATAGTTAGTATGATTTTGACACAAACCCCGATTAGTATGGTGCGTAAACCGCAATCATACGACCCTAGCTTAGCTCCTTATATTGATTACCATCCTGAAGACATTAAGGTGGTTATTGATGACGGAGTATTGAAATCTGGTGTATTGGACAAGAAAAGTGTAGCTAGAGGACAAAATGGTGGTATTTTCCACTTAATTGCACTTGAATACGGCTTTGAAGCCGCAATTAATGCAATTTATAATCTACAGCAAATAGCGATTGCTTACAATATGATGACTGGTGTTACAATTGGTATGGAAGATATTGTAGTAGATAAAGAAACTAAACGCAAAATTGATCGTATTGCCAACGATATCGTTAGTAGATCACAGTTAGTGACTGATAAGTTGATTTCCGGCGAACTAATTCCGCCAATTGGTCAAACTGTATCTAATTTCTATGAAATGCAACAAATTTCATTGTTGTCAGTTTATGACGACTTTAAGGACCCGGTATTGCGCGCAAAATGCATGAACGCGAATATTAATGGGTTATTTAAAATGGCCTTGTGTGGCTCAAAAGGTGAACTCGAAAATATTTACAACATGGTTTCGAGCATTGGCCAAAAAGTAATCAACGGCGAGCGTATGCTTGAGAAGTTTGGTTATAAGCGCACTCTCGCATACTATCGTCGTTTCGAAACTGACCCAGAGGCTCGTGGTTATATTCCTGATTCGTATGTATCAGGAACTGGAACTGGCGCCTTTGTGTCCGGAGCTATGAATGCAAGATTCGATCTTGTAGTCAAAGCTCTAAATACTTCAGTTACAGGTGAGCAAAACCGTAATTCCATTAAAAACATGGAAGGTAGTATTGTCGATAATTTTAGACGTGTGACTAAGTCGCAAAATATCCAACAATTTGTTTATGGTGAAGATGGTTTAAATCCATCTCGCTTAGAACCAGTTAAGTTAGCGAGTATTATGCTTGATACAGCCACATTAGAGGCAAAGTATCGATATGACGGCGAAGGAAGCAATGACCCTGTGTTTACACGGGAATTTGACGCTATCGTATCGGAACGTAATGAATATCGAAGAATGTTTTTACAACTCGAAAAGATAAACGTTAGAAACTTATTTACTGATGAGGTAAAACTCCCTGTAAATATTGAACGTGTGATTGACCGTGTTAAACGCGCATTTAGAGGTCAACCTGCAATGACAGCTGGAGAATTAAAACAAGCGAGTGAATACATTTGGAATTATCTAGAAGATTTACATTATGTATTGATTAATGAATATCAACGTAGTATACGAGGTAAAGTTCCTGATATGATAAAATCAGCAACTTGGTTACTAAAGGTATATATTAGACCTTTAGTATCGGCAAAACAAATCTCAACACTACCTGCAAAGGCTATTGAGGCGATTTGTGAACGTATTACATTACGTTACACCAACGCTTTAATGGCGCCTGGTAGCGCTGCTGGTATCCTAGCAGCACAATCATTCAGTGCGCCATTGACTCAATATATGCTTGACGCGCACAGAAGATCAGCTACAGGAGGCACCAGCAAATCATCAATGCGAACTGCAAAGGAGGTGTTGGGCGCCAAACCAGTCGACAAATTGGAAGCTCCTAGCATGATTGTTCCGCTAGAACCTAAATACTCGGCCGATCAAAACCTCGCGCAAGAAATTGCAAACGGTATTGAAAACATGGCGTTGAGATACTTTGTTACATCTTGGCAGGTATTCTTTGAGAAATATGGTGAACCTAAACATCCTAAATACGCCACTGAAGCAGCCATGATTGCTGAATTTAACAAGTTTAACCCATTACTAAAACCACCAAGTGATTTAGTGCGCTGGTGTATTCGATTACAACTTAATCGTGTTAATATGATTCTAAAATCTATGAGTGTCGAAGTTATCGTGAGAAAATTACGTAGTGTTTATCCCGATATTTATGTAGTTTACTCACCTGAAAATGCACCTAATCCGATTATTAGAATATACATGCGTAATGTTGTATTTGGTGATCACGTTAATATTGAGTCAGTTGGTAATATCCGTGAAACCATCATGGACACAACTATTCGTGGTGTGATTGGTGTAATTAGCGCCCACACAAATGAACGCACAAAGATATTTAGAAATACTGTTGATGAAGCTAGTGGTAGTATTAAACGTTTGGAACATCATGCTATTATTACCCATGGAACTAATTTATACGGCATGATGTGCGTCGATCAAGTTGACGCTTATCAAGTGCAAACAGACGCAGTAATGGAGATTTATGAAATGTTTGGAGTTGAAGCAGCGCGACATAAAATTATGATTGAATTACGCGGTTTAGTTGATGGTATTAGTCATCGTCATTATATGTCTTATGCCGACGAAATGACATATAATGGTCACGTAACGAGTGTTGAACGTCAAGGCTTGAGCCATCGTGAGCCAAATAGTATTATGCTTAGAATAGGTTTTGCAGCTCCTATTGGCACCCTAGAGCAAGCAGCAGTGCACAATCTAAGTGATAACATCTCGGGCATAACAGCACCTTTGTTGATTGGTAGTGTGCCCAAAATCGGCACCTTATACAATCGCATGTATGTCAGTGATAAGTTTGTTAAAGCTAATCTAAAATCAGCAGATGATATCTTAGATGCATTGTAATTAAGTAGTTTAAGTAATTTAAGTAATTTGCACAATTAAAAAACAAAAATAATATTATTTTTTGGTTAAATTGCGGTTGTTTTAACCATCACTCCGTATTTAAATATATTAACTCGAATTAACCTACCATCTATATTGTATATTTTTTCATGGCCATGTTTGTAATCATTAACATAACTAACAATACTCGATATACGGCCATTCGCATAAAAGTTCATTGAAATTCCATTTCTCAGTAAACAATAACAATTAATGAGCCCTAATAAATCACACGTTGCTTTATCATAGAATAACCATACGCCGCTTACAACGCGATTGTGGGATTCATATATATCTATATGCTCATTCCAAGCGTGATAAATTATGCCTTTTGTGTATCCATTTTCGCCTATATAATTTCTAGTTAATACGGTATCACCACGAAAGCAAGTTACTTGCGTTTTATTAAACTTTTTCTCATAAACGTAACTTATTTCATCGTTACCCATTATATGCGATTTTATAAGCTTACCGTCTGCGTATTCTGCCTTAAATATTAAATTAATCACAATTTCACCATCGACTTTTTTAACATCATTATCCATTATCAACCCGTGATATTTTCCATCTTTATAATGTTTCGTCCATCCATGATGTTTATTACCTCTGTTATCAATATAATCACATGTTTCAGGGCCGTGCGGGAGTCCATTACGGTATTCTAAATTTACTTCCCTACGTCCGTATTGAGTATAATTACCCCAACACATCTTACCATTGAGAAATCCATGATTAAAGTGCTTAAAATCTTCATTGCCATTCTTATCCTTAAGAAAATACTTACCATGTAATTTACCATTATAATAATCGACGGTTTGCCTAATGCTATTTTGTATTACTACTGTGCCGTGTAAAACACCCAATCGATAACACCCCGTTGCACAAACATGACCATTAAAATTGGTTAAAGTCATCACACCATGCTTAATACCGTTAACAGTTGTATATATAAGTATATTGTTGGCATACACTATCTTCATCTCCTGTGGCGTGGTCGAGCTAAACAGTGCCCACGTTTTATTATATAGCGTTTTATTTAACTGCATAACAAGTCGTGTAATACTTCCATTATTATCATATTTTGTAAAGTGATAGTAAAGTATATCCTCCATTGTGTAATTAGATTGTTAAACTAAATTCATTTTTAAGGTCAAAAAAAATAATATAAACTAATTTGTGTTGTCAAGTGCTTGTTTCAATCTTTGTAATGCAACCGCAAGTTGAATATATCCGCTTGCATTTACCAACTTTACCAGTAGATTATTTAGTTTGTAAGGTTTAATTGGTGTAATCTCACGACGACTTAATTTTTGCGCTATAAATTCCATGTAGGACGCATCGAGGCCGCGTATGGAATACTTTACGGCGTCTTCAATATCGATTTGGCGAACTCTACAATATGGCCAAATGATCCCCACCACCGCATTCATCTTTTCACCATTATCTTCGCTACTCGGTTGATAAATATTTTCATTTAGGATTATAACGGGTTTTAATTTATTAACTAGTAAAATTACTGCTTTAGTGTTTACATGTGAGCACTTCCATCGGACATTTGATAAGGTTTTAAAATGGTTAAAATGATCCAGTAATTTATCCACATAAATCGGCGATTCAAGCGATATTAACGTAGTCAACAAATCTTCGAATATCGCGCCAATTATATCCGTTATACCTACACTGCCGCATTTCTTGACCTTCGTTAATATTATTTCAAATAGTTCTTGTTTTTCTGATTTGGCTGTCCAAATGAGTATATTGTATAAGATTTTATTGAATTTAATAGCATCATCTGTGATATTATTAATTAATTTTAACGCGCGTGTATATTTTACAGATTGATATGATAAGCCACAATATTCATTAAATAGTGAGGTTGGTGATATTTGTCTACGATTATAGAGTTTCATCACTGGGTTATTACTGATAACAGCAATAGCTTTTGTATTACCAAATCTAATAGCAATTCGTAGTTTGTTATACAACATAGGTTCATAATCAATATCTTTGAAAGCACAGATAGTGTTAAACAAGTAGTTGTAAAGTAATCTACAAACTAATGATAAGTTTATTATTGTAGCATAGTTGAGTGGTGTGATAACATGATTGGTTATTAACTCTCGCGGTAGATGCAATAAGTCCATCTTGTATTATTAGTTTCAATAATACAAATTATATATTTTTTTCAATTTTATATAAATCGTCACCTTATATATAATCATCATTGTTATTACATATATCTTCACAATGAATAAAGCTATCATCGCTATTATAGTTGTGCTTGTGCTTCTTGCCGCCGCTTATTACTATTACTACACTACTCAAAACACAAAATGGGGCGCTTATAAAGATATACAATCAGGCGGCCAATTTGTCGTTTTGAGAAAGGTTAAAGGTAACGTTGAATGCGCTGGCGCTGACGGTAGAAGCTGCACACGTTTCCCTACTCAGGCCCTAGCCGATGTCGCCGCAACTACCTATAACACTACCAATAGCGCTGGTTTGAAGCCATTGGCTTGCGGTGATGCTCATAATGCTATATACGGTAACACCGGTTACTCTCAAGGTGCTAACCACTGGTGCAATGTCAAATTTTAATGCAATTTTGTCCTCGTAATGGAAAAAAACAAATTACATAATAATCCCACTTAACTTATTTTTTTCATATAATATATTTTTAGTGTAAACTAACTGCATAATGGACCCCACAGAACTACTTTTAGCGTTAATAGTTGTATTAATTTTAGTCATTGCTGGAATAACATGGGACAAGATGAGAAATACGGAATGGATGGCCAAAGTAGATGATAGTAGTAATGATCCTAATAGAGCTACTAGCGCGATATTGGTGCGTAAATCCAATGGTATAGTGTGGTGTTTAAGTTACGATGGTGTCGAGTGTATGAGATTCCCAACTTTGAAACTTGCGCGCGAATTTATACCAGATGAATCAAAGATTAAACCGGTAATATTAAGTTAAAGATTGCTTTATTAGTTAGTATTTAGAGCTAAAATAACAATGGTCGACAAACGAATCGCCGATGTGTGTAAAAAATTAGATGAAGTAATGAGTCGTTTTAATTCTACTAACGATACTTCAGTGCAAGTTTCACCACCATTATTGCAAACAGAGGAACTAAGTGATTTAATTAATTCAAGTGATTTAAGTGACCTAACTGATTCAACGGATGATACCGGTTACTCAGGTGATTTGGAACATAATCAAGATGAAACCTTACCATCAAGTTATATGCTTGATGCGATTAATCGAGATAATACAGTTAAACTAATATTACGACATGTTGATAAAAATTGGTTAAATGTGTTGGCAGCAAATACATCAGGTTTGATGTGGTTATATGGCGATGTTATCGATGATACAGATAATATCTATAGCTTTGAAAACATAAGTGATAATATTAGTAACATTATCGCAGAAATAGCCAAAAAGGAGGTTGTTGTTGATAATCACAATGAACTTAAAAAATACAGTAGATATATTCAATGGTGTATAGAACTAAGCGCAAGAATGGGTCAGTATAATGCTATAAAAACTATATTTAATGCTGTGAGTATCTACCATCCTGAGGTTATTAAAAAGAATAGTTTATATAAATACACACCGGCGTTTAGTTTACGTTACGCCATTGTAAATGCTGTTTTAAGCGGAAATACTGAACTCGCAGAGTGGTTGACCTTGCAATCAATGGACACAGAGCAAACCATGGACGGTGTTTGTAATTTAATTAATGTTAGTTGTAACTCAAGTGCTGTGTTTAATGATATGGCTCTCAATGATATTAATTATAAGGATTATATTACATCTTCAGGATACTATTATGCTATAATGAGTAAAGATATTGAGCTTTTAAATACTGTGTCTATGAGTATATTTTCCACCGTTAAACGCAAGAGTATGATATCAGTAATCAACTTACTCAAATCGTTAACTCCCGATGAAGCAAATGATAATATTGATATTAACATGGGAATTGATCTACCTAATGTTGACATTGGCAACAAGGAATACGAAATTAATTTTCCATTTGCTTATGCATTGGCAATAAAATATGGTAATAGTGAAATCAGGGAGTATATTTTAAATGATGCTAGTTTCCACATGATGTCTGGTAATGAAGTTTGTGTGTTTAATGATAATGTATTTAAACACCTGATAACTTCATTGAATGATATTGATGCTTCTGTTGATTATTTGGAAACTATCGATGATATAAACAGGGGCTACGTAGCCGCTTACATTACACTTTTAAGATGCATTGAGCGGTATCAACGCTATGACTTATTGGACCGAGTGAGTAACTTATTTGCAGGAATTAGATTAGAATTATTTATCTATGTGTCGATACTTACTAATTCAAACAAACAAATTTCGCAATTTTTATTAAGCAATAATCCAATTACATTACCTAGACGTATGCGGTTAATTGCCGATTGTTGTCGCGATGAATATTGCAAAGAACTGTTTCTCAATGCAACAGGTGAAGATAGCGCAAGTTCAAATGAATTTATAAATATGTATTTACATGGCTATAATCTTGCTAAGAATAATTTTGAAGGCGAAGAACTAGATGATATTGTCGTTAAGATATTTAGTATTGAAATGATTGCTCAAAAATCGTTCGATGTATTCAAAGAATTTTGTGAAACAAGAAGAGTGAAATTAGGTAAAGCTCATTTTAGTATAGCTGTGTTTTATAATAACATTGAGGTATTGGATTATCTGTTTACAAAAGTGCCGCACAAGGCCCCAATGCATCTACCTCTAACGCCGCATATAAGTTCACAGTTAGATCGATTAACGCTTTCAAAAAATAAACAAATGATGAAAAGATTATTTTATCATAACATACCTATTATTTTAGGGAATTGTTCATTAAAATTCAATGAACTATTTATTGATTAATGCCTGTGTTGTTTTAAGTATTTCATATCATTGGATATTTTTTTGCTTGCCTCCGGTGCCGTATTTTTATTTAAAACGGCCCTAAGATTCAACTCTTTGATAACCGTAGCATAATCTTTTTCGCGAACTTGTTTTTGTAGGCTTTTGCGCCGTTTAGATGCCGGAGATTTAGTTGTATAGTCACCTAATGCGCCCTTAGTGGGTTTTGGTAATATAGTTTTAGCTGATTTACGTTGCGATTTACGCTTAGATTTACTCTTAGATTTACGCTTAGATTTACTCTTAGATTTACCTTTTGGCATATTGTATGATTGTATGATTGTATGATTATATTATTATGAGAAAATTATACATCTCTAGTAATTTCACTATCATACATGTTTGGATTATAACCACCTAGATAATACGCGGGGAAAGGGAATGTTGAATTCGCCATCCAAAATCCTTCACGTATGAAAAATAAATAGAGGGAAAATATCAAAAGAATAACAACGACAACGGCTAATAGCTGCATATTGGTGGCAATAAGTGAATGTATATAAATGAATAAAAATTTAAAATCAAATCACTACTATTATTTATAATGTCTACTATCCGCAATATTAATATACGCGATACATCTGAAATACATCAAGTTAATAAATTATGCTTACCTGAAAATTACCCAATGGATTTTTACTTAAGTGTTGTGGTTAAATATAGTCATCTGTCTTATGCTGTAGTTACACACGGTAAGATAGTAGGATATATATTAACCATAGTAGAAAATCTGGATGGTGTTGTGTCGGGATATATAGCATCAATTGCCGTGTTACATGAATGGAGGAGGCAACAATTTGCCCAAAAATTAATATCAGCTGTAATGGTTGCCCTAAAAGGATATTCTATATTATCAACACACTTGCATGTAAGAGCAAGCAACACACCCGCAATATGTTTATATAAAAAATTAGGTTATTGTATAATCAGCGTTGAATCTGGCTATTATGCCGATTCAGAAGATGCATTTTTGATGCAAAAAATAATAACTTAGTGTATTAATTTTATTTTTTAAATTAAGCGAAGTTGAATTCGCCAGTATTGGAAGTCGTTGGTGTCACGGTTAATTCGGGCTCAGTTGCAACTGGTGCTGGTGTCGTATTGACAACCACATTAGGTGCTGCATTAGGAACATCCTCGGGCAGTTCATCACTGAATGCTTCAGGTTCAGGTTCCATCAAAATACCTTCATTAATCAAGATCTTGTTGCTAATACCTTGTTTAGTCATACTAATACCATCCATAAGAATTCTAGTATTGACAACTCTCACACCGCGTTTCAAGAAGGTGTGAACGTTTGCTTCATTAACATTTAATGCGTCTTCTGCAGGTTTACCATCAGGCTTAATAACAGTTCCCTTGAAGTTGCTCTTTTGTTTACCTCGGAGAGGCTCAGCAGGGTGGCGATCACTAAACTTATCAAACTCAAAGCTAATACGGTATAAAGGATCTTTACGGTCCTTGCCACGGAGTTCTTCTGGAACGTCCTTGTTATCACTGAATTTACGCTTGATTGTTTGATTAATGTTGGGGAATTCTGGTTTAATAACACCATCAGCAAGTAATTTTTGAATTTGAGCATCCCTAATAGGAACCAACAGATCCATCATTTCGCCGAATAAACCGCTTTTACTGACAGTTGTTTCAAACTTCTTGTTTCCATACTTCTTTTTGTTTCGGAAATCTTCCTTGTTGTTGGGATCTGCAAGATCCTTTGTAATCATAATAGGAGCATCAGTTCTACCCAATCGGAAATAAGCTGGACCCTTAACGACATTTTGCCCGCCAATAGGCACAGCTTCAATCTTTAACGTCATCCAACTATCACTAACCACGCCCTTGGCATCTTTATTTACTTCAACGTGAACAGTAGGTAATCCGGCCTTGATTCTATCAATAACGCTTCTGGGGTGGAAAACATAAACAGTTCGGCTCATTTTATACTTGATTTATAGAAACAAGGGTCGATATTTGAATTATATAATCAGTAGATATATAAATCTATATTGTAATACAAGCTAAACACCAAATTCAATTTTTTGATTTGCAGCGGCTAGGTCGGTTACACCTCCCATACGCCTTGCAAATACTCGGTCTCCACGTGTTCTCCTTGGCTTAAGGCTTCGCCTACGCCTCGTCGAGCCTCGCGTCAACCTCGGTATTTAAGTATATTATCCGCTACCTTTAGCCGACTTGTGATATCTGGTATTAACCATAAATACCGAGGTTGACGCGAGGCTCGACGAGGCGTAGGCGAAGCCTTAAGCCAAGGAGAACACGTGGAGACCGAGTATTTGCAAGGCGAAGCGAAGCAAAGCCGATGCAAATTTATCACGGGATATATAAAGCATAGTGTTTAATAATTATTATTTTAACCGATTAAAAACATGAGTTTTATTGCGCTTTTAACATTTATTGTTATAACATTTGCTTTAATGGTAGGATCAGCTATAGGCATGATTTGTGGTGAAATGTTTGGATCAAAGTTTAGTATAGATGACAATAAAATTGGCGGGTGGAGTTGGCTGGGAGGCGCCATGGACGCGCTTGTTAAGTTTACGGGAGGCGATGGTTTAGACGATATAGCCGCAATTCCGCAACTACAACCACAGTCATCACTACAACCACCTACAAACAAAGTAAATGACTATATCGATTCATTAGCAAACGATTTATTTGATTTACCGCACACCCCATCACACGATATTAAATGGGAAGATATTGACACTGATAATATCGATTCTGAAACTATGAATAAGCTTTATAAACTATATTACCAAAAACATGAACATTTGCTTCAAAATAGTTCAAAACAAGCGCATCATAAAGAACTTGGTGGCTCATCTGATAAAGTTAAAAATATACTTAAAGCATTAACTGACGCTGGTGTTTGTGTCAATGTAAATAATGTAAATAATGACCAATCTGTTTACGTATCGGATCCTGTAGTTTATGCCGATATTGGAGCAGGTGATTGTAATACTACTTTAGAAATCGCAAAAGGGGTTTCCGCTGCAAAAATTTACAACATAGATGTAGCTAATTATTGCCCAGACGTCGCCGTTATTAACTACGTAGATGGTAGCATAGATAAAATAATTAATATACCTTCCAGCAGCGTAAATATTGTTACTATGATAAATAGTTTACATCATATGAATGATAGCAAACATAAGATTGAGGAAGTTAAACGTATCCTTGTTCCAGGTGGAGTTTTGTTAATTTATGATCATTGTGTGTCTAATAACGAGGTAAAACAAATAGTAAAGTTGCAGCATATCTTATACTACATTAGCAACCTTACACAGAGTGATGTTATCTTGGAATATAACGAATTTAAAAAGTCTTTAACTGATTACTTAACATATAATCAACTTTACCTTTTTGATCGCGATAAGCTAGATAAGATGTTACTGGGAAGTGACAATAGCAATAACCAACCTAGGTTAACTATGTTGAACTTTGAGAATATTAGTGACAAATATAATACATTCATAGCAACTTACAAAAAAATAGAATAATGTATTTTGTTGTCATAAACAACAAACTTAATAATACTTATTAAAAGTAATTTGGGACATCATCTTACCCCGGCAACATGGTAATCTAAGGTGGAATTTATCCAGCACTTCGGCCACTGAATCGCTACTTTCAACCAACATTTCAACATCATAATCATGTTTTACATAGTTTCTTTTTTCGATTTGATATGCCTCAAAGATATCACCTAGGCTACGACCACACGTGCAAAGTATTAATGGAAACATTTAATGTAATTGATAGGTTGTAACTCAACAATATACTTTATATACACTATAATTTAAAATCAATTTTGTTAAAATTGAATTAACACTGTCTATAAGTGTTATTTAAGATATAAACAAAATGATTAAATTTGACATTATTGAGTCTATCAACTACCGTCCTGTAATGAATAGAACAGTGGTTAAGGGTAGCCCTGGTAGCATAATCACAGCGCATATTCCCACATTAGATCATGTCACCGCAAATACTAAATCAAGTGTGTGGTTTTGGCAACAAGGCGTGGACATGACTGGCGGAGTGTGCGCTGATGATGAATTTACGCATGATTCACCTAATGGTGATGTTATGCCTAATTACAACCCGATATTCAGATGCGCCGCAGGGGACATCTACGATATCTATTGGGCAACTGGCAGGATGGTGCAAATAAAGATCATGGAAAGTGCCAATGGTATGAATTTTGCGGAGTTTAGTATTAAAGTGATCATACCTGCAATGTATCGCATGATTAAACTGTAATTGATCAATTACGGATTTACATACTAAAATTGAATTTTTTTATATACAAATATCGTATTATCTACAATTATTGAAATGACTGAATCTTCGGGATTTGATGCAAACTTTAACATCACTAGATGCGGGTTATACTCGCCTGTTTATAATCATACTTTAATTATTTCAAAAAAAGGAATAGATATTAGTATGGATTCAATCTATAAGTATATGATGCTGGAACAATCAGGTGAAGAAACAGTATATTGGTATGATCAAGTTAATCATTTTGATTTCATGAGTAAACTAAAAACTACACTTAAAGGCGACAATGAGTTGGTTTTAGAAGCCGGTTTTAAACACTGCAATATTGTGTTCCATCTCGCACATGGTGTTAAATATACAGTTTATACTTCATCTGGATACTTCTTTGAAGTTGAAGTATTGGGCAACGATACGCGCGTTCCAAAGATGGTTAATTCGGTCGGGTTAATGTATTATATGGGGTGTGTTTGGGGCGAAGCGCGTGCCCGTGTAAGCAAAATGAACTCTATTAAAAGCTAGTAAATTTGCTTATTTTTTGTCACTTTTAATGTCACTTTTAATGCCACTTTTAATGCCATCAAAAAATATAGAGGGTGACACGAGGCTTGCGGTGAGGCAAAGCCGAACAGAGCAAACGCGTGGAGCCCGACATTCACGAAGTGAATTAAACATTCATTTTTTCGTTTAATTTAGCGATTAAGTCCTTGAGCGCAGGGTCGACATTCGCAGGATTAACACCAAGCAATGTTCTGATATTATCAACTAAATCAGGATTGCTTGATAAAGCACTAACAGTGTTGAAAAGCTTGGTTCTTGCCAAATAGCCAGCCTTTTCAATGTTGAAGATACGAAGCTTATCGGGGTTAGGCTTGGTGATAACGTTCTTGTAAGGGAACTTCATCATTTCATCAACAGTTAAAGGAACATAAACAAAATGAGTTGAGTGAAGGAAGATGTTGACCTCGGTGTAACGTTCAACAGGTGCAATGGAGTATCTAATAACGTTGGCATTGAGCAATCTGACGCCGCTGGTAGAATCTTCAAATGTGTTGACAGAGCCTGCATAAGCTTCAAAAGCATTCAACAATTCATTATACTTTGAAGCATCAAAAGGTTCATTCTCAAGAGCACTAAAGCCGAGATAACCGCAATATCTCATTTCGTCTTGCAACATCTTGAGCATAGGATTGCGTTTGTAATGTTCGGCCAATGTGTCAGGGAAAACACCACTAATGCTACCAATACGGTTGTTTTCAGCGAGATCACGATAGATTTCAGCAACCATGCCGACAATAGCACGCGGATTAGATTGCACACGTTCAGTGATGTTTACACGCACACGGTCAATTTCAGCCAAAATATCCATTCGGGATTTATACAAAGCACAAGGTGAGTATTTAGCACCTTCATTCAAAAGATCGGGAATTTGATTGGCAACTTGCAAGAAGTCAAACACAGGGCGTGATTTCCACCAATCTTCAACCAAAGCATCAGGAATTAAATGATCATCGTTTTTGTAAGGCTCAAGCAAGTTGTAAATGTCGGCCTTTTGCAAACTCAATATCGGCGCAACGACTTCAAAGAATAACTTTTTGTCTCTACGAACATTAACAATAAAGTTAACAAGTGAAAGTGTGTATTCAAGGAAGGAATCGCGAATAGCACTAATAGGTTTTGTTTTTAATACGTCATAAACATACATAGGAGTGATACCCATTTCCAACAACTCCATATCCAAGCTGTCATCACCTCCAACCTTATCCATTCGTGTGTTGGCATTAACGGAATCTAGGTAGTAAGCATTTTCGATGGCAGAAATAATGGCGCGGCGTAGTTTATTGCTGGCGGGATTGCTGCTGTCACCACCTTCCTTGCCCTTTGCACGCTTCATATACTTGAGCTTCGCGGGTTTATCACTAGTAACTTCGATCTCACCCTTGAGCAACCAAACAGCCAAACGGGAGCCACGGCTGGAATCAATAAAGCGCTTGTCAAGTTTTGCTACAGCGCCAGATTTAAACTTGACCTCATCACCGTTGATGCTATCAACTTCAACGTGTTGATTGAGCAAGTTGGGGATGTCGTCACGCTTGTTGGCAAAGTCGCTTGGGGACTTGAAAACATCCTTAAGCACATGAGCCGAAAGAATATTGTTGGCAGTCATGGCTTCAGTGGGATTATCTGAGTTGGCAAGTTTGGCGATCTTCTTGCGAGTGTCTGCGTCCGCGGGCAACAAAAGTGTCAATCCCGGCTTACCCTTAAGATTGGATAAAGCGCCAGACATGCAAGTAAGACGGAAAAGTTGGGCAACATCAGGCTCCGCTTCGTCTAAGTAATCCAAAATATTGCAGAATGCTCGAAGTTTTTTACTCATATTGTTAATGTTTGATTAACTTTTACGTCGAGTATAATGTAGATTCAATTATTGATTTACGAATATATATAATGATGCAAAAATTTTTAGATAAAATATTGCGTTATTTATTATTTTGCATGAATTAAAAATTTAACTCGTAATTATATAAATTTTCGGGTTTCTACGTATTTTGAATCACAATGGGCGCAAAACTTTCCAAAACAGCTCAATTGATCGTAGACATTAATAAACAAAATCCCACCGCAGCCCATCGAGGTGTTCTTATTGGTGGTTCCGCGGCAGGATACAAAGAGAAAATCCCGATTACAGACGCGAACGCTTATGTAGTCGAGGATTTAATCACGCGTGGAATAATAGTTTTAACTCCTGATGCCGGCGAGAAGGACTACTATTACCTTTACCTTAAATTTGACGACAAAATATACTACAAACGCAACAATAGACGCGCCTTTTTCGCTCGCAAGTTCTTGCCATTAGTAAGAGTATTATTAAAGGCTGGTATTGAAACTTCACTTGCAGTTGCCGCCACTCAATCGGCCAATATTAAGACTGTTGCGCAGTTTGAAAAGGGTGTTAAAACCGCTGATAAAGTCGGTGAGTTGTTCCTTGGTAATTTGCAAAAATCATTGGAACAAGGTGGTGTTACGCCTCAACAACTTAGCAGTGCTATTAATGGTGCTAAAGACATCGTTAATGAAACTGTAAGCGAATATAAGCAAGCTGAAGATGCCGAAGCTGGCGCCCAAGCACAACACGGTGGTAATCTTGAAAATCCTATTTTGGGTGCTTATGATGATCTCATGGAAGACTTTATGGGAGGCTGTGGTGATTGCGGTGGTTTCTCAGGTGGTTTCTTTGGTGGAGACGATGAAGCTGATGACAGTGTGCTTGCCGGTCTCAGAGACTACACCAATAGCCGCGCCAGCGCTAGCAAACAACACATTCTTGACAGTATCATTGGCGCGTTAAAGAACTTCAACATCAAGATTGAAGGCAAGGATCGTGAAGATATTATCAAGAATATTCTCAAGCAACTCCCCAACGGCCGTGATCGTAAATTCAAGGACAATGCCGAAGTTCACACCAAGGTTTGCCGTGGTCTCGCGCAAGCCATTAATGCCCAATATGGCAGCACTGTTATTAACATGGATTTGCCGGCCGAACAAATCTGCAGCCAAGTTGCCGAATTATTGGTAAGCATTCAAGGTGACGCTTACACTGAATTCTTGTTCGTGAGAGGTGAAGCTGAAAAGGTGCTTCGAAATATCCAATTCTTGCTTGATCAACTCAAGATTGCCAAGGACAAGGAGGACGAAAAGGTTAAATCTATTTCCATGGATGCTTACAACGAAGGTATCGAAATGGACAACCTCCAAGACATCATTACTGGCAAGGCCCGAGAACAATTGCAAGTATTGGGTAATTTACTTAATGTTAAAATCAAGAAGATTGACCAAGATCTTAGTGAATTATTGAACGACCAAGAAAAACTCAACAAATATATTGAAAATCTCAACGGACAACGTGGCACAGCTGGTTTTAGCAAGGTTGTTACTGATATTCTTAATGCAATGGGAACTACAGCAGGATTAGTAAATATTATTGAAAACGCGCTCAAAGAAATCGGTATGAGCATTGATGAGTATGCTAAACTGCATGATATCAAGGAGTTTAGGGCTAAAGTGCAATCCGCAATGCAAGGAAAAAACTTTTCCGATGAACAATTGAAGTTATTTTTGAACTCTGTTGAATTATTGCGTAAGAATTTTTATAGAAGCAAAGATATAGCTGAATATAAAAACGCCAAACAAATTTCGGGTCAAGGCGAATCGGACGACGATATGGATACACACATGGACAACATAGCTGACGTTAGTGGTGGCGTTGATACTCAACGTTTAGAACATTTAGATAAACGTATCGCTAATCGTTCAAAATTAAGAAATATTCTTGTCGCTAATTTTGCTCAACGCGCTCAAGATCTTTTCGAAAATATTGTCAAGGCATTGGGTGTCATGAGCAAAAAGGTCGGTAGTGAGATTCCTCTTAGCGACCAGTTGGACGGTTTGAGAAGCATTATGCAACGAGTTAGTGCTGAAATGAGCAACCAAAGTGATGCTTATTTGTCGCTCCTCGGCTATTATCGCGACGCTATGAGCAAATCGCGCAAAGATCGCTTCATCGGCGACTTGAAGATGCTCAACTCATACATTGAGACCATTTTAGAAATGGATATGTATAGATCAAGTGCTCAATATTTCCGCGACATTCACACTAATATCAAGGCTTTGATCGAACTCATTGATAAAACTAGTGATGAGATGTTGAGCAAGTTCGGTATGGGTGAAGATAGTATAACTGGTGGTGATGATCAACTCACCGATATTATTGGAACTCTCAATATCAAGAAACGCAGCCCTCAACGTATTGTTGATGCTTTGATTGACTTTGATTACTATTATAGAGTTGCTCAAATTAAACAAAACTTGTCCCGAACAACAAGTGAACTTGATCACTATGTTGAAAGTTACGAAAAGTTGACCACGGAAAGTATTGCTGAAAGACTTAAATCTAGCTACGATAAATACGCAGCGTTCCGTAAATTATTAACAGATGCAAGAGATGCAACCGCACCCGCTCCTGCAGCTCAGGATAAAGCAGATCTTGAAGCTGCTGTGAAATTATTAGACGAACAATGGGAATCTGCCAAGAAGTTCTGGGCTACTGTTGAAGCTGTTGATGCCTATCTTCGCCATTTCACTGATGGTATTATGAAATCACCAACCGATATTAAAGATATTAAAGGTATGCTTGATGATATTGTTGTTATCCACGATTGGTATAGCCCCAAGAATGGTGATGAAATCGCTGCGGCATTTGATGATCTTGCGAACGCTGCCAATGGTGGTTATAGAGCAGTTGTTCAAAACGGCGGTCATTATTATGAGAGTTTTGTTGGTATTAATGCTGATCAAGTTAGCAGACCTTATTTCCCTACGCAACCTGCAATCCTTACTAAATCTCGCGCTCATTTACGTAAAGCAGTCACTAATCTCGGCGCTTTAAAGAATCTCTTATCAATCTTTGTTTATATTGGTAATAAATTTGGTGGTAATGAACTTAGAACCAAGATTTTCCTCACTCCTGCTCAAATCTACAATAACCTTGTTGACTTTATGGTTAACTGCGCATATACTCCTTATCTGAAGGATGCCACAGGCGCTAATCTCACAAGATTAAACACAGATAAAATGCAATTTGAGGCCGGAGGTGCAAACATATTAACAACTGCTCTTCATATGCAAACATCACAACATATGTCCATGGTAGGTAGTGCAGAACACGATATGTGGGGTCAAGAACACGAATTGTTCTATGACCTCATTAAAGGTTTGGCCGCAAAGGTATTTACTGTTCTCGGCACTTATGACTTGTTTGATCGCCCACTTGAAAGCAACCGTATTAGCCCCATTCGATTTGTTATTGGTGGTGATGATTCAGTGCCTAAGGTTGAAGAAGAAGCTGTTGAATTGTATTTAAGATTAACTTTGCTTGCGCAATTCTACAAGCGTTTGTTCTCATTCGATGAAGCCGGAGGCGACAATCCTTATGCTCAATATCCCGATATCCGCCGTAAAGGTGATGGTGTTGGTGCTGCAGCCGCCGCTGGTGCCGTTAATGAAGATTACCTCAAGATCACATTAGTCCCTGACGTTGACGGTGTATTTAGCGGATTGATTAAACTTATCTTCCGTGAGATTCCTCATTCTGGCGAAGATAAATATACTGAAGATGAAGTTAAGAGTATGATCAGAGAAATTAACTTAATCTACGGTAGAATGAAGGCCAAACACGCTCAAAATACTGTTATGGAAACAATCTACGAATTTGTCGGTGAAATTAATCGCCGATATGGTATTGTTAAGGCCAAGGAACACGACGCTTTAGTTGATGAATATATGATGCGATACGACTACGGAAAGGCTGGAGTTATTGTTCCTGGTGAGCTTAATCCCATCACTGATTACGCTATCTTGCCCGGTGAGGAAGATGATGTTATTGAACGTCCTTCGCCCGCACAAAAACTACTCGCTCAACGTATTCAACAAGGCGGTATTACTATGGTTAATCCCGACGTTAAGAAACCAAGAATTCTTGCTGATGCTCACAGACGCTTGTTGTATAACTTCCGTTGCTTGATTGATAAGCAATTTGATGGTATCAAGGATATGGAGCAATTCAACTTCAAGTCGGCCATCAAACTCGCTCAAGGTAAGCTTAAGCGTGAACAAAGCGACGTTAAGCGCTTTGGCATCATCTCCGCATTGATGCGAGGTGTTGATGTTTACACTAAAGTTAATGTTCACAAATATTTGATGTTCCACGAAACTGTTATTGCTGGTTTGAACACACTTAGTGCCATCCACACTCTACTAACCAAGTTCCGCAAGCAAGCATTTGTGTTTGATTACGAAGGTGTGCTTAAGGGCGCTGCTAATGAAGCTGCTGTCATCGCTAAGATGGTTGATAGCCGATTGATTTGGAACCCTGCCGCCGGTATCGTTGACGATGATAATATCACAGTTTACAATAATATCGTTAGCTGCATTTTCGGTAGAGGTGAGGCCGCGGCATGGAACCAAACTGCCGGTGGTAACGCCAATAATGCAATGGACGATCAAAACGGTAATGTTGTTGCCAGAAACGGAGATAGATATAAATTTAACAAGCCTTATATTGTTAAATCTATTATTGATTTGTTTGTATCATTGGGTCAAGATCTAAGTGGCTTGGTTGAAGTCAGCTTTGACGCTGGCAAGTTCCGCCTCTCAACCGGCAATCTCCGAAAGCTCATTGAAGATCTTTTCGCCGATGTTTCGCAATTCTTGGAACTTCTACGTCCTCAACTCGATGACGAATTTGTGCTCAAGTATGTAAGCAAGGAAATGCCTGGAAGCTACTACTGGTTGCAAGAACAATTGTTGGAAAAGATTATTATTGGTAGACCCGCCAATCGTAGATTAATTCCTGATCCTAATAAACCTTACACCAAGTATGACAACTTGGACGAAGTTGTCCGTAGTCTAAACGATACTCTCGCTTGGGCTATGGGTAAGTTCGGTAACCAATCGCCTATGTATGGTAATTTGTTTGCTGAATTGGTGTATCACGATGCTGTTAAACCCAGCAGTGGTCTACGTCCTAGTTTGTCAGCTGCTGTTGCCGATCGCGCCCAACTTGTTGATTACAAAACTAATCCTTATGAATCATTGTTCTATAATGTCGGTGATCGCGGCAAGACTCTTGACACTCGTTACATCTTCCGTTACAAGCAATTGTATACTTTCGATCGTGAAATTACTTTCAACCGCAGCATTGTTCACATGTTTAACCAATTGGTTGCCAAGTATATCCAAGCTTTCTATGACACTGTTCCTGGAAAGATCTACTCTGGCGCCATTAGTGGTATCTTGAACGGTCACTTGTCGCGCGCTATTGCCGACCAAGACATGACCTATCCCGACACCATCCCCGCTGTGTTTATGGATAACCGCACTGCCAATGTCACCACTTTGGCTGAACTTGCCACTTATTTGATTGGAGGTGCTCAAAACATTAGCTCATTTGATTTAATGTTTAATTCTCTACAAAATATGTATAATAACTGGGCCGCCGTAGCAGCTGCATTTGGTTTGAATAACAACCCAACTGAATTTGTAAACGACAACGCTAATTACACTGTAAGTAATGTTAATGCTGGATATACAAAACTTTCGGCTGCTATAATTGCTGCTGTTGCGGCCACAGCATTGAATAACGGTGCAACAGTAGGCAATAGAGTGCCTGGTGGTTTCGCTGCTGACATCGCCGCATTAAATAACGCTCAACCTACCGTTTTACTTGGCGAATTGGCTGCTTCGAATATTGCAGTAGGTCAACCAAATGCAGGTCAACCGAGCGTTGCTACTAGAGATATAGTTAACGGTCTTGTTAATGGAATTGGAGCTGGTGGTGCGGTTGATAAACCCAACCATCCTAGTGAAGTTGCAACTATATTGCGTGTTCTCCTTAACTCCATTAATGCTGGTGATGCTGCTGATAAATTGCGAGTGTTTGCTGCTGGTATTATGTATGAACCTGGTAACACCAAGCGCTTGGGAGATGTTGCTAGCAGATTTGCCAAGGGTATTCTTAGCCGTAATCAAGTTAAGTTTGCTATTAATCAAGATGAAGCCGATATGGTTTATGATGCCGGCAAGGATGCTTATGATGCCAACTTAGTATCTGGTCCTAGATCATATCTACGTGTTGCTCATAGTGGTAACGATCCCTTGTTGCCTTCTGGTGATTACTACCAATATCTCGGCAAGAGATTCACTGTGCCCGCTGGTGGTATCGGTATTAACCAAGTTGGTAGTTTCGGTCAACTTGCTGATGCCGACAAAGACCACGTTTTGTTTACATCACTTAGTGTCATCTTAAAGAATATTGCTACTAGCCGTGTTGCCGGTAATGCTTTCTACACCACTGATAATCTCGGTGAAGTTACTGCTTATATGAAGGAGAAATATCGCGCCTTTGCTCCTTACTTCAAGTGTTTGTTCAAGGCAATGATTGATAAGTGCTTGATGATGAAAAAGGTAATCAGCGAAAAGAAACTCAACTTGGGTAAATTCCCCGTTGCTGGTATTCAAAACCCATGGCCTGGTAAGCTTCCCGCTTACGAACAAGATAGCGAACGTCACCGTGATCGTTTGCTTGGTGTCCTTGACGCTGTCATCAACGGCTCCAATGATTTCATTAAATCTTGCGATGTGTTGGCGAGAGAAGTTGGAGATGATGCTAGATATCTTGAACTTTACAACAATGCCATCAAGGATTACAAGACTCAAAATGGTTTCGACCCATTGATGCCTTTGAGCAGCTCATTGTATTTCCTAAAGGATGTTACACCCGCACACGCTGACGAATTGTTGCCTGTTGGTAACTTCGGTGAAGACGGCTTCAAGTTCCTCTACGGTGCTAGACTGTTGTTGCATCCTTATGATATCAAGATCAGTGGTGAAAACTTGGTTGGATTCAATGATCTTGTTAGCGTATACAACATGACAATCGACGGTAAAATGGCATTACCCGCTGACTTGGTAGGTAAATTCTCTGAGAACTTTGCCAAAGCCACGCGTTTCCTATTCGGCGCCAAATATATCCGCGGTATGGAAACTATGAACGTTATGCGTGTTGATGAAGATTACCGTAATATTACTAACGGCGGTGCTTATGCCGCTAATGCGTTAGTTAATAACGCAGCTGGTATTCTCCGAACCAAATTTGTTGATGATTCTGCCAACCCAATTAGCAACCGTGCTGATTACTCTATTGTTGTTGCTGGAAATCGCCCCGCTATTGCTTTGGATGATGGCGGTGTCGCTGTCAACATCTCCGCATATGCTGCAAATAAACAACCTGCTTGTGTATTTAGCATTGCCAAGGATCTCGCTTTGGTATTGCGCTTAAGTGAATCCAATAGCCGAGACGATCGTGTCAAGGATATTGTTGATTACTTGGTTGCATTTGTCGATTCACCCAATGCTCGCTTGGATATTCAAAACATTGTTGACTTAAACCTTATTCCTATTAATATTCACGCTCTTGCAAGAGACATCCCGCTTGCATTCTTGTATAACTATGCTTATACATTCGATCGTCTTGCCGTTGATAACTTCTATCCTGGTAGCGCTCGTGCTGCCAAGGTTATCAAGAACCTTTGTGCCGATAATCTCGGTGGCGATCGCGTTGTTATTGACAGCGCCAAGGATGCGTTCTTAAGCTCATTGATCAACCCTGATTACAACCCATTCGCCGATGGTAGCGTTGACGTTTATGAAAACTACATCAAGCCTATGATGGTTGGCGCTACTGGTAATGACCTCGGTAGACCCAAGTTTATCTCTGACGAGTTGTTTGGTAAAGTTCTCTTTGGTGAGATTTACAAGACTGGTCAATACAGCGAAATCGGCCCTCAAGCCAGTTATAGCGGGGTGACCAAGGCAGCAACTGCTGTTAAAATACTCAACGATGCACTAACTATCTTACTTGGTGCAGGAGGAGCAGGTGTTTGCTTGTTTGCTTATGCCGGCGCTAATGCTAATGGTAAAATTAATCGACGAACTGCTATAGGCGCTGATGACAATCTACGTGCACGTGCTATTAGAGATATCAGTGAATTAATCATGAATAATAAACCAACCACGTTCAAGAAGGCGTTTACTTTGGTTAAATCATTGTTGCCTCAACCTAATGCCGCCAATGCTGCCGATGTCACTAATTCCAAGATGGCTGCAACTGAAATCGCAATATTATCAATGATTCTTTACCCGATTATCATTAACCAAATCAATAATCTCCCTATGGATTACACAGCGCAAAATTTACCTCAATTAGCCGATGCTACTCGTATGATCAACAACTACTATGTTGGATTTGATGAAACTCAAGTTGACGGCTTGCAAGGTGCTGATCGTGATGCCAAGGTTGCAGTATTTAATGCTGGTGTTGTATCGCCTGTAACTACAAAGGTGGCTAACGCGGCCCTTCCTGGAGATGTTAGTGATCTACCATCTGCCCTTGCAGGCAACAGAGTGCCCGCTGGTTACAACGGTGTTACAGGCATCAATATTGCTCAATCACATGTTGCTTCATCTGGACATGGTTATAGTGTTAATCTCCATTATTTGAAGAATGGCGAACGCAAGACCAAGGATAATGAAGTTGATGTTGATGCTACGCAAGTTGGCGTTGTTAGACTCACGAACGGTGAACCTGCTGGTAAAGAATTATATACTGCAGGTCGAGCCCGTTATAACACAACCATCGTTAGACAACTGTTGTTTATTACCAACTTGTATAGATTGGTAAGATTGAGATTACAACGCGATCTTGTATACTCCAAGGAAGTTATTATGCGATCTGTTCCTATCACTCGCAATGAGATTACTGAGCTCAATGGTAACTCTCTTAACCGCCAAAATGCCTACGAGAACTACAAGAACGACCCTAGATACCGTTACTACTTGGTTGTTAAGCGTAATCCTTAAGCAATAATCAATAAAAAATTAAAAAAAATAATATTCTATAAACTAAATTATTTTTTTGATTTAATGAAAAGTAACCACTTTATCCATAGCTGATGGTTTGGTATGAATGTGGTTAGAATGTTTTCTTATAATCAACACGATAATCTTGAGATTTATCAATCTCAACTCCCGGTTGACTGCGGTAGTAATCATAATAAGCAATAGCATCATTAATAAAGAATCTGTCCTGCGGCTTTTTGAGATATCTTGCAAGAGCCATTGGGGAATACACTTTAATATTCTCCGGTATTTGCATGTAAGCTCGTGGATCTCTGATAGTTCTGCCAAAATTGTCAACTCTTGTGTCATCTTCATGGTCATAAACTTCCTCAATAGTGGTAATTCGGCTAGTTGCTTTTTGGCCGGGCATGGAAAACATCTGGGGGATCGTTGGAATTCCCGCTGGTAACATGTTAGTGTTACCTTGAGGAACATCGGGATAACCAAAGCCGTGATTTGGCGCACCTGGAAGTATCATATAGTTATATGTTATTTGCTGGTGCACACTTCCCGCCTCGTATTTAGTAACGGTTTTGTTCTTTGGTTGATAAGCTTTGAACTTGTGTTTATTTTTATTTGCCAAAGCCAATTCAGCGTTGCGTTTCATGGTTTCTTGAAATCTGGACAATTTCTTTCCTTGTTCTTGCTTCACAATAGTCGTGGGTTGATCGATGTTAGGTTTAATAACATGATTAGTTGAATCAACAGGAGGCGCAGGGTTGCCAGTATGAGGCTTAATTTCAACGTCAACTTGCGGTTTAGCAGCTGGATCAACCTTTTGATTAATCTGTGGATTGACCAAAGGAACCTCAACATGCTGATCTTCTTCACCATCATCTTTATTTGTTCCCCGTGCCATAATTGCAATCTCACCGAGATAATTATATTCACTTGCAAGAACATCAACTGGTGGATCAATAGGAACAATGCTTGTAAGGTCAGGTGAAAATCGGGCTACCCATTTATTATCTACCATCAATCTTCCATCAAAATTAGGTTGGAAATTCATTCCAATAATAGGTATCTTGGGGTTTGACTTATTGTATGCCTCGATACAGCTATCGATAATAGGATCCATCGTTTCAATTAATCGGTTGTAAGCCTCAAGATCCTTTACAATTTGAGCATTGTTAACATTAGCGTTCATTTTGCGATAGGGGTATAAGTAGTAAGTTAGGTGGAAAAGTGGTTTGGTATTGTTTATAATAGCACTATTAGAACCCGAAAATTCAATTTTTTGGCGTATTAAAATTTGAATTTTAATACCTGTATAGCATTATATACAAGTATATTTCGGCCTTTAAAAATCAAGATGTCCAGCGTATACCAATTGGCTAATGAAACCCTTGGTTTAACCTCACATGCGGTAAATACGCAAACGGCAACAATCACGCCCTCGCTGCCGCTTAATCCACCAGCGGTTGCTACACCACGTATTAACACGCGCGCGCCGCTTCCACGTGAATATAAGGTATATAATGACGCGTTGGCATCGCAAGCATTCGGATTCAATAACAATGGTGTTATTTGCTGGGGTAACGCTGGTAATCAGTCGTTATTTAGTTGCACTAGCTTTATCGAAATGTTGTTGCATTTAGAAGAGGAATTAGTTAAATCCCCGTTGGGTAATGTGTGTGTTATGTTGGCGAAACATATCCGTGATAAGACTAATCCCGAAACAAGCACATTAAGCGGTTATAGTTTGCAAATAATTAAAGCAATGGTAACAGTGATGTATTATAAAAACGGCAAACAATTAATTACGGCTAGTCAACAACAGTGTGCGAATGAGGGCTTTGTATTACTACTTGACGCCTTAAACTGTCGCCAAATTGACGATCTTTTCAACAATATTTATCAGATTGATACCATGTGCCCATCTTGCAATCAAATATGTAGCACAATGCGCGATAAGAATATCCAAATTGAAATCTTTAGCAACTTTGAATTCAAAACACCACAAGAATTTGCAAACTATTTACGCATACATACCAGCGAAACAAGTGACTATAAATGCGACAAATGCGGCGTCAAAAGCGCCAACGTTACGCGAACTGCAAAGCTACGTAGAGTCGGCGAAGTAATAGTTATTGTATTTAATAAATATCACGTTAAATCAAACAAATGGTTCCCCACGGATTTCACACTTCCGGGCGCAAACAACACTTCATTTAAATACGAATTAGTGAGTCAAATTGAACACGTTGGTAGTTTGCATGGCGGCCATTATTATGCATATTGCAAACGTAATGACGGTGTTTATTTACTTAATGATACTTCAGCTGTCAAAGCAGAATGCTTTAAGCCGACACCCAACACATATATGTTGATGTATCATTTGTCAAACATTACTGATATGCCCGCTGTGATTGAATCAGCAGGTAGTAACTAATATGAAAAAAATATTAACTAATTAGTTAAATCAACGTAAGCAACTATCGCTTACATCATTTACGAATTTTTTTGCGGCTGTTGGGGTAAATTCATTCATTGTTACGCTGCCAATAGTAAACACTGATTCCTCCATTTCGTATATATCTAATATATTCAAGCAAGGTAAAAGTATCTTATATACTTCATTTGTTAATATAATGTCTTCAGTTTCACGAAATCCAATTAATTCTCTACGAGCGCGTATGGGGCCTAATAGGATCCTACCAACCGGACAATCATAAACTATAAAGCCCGCTCTCACAAGCAACATTATGAAATCCATTTGGAGCAGTGTTTCGCAAGTTGGAAAGTGATCTAATGCCGCCGATTGTATCATACTAATGAATTTTACCCATCCAGCAGTAAATAAGTTAACACCCGCGCATACCATTCCAATGGCTTCATTGAAATACTTTTTCATACCCGTATACGCCGGCAATTCGATGCCAGACGCGGCCACTAAGTATTCAACAATGCCAGTATTTAGACTTACAAGTTTACTCATTGTTGATATATCGAGTGGTAATATAGTGGCTAAATCGGCAAAGAGATGGCATAGTTCATCAAAACAGTTCCTGATTTGTTCACCTTGATGTTCTAGTTCCATTTTTAATAATTGAAGAATAATAATTTCATTTTTTTGGTTAATATAAAAAACATGGATTTTGATATATTACCGAATGAAATAATAGTGCTTATATGTAGATGTGATCCTGAAGTTTACAATACTATAAGTCAGCTATCACATCGGCATAACGCGCTTAGTAAGGTAATCAAAAACCCCAAAAAGTGGTTTTCAAGGCATGTGATTGGTTTACATTATGAATATACAGAACTACCGAATGGTGACCTGCACGGTTGTTATGTCACTTATCGTGAATCTGATGTTGGAAATACTAATAAAATCATAAAATCGGTTAGACATTATGATTCGGGTGTTGCACATGGTATATTTGTTGACTTTAATGAGAATAATATAGCTATACTACGCGGAGAATATTTAAACGGATTATACCATGGGCGATTTACTTACTACAGAGCGGACGGTAGTGTGTGCTGTATAGTTAATTATCAACATGGTATATTAGACGGACCTCAAACTTATTATTACGAGAATGGAACAGTTCATAATTATTATATCATTAAGCAAAACAAATATACTGTTTACCGCGAATATTTACCTGATGGGACATTAAACCACCAATTTAATAGCTAATACCACGGCCTCACCGCCTATTAAATATTTGAATTCGTAATTTATATCTTGTATAATATATATAATTTTTATTAATCAACGAACATATAAACAAAATGGTCGATACTGCTAGATGTATGAAATGTAAAAAGCAAGTTCCTGTTAAGGATGGTAAAATCGTTACAACTAAGAATGGTCGTAAGGCCATTAAGGGTGTTTGCGGAACTTGCGGCACTACTGTTATGAAGTTTGTTTCTAATAAATAAGTTGTTGTGTATTAAAAATCATCAATTTAACAAAACCCGAAAATATCTTTATTTTTTGAACTTTGTGAAGGTGGTTTAAACAAACTCTATCTAAATAATCATTATTGATAAGGTATACCTTAACTACATACATATCATTAAATACATGGACTTTGAGTTAAAAAAACATACACATTTATTTAAAATCCTATCATACACTCCGCTGCAAGCTATTTATATTGATGTCTCAGTAAGATTACGAAACAAAGCAGCATTGGCAGGTTCCAGTGAAGAAAGATGGCAAGCGTATATGCACATGATGAATAATTTAGAATGTTTAATAATGAAATACTACAACGCCGACCTTACAGACTTATTTGTCGACTTGTTGGACATATTTAACACGCTTTTTATTCATCGAGAATGTAAAAAACGTATCATGCGTAATTTTACTCGTGAACAAACATTAGCATTGGCAAAACGTTACCCTACAATCGGCAATGATGTAATGTATCAGGCAACTATTACTCGCCATATGGATATCATCACGGAGCTTAAAGAGGCCGGTGTGGCTCTACAAAAGATTGAATTTAAAGAACTTCATGGCGCATGTGATATTATCTATCCCTTTCTAGACATATCTAAAACTACACTATATGGACACGAATATAGATATGGACACACGGATTCTCCAACACCTACATTAAAGTTGTCTTATGAATACTCTGCGGCTAGTGGAATGAAATCAAAGATAACTTCAGTATTCGATGAACAAAATTGCAAGTTTATGGAGTTTTTAAATACAAATAATCTATTAGTTTATGATGATGATACTTATGGATCGGGCTTTACGCAATTTGAAGGGCGAGATAATAGGTATTCACAGTTAGATCCATGCGATGATACTGCATTTATACGATATGCTTTGGAGTCTGTATCACAACCCTTGACATACAGCAACATTGGTCATACAAGTGACGATGATGCGTTTATTTCTTTTGCTCCTAGTGACTTCGCATTAAATGATGTTGCATTAGTCAGCCCCAAAAAATAGTCAATATAAACTCAAAAAATAAGCAATTATACGACTTTATACGATTATACAATGGACTATAAATTACATCAAAGATTATTACGTATATTGAATCATTGCCCGAGTTTATTACTCGCTGAATGTTATAAATTAAAAACCAATATATCAATGTATAACATACGACATTATCTAGTGTGGTTTGTAGATAATGAGTTTCATGATCTTTGTGTAGAATTAATCACGCACACTCATTCGCGCACACCTGCTCCAATTCGCGACACTGAGCGCAATTTAGTCTGCTGGATGCCGACTGTAGTTTGCATAAAGTTAATCAAGTCAAATATTATGAATTCTAAAAAGGCATTTTCTTGCGCGGTTGAAGAAAACAAATTAGAATTAGTTAAAACAATACACAAAAGTGGTCTACCAACAGGTAAAATAATTGATCTTGATATACCAAGCACAGCTCGTCTCGATTACATGGAACGCGGATTGAATCTACACACAGATGAAAATAAATTCGGCAAGCTAATGGATTATTTAGTTGCAAATAATCTAATTTATCAATCTGATTACAACAATTCATATGATCCATATAACACATTTGGATATAACACGAGCTCACATTATGATACTCAATATGACAATAGTATATTTATGGATTATGTATTAGAACATGAAACGGAACTTAACGATTACGATAGGTCTCACCCTTTACGCTATAAATAAATACTAGCAAGTTTATAACTTTATTTTTTATCATCCACCACGAACAACATTTTAGGGACGTAAATACCATCAAAAAATATAACATAATATCGAGGATGACACGAGGCTTTACAAGTCTAGGCCGAAGGCCGAAGACCAAGTAAAACACGTTGCGTAGCAACGGTCCCGACGGCCTTCGGCCTTCGGCCTAGGGTCCCGTGGAGGCCGAGAATCACGAAGTGATTAGAAGCGGAGCTTTTGCTTCTCGTCGTATAAGGAAATATCCACATCGGGAACTTGCGTGGGGTTGCATTGAGGAGCTTGCACAGGGCGGCGCAAACCTCTCCAAGGCAAAGGATCATATGAATCATGTGAATCGGGAGTATACACACGGCCGGTCCAAAACACTTTATTATACATACGATCTTGCACAAATTCACTGTGATTCTTGATAACTTGATCATCAACAGCTTGCGAAGCAACCCATGAGTTGTAATCCATACCAGGCGCACCAAATTCATTATCACCATAGCTCATGTCAACATTCTCACACTTGATGCCGTCATTAGCGCCACAAACAGCGAAATGTTCGAGTTGTTCTTGAACAGCACGTTGTTCCTTTGTAACTAAACTAAGTTGCTTTTGATCCAATGTTGGCATGGTAATTTGATCATCCGGTGACGCAAATGTCTCCGCAGGAGTATCCGAAGCGTCAGCTTTTGCTGCTCCATGCGCACTATATTCGCGGTAAATAATTAAAATAACTAGAACCACAACTACAATCGCGAGTAGTTTTTCTGTCATTATTGTATATTTTGACTTGGATATAACGTTGTTAATATATATTACAAATAGAAAAAACCATGACAAAAAATAATCTTAATATTATTAGTTATTTAGCCTTGTCATATCAGCTTAAACAATATTTCTAAATTTAATCGCATTTGCGACGAGCGATAATTTAATTTTATTACGTGTTTTAAGTCGATAACATGTAATTAATTTGCTAACATTGTTATGGAATTTAACAACAAGATCTTGTTCATGTGGTTGATAATTAGTTACAGCTTTGACGTGCTCATCACTAAATACCACTTTATCATATTCTCCGCCGCAGCTCATTTGGACTCGACTTACTAGTTCATCTTTGATATTATTTTTTACTCGTATTAGATCAGTAAATACTGGAGTAATGATGCGTAATGTTCTTCTGATTTCATCTATTGTAGTGTTATAAATAACATCATTGTTTTGTATATTAGATAAACACTCCTTACGTAATTCAAATAATCGCATCGCTGGTAACTCACCGCATTTTCCATAAATCGGTTCAATAATTGGTTTGGATCTTTCCATTGACTCACCGGCTGCAATACACCATTTATCGATCCAATTGGTTGCAACATCGCCAGTTTGATCCTTAATTTCTGCTATATCAAAGCTGGGATACAGTTCCTTCTCACCTTTATACATGCCTTCTCCAGTTAAGCATGTTGCGACCTCACCGAAATTCTCATATAGTGCGATATTTATTTGTTTGTTAAATTCTTTATACACTCTACGATAAGCAGATTGTAAACGTTTCATTTTCTCAGCACGTGCCTCCTTGTCGCTAAATCTATTTGCTTGCTCAATTAGCCATTCAGTTGCCGAATTAATCCTGTGTTCATCATCTTGATCCGGATCAATAGGATTTGGGTGTGCAAATGAGTTGTGATAACATATAAATCTGCTAAATGATGTAATGAACGATCGTTCGAAATACCATTCTAAGTCCAATTCTAGCGGATGTGCGTGTGATTGCGATGCAATATAAACATCCAAATATTCCATGAAATCACCTTTTGTGGTTTTTTCTTTATTACCACGCTGGTTGATCTTTTCAGGGCGCTTTACAATAACGTATTTAAACTTGTCACCAGCGCCAGGTGGCCGGTAAAGCTCGCGATTAGGGTCATCAAACGGCAATGCATTAAACACCGCAGTCATTCTTTCGTGGAATCTTTTTACCGATTTGTTGTCTTTGGCTGGTTTGTATGTTGCAGTTTGTGCAAACATATCAATCGACCAATTATGAGTAAAGAACTTGATTAGTTTCTCACCAGCAATATCTAATGGTTCTTTATCGCTATGAATATCCAGCGCTTCCTTGATAAATTCATTGCCTAATACCTTGATAATTTGATTAACACCTTGTTTAATGATTTCAACACCTCGCAAGAAGTATTCATCGGGTTCAAAGTTAATTGTTTCAATATGTGCAGTCATGAAGTATTTCTTTTTGCCGCACCAAGCAGTTGGGAATCCAACTTCTTCATACGCCATATTGAGGTATCGTGTGCCAGTTCGTGCCGTCAAACGGTCACTAATCTCCTCACATAATATTTTCATACGATCCATTGTTAACTGCACCATGACGGTGTAATATTCTTCACGATAGCGACGCAATAATGCATCATCGTTGGCGGCTTTGGCTTCAGCAGATCGTTCCGCAAACCAAGCATCTATCATTTCAAATATCTTTTCAGGCGCCGAAATATACATTGAATCAGTATCACCATAATATAGTTTAAATCCATTGATGATAACACCATCGGACACAAACTTAATTTCTAGTTGACCTTGTGATGTAATACCAGCCGCAACTAGTAATTCATAAATCGCCGATCGGAAGTTACCCGATTCGCCATAGAATGTGTTGCAAAGCACTTTTAGAGCCTTTTGAATAGCATCTAGTTTGGCCGCGTCAAATTCTACGTCTTTGAGATGATAAGTTTTACCATGCTCGGAGCAATGCGCTCGATCAGGCCTCGCGTCTTCAACATCATAAACCATGGTTGTGAGCTCATTTTTCTTCATAATTTCCATGATTTTACATAATTTAACAAATTCCCGTTTTATAGGAACTCGTTTATCGAATAGTTTTTTCAATACATAACCGAAAATACCCATTCGTTCATTCACTAATGGTTCACGCGAGGGCTTAGGCAAGTATTTAACTTCTCTAAGCACCTTTGCACCGGCCGCTTTGGCCGCATCAATTGAGGGTTTAATGTCCTCGGGAGTTTCCTCAACAGGCGCCGTCCATTCAGCGCGAATCGGTTGCACAAATGTATACATCGATGTAACTTGTTTGTTGTCATTTAATACTTTGTAAACAACTTGTTTTTCATATTCATTAACAACTTGTTTATCTTTCTTGGGATCATAGATATTACCATGTGAAACCATCCATCCGGATACGGTTCCAATAATATTACCCGCTTGACCTTTCTTTTCACCTTGTTCATACCGTATAGGTCCAACAGGGTGCAATTTGTAGCCTAAAGCTTTTAATTCCTCAGCTTTGGCTGGATTTGTAACTACTCGATCAGGCGAATAGTTGTAACACATCATAATACTTGGATACAAGCTACTAAAGTCCTCACCAGTAATTGGTCGGTTCTTGTAATAGCCATACTTGGGTGGAAACACCCAAGCTCCAGGATAATGTTGCTTCATTTTTTGTTCAATATTCTTTCTAGCATTGCTAAACATAATATTGAAACGTGGCGCGTATCTACCAATGATATTACGCACTTTCATTCCATCAGCTCGATAAAACGCATCATATAATTGAACATACGATAGATTTGCTAATTCACACTTGTCGACATAAATACCTCGTTTAAAGATAAGTTGTTGAGTGCGGTGGGAATCGATCTTACAGTAATGGTCGCCTAAACCAAGCCAAAACGCATAAACATCGGCATTGCAACGACAGCATTTGGATGGATCACATCTAGGCACCAACTCAGGTGATATTCTCCTTGCAGGATCATATTTACTCATTGAGTTGATATCAAATGGATCAGGTGATATACATAATTTGCAACAATTTGGATCTGATTCCGTTTTGCGCAAAGGGTTGCTGCAATGACACTCCTTGATATCATCAAGTGCATCACCATAGCGTTTAATTCGCCATAAACGACTAATTGGCATATCGTCTTTTGCCGGTAAGTCATTTAACTGTAGGAAGTAGTTTAAGCTACGTTCGAGCTTGATTTCCATTTTTGGATATAACTTGTAAAATAGTGGTTGTGTGTCTGAATCAAGCATTCCTGGGAACTTTGCAACATAATCGCTAATATGTGTTTTTTCGGCATTGATTTTAATTTGTTCGCGTGTAAAGAACTTTCGCTCAAGATTGCACTTTTGGCCGAATTGATACAAGCTTATATGTTCATTGATGTAGTTAAACAAATTATAACGTTTAAACTTGTGAAACATCACTCGCCAATCAAAACGTTGGGAATTAAATCCATTACCGTAATCCGGTAAATATTTAGCAAGAATTTCTAGGAATGTTTTAACAACTCCAAGTTCACTCCCGCATACGATACTATAACCATCAAAGCTACGTGTATTGTGTTTGGAAAGGCCGATACTAAGAATCGGTTTATCACTACTAAGTGTATAAAACATCATACTGATGTTAAATACGTCCATGTTGTCGTGATCTTCAATATCTCTACCGCCTTCAGTTTCAATATCCCAAAACATTGATAACGCTTTGGGTCTTTCAATCAAACGTCGTGTAATAGGATCTAGTTGTGCTTTTATTTTGTTGCGACATTTGGTTAAACAGTTGATATTACATTCATAACCTTTTGTAAAGTTATTTAATGAACAATGTGGTGAGTTTATTCCAGTTATATCAGCGGGATTTTCACTTGCAATAAGATTCCATCCTGCTGTATTAATACCACGCTCGCGCGCGATTTTATTGAAATAATAACCCGATTCAGGTCGCCCAGAATCATCGTTCGCTGTTTGATATTGTTGCTTTTTATTGGCTTTGTATTTAACATTATGTTGACCTACAAGATCTAGAAAAGCAGATCTTAGGCCCAGGTTAGTAAAATAAAATCTCAACCATGGTCTAGTTGCTCGTTGAAATCCATGTAATTTATAACCTTGAACAATATCCCAATGACTAACATCGGGGCGGTTTTGTCCAGCAGTTAATGAACTCATCACAGATGTGTAGAATTCATTTGTTTGCGCACGGAATCGTTTTGGCACCATTATGTCGACGTAAATCGGCACATTCACCACCCTTACGGCAGTTTTACGGCCCAGTTGATCAATTCCAAATAGGTTAATTACAAATACATGTTTACCCCCATAACCACTAGGGTCCTTGATCCACTCATCTCGTTCTAATACAGTGATTGGGTGAAATAATATGGGGATTTGGGTCTTTGCATCAACATACTGTTTTATCGTTTCATTAATTCCAAGTAATTGATTTCTAGTTGGAAGTTTATTTAACTCATGTTTACCGATAGTTACCGGATCCATGTCAGTTATACGCTCAGGTAATCCTTCCTCACCATCTTCAATTTGCACCTTGTGATCTTGCGCTTTAGCAGACATGATTCAATTAAATAAACAAACTATAAAACTATGATATAATGGTCTATATTATAATTCAATTTTGAGTATAATTCATGTGTAAATACAAAAAATAAAGCCTTGGGTGTTTTAATTAGATTTTATGATATTATACACTTTGCCGGTTCGGTTCTTGATTTGTGAGATTTGTGTGTTTTGTGGGATTTGCGAATTTTGAGTTCATATGAAGATATCGGATATTCCAACACCCTCCTATTCACATCTCGTCGTAATTCGCAATTGTCGAATGTGGCGTCGTTGGTTTCGCCTTCAACGGTATCGTAAATAGTGTAAAAGTATTTGCTCATTGTGATGTATATAGTAGACTACTTAATTAAATAACACTTTTATACCGTAGATATTCAATTTTATGGCAAAAAATAAACTTAAATGTCGCAGTTATCAAGATTAGGAAATTACACATGGTCCTTGTGCGTTGTTTTTGCGACGTTTGGGTGGTTTCTTTTCTGTAATAACTATACCACCGCTAATCCAATGTAACTCAGTTTTATCAGGGTCTGCTTTGATATTTGTTTTGTTACTGTTAATACCACTGTTAATATCAACTACTGTGGGTTTTTTTGCATTGGCGCGTTCGATATCGCGCTGCATCTTGGCATTTGCTTTCGCTTCGGCCTTTAAACGCTTACGTTTGTCCTTTTCAAGCTTTTTAGTTGCACGAACGGTATCGCGTTGAGCTTCTTTGTCGGCTTTTAGCGCACGTCTACGCGCACGTTCTGCCCGATTATTATTGGTGTAAGTATTCGTGTTAATAACAGTGTATATATATGATGAGTCGCCACAAGCGTCATAACTAGTGTCACAACCACCTCCGTCAAAACCACCTTCACAACCGCTCATTGTATAGTTAAATTGAGTATTTTGCACATATAATAAAAAATAAGATGTATTCAATTTTTACATCACAAGTTACTTAAAGATCTTCTAATGGCATTTCAATTCTAGTTAATTCGTTTTTAACACTATCGTAAATATCAATACCACCTAATACAATTTCGACATCTCTATATCCACTGTGCATTTGTTGAAATTGTTTAATCTTTTCTAAACACGGTAATAAAGTCTGCGCGGGCGAATCGGTTGATGTTAGTAGGCGATAATGGCCCCATTTTTTGCGCGATTCTGTCAATAAAATATCTTCTTCGACATCCGTGCTATGTATGACATCGTATGTATTTTTGAGATTCTCGCCAATCATATCAATAAATCGTGTTAATTCTTTCCTGTGATCTGGGTAACTGTGATCCATGTAATCATATACACCCAAATCATTTCTAGCCAATACTTCATAAATTTGATGAGCATTAGGTTTATGAAGTGTATGATATTCAAGTCTAGTTTGTTTACCGTCCGAATCACAAACACGCCGCATGTATGATACTTCCGATTGGCGCCCCATAGCATACAACACGCCGGCATTAAATACTTGATGTATTTTGCTTTTAACACCATCTCGGCTTATTTCAAGCATCTTACGATTTAATGCAGCACCTTTAAATTTAACAGTGGATACCTGCGCATTTCCACCCATTAACCGGGCTAAACTAATTAAAGTAGAGCTTAATTGTAATTTACTCATTGTAATGATATTGTGATAACAAAAAATAAAACTATTCAATTTTATGATCATATTAAGTATCGATTAGCCACTTTCTGTATCAAAATTCAATACAACGATATTAATATCACCTTCTGTGCGCGTTTTAACCTCATAAAGTGTGGTCCAATCAAACATAGCACAATGTTGGTAGTCGATGAGATGATTTGTTAATTTAAATACATTAGTAACCTTGTTACATTTAAACAAGACTTCACCGTAACCTGCTTTGGGTTCGCCTGGTGTAGATAGGATTGCTCTAGGGTGGATATACGCGCCCATTCCAACCAACTTACAACCAATCGAGGTGGCGAATTTATCTATCTGTGCGCCGCTTAAACGTGTAGTGTAGCTACATTTTACAGCAACATAATGGAAATCATTATCTTGTATATATTTTATCATTGTGTTGAATTTATCTACACAACTAGGTTCATCTCCAAATTCAATAAAACTATCATAATGTTCAAGTTCTTTGACAATATTAGTATACTCGGTTGTAAATTCATTATTCTCGATCTCGCAAGGTAATGTAGTTACTGATGAGTTCATAACTAATATACTTGACAACAATATACTTATAATACAGCTTTCTTAATTCTTCAATTTTAAATTAAAGCGCACATTACCCTGCATATGATGGCATTTTGATTAGTTCCTCTACTTTTTTACCATTTTGGTAACGAGAATGCCACAGTAAACTACCGTCGACATTACGCATTAATCTTACACCATGATCAAACCCCAATTGATAATTTGCCTCGACAAACACGCCACCGGTGGAATGCCATGACGTGTATTTACCCTCACGTAGATCATCAGCATACCCGCATTCGGTGCGTTTATTACCATTTGGCCACCATTCACGATATTCGCCGTGTAGTTTGCCATTAAGGTAAATACGTGTTGATTCCGGTAAGCCACTACGGTGATATGTTTTTGCGGGTCCATCTCGTTCTCCTGCAACATACATGTATTCGGCGCGTTTACAACCATCCGGCCACCATTCAATATAGTCGCCGTGTAATAAACCATCACGATAATTACATGTTAATTTAACCTGGCGATTATCCCACCATTCCGTTAATTCTCCTTCACGCTTTCCATTGATTTCCGTGTATCTTAATTTAGGCCTACGAGGCGCCCAATCAATCTCAACTTTGTTTACTTCCATATCGAGGTTATTATTTATAATAATCATAGTTTATTGTGTAATTTATGGTGAAATTTATTGTGAAATTTATTTGACTAAAATATACAAACTTAAATTTGTTTAACGATATGAATCCGACATTAATTATTGCGGCCGTAGTAGTTTTAGTAATATTAATTGGAGTTTTATATTACATCAATAAATCAAACGTGATTACACCGCCTGACACACAACAGCCTCCGCCAACCGACACACAACCACCTGCTACCTCACAACCGCCTACAACGTCACAACCACCTGTTATATCTCAACCACCACCTGTGGTATCACAACCGCCGCCTCTACCTACACAATCGCCACTTACACCAGATCGTTGGGCGCCATATTATAACACCTTGAATCCCGCGCAATGGTTGGTGTTACGTAAATACGGTGATACAACACAATGTTTCGCCGATCCAAAGGCAACTTCACAATGTTTAGCTTTACCTAATAAAATAGATGCTGGCTATATAGCTAATGTTGCAATTATACAAGATGTAAATAAGATAAAACTAAACCTACCAGCTGGAATACAACTTTACCCCGTTATTAATTGCAATGATCAGATGAAGCAAGACCCGGCGCATTGGTGCAATATGTTTGGGTAAGTTATTAAAAACTAAATTAGTTTAATAGTTTTTTTTAAACTAATTATTATAGCAAGGCTGTTTGTTATTGGCATTTATTGACAAATGGATTTAAAGATTAAGATACTTATTTGCGTAGTAGTTTTAGTATGTATCGTAGTTGTGTGGTATCTTGTGCGCGCGAATGGTGCGCCTGCACCACCTCAAGATGCACAACCGCCGGCTTATGTTGACGGTATGTGGGTTATGAGATATACCAACCGAGGGGACGGACCATATACCATAAAACGACGCGATGGTAATATTTATTGCCATGGTGTTCCCAGTCAAGGAGAACAAGTGGGGTATTGTATTAAAGATCTTAGCAACGAGTCGATTAATGCCGCCAATGCTGCTATTGCAAGCGGCGCTGCTGACCCATTGACGGAATTATTAATGTGTAGTGGAGGTGCTACTTATTGCCCATACAAAATATAATCAGTTGGGTGGTAAAAAAATAAAGTTATAAAGTTATAAACCTTCAATTAACTTGTTCCATTCTAGTTCGGTTATAGGTGCTAGTTTTATTTTTTTGTGCACGTTGGTAGTTTTTATTGTTTTTTCAACTGTATATTTTGGGGCACATCAACTATTACTCGACGATAGGTGTATTGAAAATTATTTAACGCATATTCAATACGTATCACAAATATTTCAGCATCAGGCGCGTAATACACATATTTTATTTCCTGTTGTGTGTCTAATGTTGTCCACACATATGAACGATATCCAATATATAATGTTTTACCACTAGGTCCTGTAAACTCCTTTAAGTAATCGGATTCAATCTCGCGACGCGTAAATAGTTTATATGCTCTTGAACCTGATAAGAATGTGTTTATCATGCGGCATGTTTCCATTAAGCGGCCCCATACGCGCCAATCATAGCTGGCAATCATGTCAATTATTTCAACTGGAAATATCATTTTGACCAATAACGATGTTTAATTAGATTCATTTTTACCTAATTTCTTTCAACGATGAATCAAAAAGTGGATTATAGTTAATGACTAGGCCGCAATAGCGTGTGCGTTGTTTACTATAATCAACATTACGATAAATACCAAGCTCCACAGCGTTCTTAAGCACAAACTTAAAAACTTCCCAAAAGCGGGTTGTATGGAACCACGTATCATATGCTGCAATGTGGCTAAGCTCATGAATTACAACAAATAAAACTGTATTAAAATCGCATAAAGGGTAATCATAATCTTTGCGATAAATCGCTTGTTCGGTATCTATAGGGCGTTGACGCACACAAATATACATCTTTTCGCCTTTATTAAGTGTAGTGCTTGTTCCCGATTCATACCTAGGATCTGTTTCAATTATCTTTTCGTAATTGAAATTATTCAACATTGATAAAGTAATTAGCTCACGATCTGTGGTGCCTCCAAGATTACCACTAGTATACTTATCGCGCATATATTTAAGCAGCTTTATTACGGTGGCGTTGACTCTAGCGATGAGTTCCGCGGCAGCTTCCTTATTTGGAAAATCTGCTACCTCGTAAACATTACCGTCACTGGCCCTAACGTCTATTTTTTTGCTTTTACGTAAAAACGAGAACATAAAATATAGGATTATTAAAACAATAGCTATATATAATCCTGTTGAAAAATTTATCATTGTGATAAGAGGAACTATTTCTCGACCGCAAAATTACTGAAAAGTTTGCAATCAAAAAACTTGTAATGTTATATATAATAGGTTCTATAAAATTATCTCTACGATTATGTCATTTGATAATTCGCCGATAATTGGATCTGGGGGAGAAAAAGAAAATTTCTATACTAATAATCCACTACGCATACATTGTCTCGGCAAAGATGGTAAAATAAAGCAACAATTTGTGGTCATTGATGCATCTAGTAGAATACATGGTATTTTAACTAGCGGTAATTTTAATCAAAGTAATATCAAGGCATTGGCTCAACATTTCGGTGACCGATGGGCTAGTAAATTATTAGTTAAGCGTGGTGGTAAGGCAAAACATGGTAGTTATAACCGTGGTAGTTGGGATTATAATATCAATGATCAAACAAATACTTATGTTGCAGGAGAAGATACTGAGGATGTATTTGATGTTGGTTTGATTGAACAGTTATTGGAAGAAGAAACACCAAGTAATGTGAGATCATACGCCACACATGGTGTGAGTCAAACAGTATCTGAAACATTACCATATACGGGCGATGTAACCTACATCAATAATATCCATATCTACCCTATTGATAAATATAGTGAACTTAGATTAAAAACGCAAGTAATAACCCAAATACCGTATTATCGGCAACACATGTATGTGACAGTTGCGGGTAGTGTCATATTACCCTACAAACTATTTGCAATGGGTATATACGATGCAGATATAACACAAACACACGACATCAATAACAAAGAATCTATACATGGTGTTGTAATCGATAAATGGTTATTTGATAACAAGGATGAATCAAAGGTTGAAATTTTAGAAGACTTTAAGACACTTGATGATATCGGTTTGCCGACTGATGTTTACGTGTATGATCTTAATGATTACATAGATAATAACTTTGTTAATGCTGATGAATATCAATTAGGTTTGGTTTATAATGGTTTTGTTATCAAATATTTCCCACAATTTACCCTAGAAGCTTTTAAAGATTTTGTTAAAAGTGAGCAAGATTTTGTGATTAGATATGGCGACTTGGCGCCTGATACATCAACTTTAAGGTCGCGATTTGTCGCCGAGAAAGGCATATTAGACGCGCATTATAGCCTACGTAAAGGTAACCATCAATACGCAATTACTTTTATGCAGTCTATGGTTGATTCAGGGCAAGTTGTTCTAGATATTAGAAAGTTATTTGATCACCTACACACCGATTTGAAACTCCCTGAGATTTACGCATTTGTAAACTATAATAATCAGAATTACCTGTTGCGTAAATATTACCACTTAAACGCAAGTAATATACAGATTCCGATAGATACAAATATCCGCAAAGGTCTTACAATCGCTATCTCCTTGCGCCGAGATGATCAGATAAATTACCATATTAGAACATCAACAACACTAGAAAATGACCTTAGTAGATATTTGTATATAACATTTATGCCCGATGGTAAATATTTCATGAAAACTATTTGGAGTGAAGAACTCAAGATAGATTTTGATGAATTGCACAAAAAACTCAAAGTTATTGTTAATCCGCTTGTCGATGCTGTTAATGCGCTTGGAGGCAACGTATTTGGCAACTCACGTCGACTACAGCCGGTTTCCAAGTCAAATATAGTTTACAAATCATTAAACGTAAGTATTTATTATAATCGCGGCCTAAATAGCGACGAATTTAGGGAACTAAAACGCCTAATGGAAAGCTACACATCAGCGGGTATTACGCAATCGAGACAGGCGCAACAATTCGGTAAATATGAGATTTTGTGGTGTAAAGGCCTCAGAGACTATGATACATCAATGATTGAAAAAATTATCGGCAGTGTAGCAAATATCTCACTGAATAACCAATATATTCACTTTAGCAACAACACAGTTAAACAAAAATGGGACGCACAGTTTGCGGGTAAAGTATTGCGTATACATCAACGTGTCAGTGATGTTAAGTTTGAAATATTAAACATTCATGAAAATGATTTTGAGACATTTGCAAGTATACTCGCCACCTTCCTACATCAATTAACTTCCATAATTAACAACGCGATAAATACAAAAGTGGTATCAGATGTTAGAAATGTGCGTAGATTGCGTAAATTACGAGAACAGGATCCAGTTTTATATAATTTGAAAAAATATGGCCATAAAAAAGTTTATAGTGTGTTGTGTCAAAAGTCGCGACAACCCACTATTTATACTGATGCCGAACTCAGTGCAAATCCCGCTATGAAACAAAAAACAATAGAATACTACAACTTTACTACAAATAAACCGGCATATTACAAATGCGAAAACAAATATTATCCTTACTTTGGCTTTATAACTGGGGAACACAAGCAAGGATTCTGTCTACCATGTTGCATGAAAACGAAACCATCTGGTGATAGTAAGAAAATAGATGTTTTTGAAAAATGTATAACTGAACACAAATACACTGAAGATACACAAAGCACTTCTCGATATATCATGAATTATGGTAAAGATTTAGAACCAATGAGACTTGCACACATGCCTGCTGGAATTAACGATGCATTGCTTAATGCCGACACAAAGTTATTGATTTACGGCGTTGAACAAAGCTTACCACAACTACCGCACGCCGGTTTTATATTTGCTGCAGCGGCCGCAATCAAGCGTAGTGTGGATTATATCTTAGATAAATTCATGGATTATATCAACACGCAAGATTATACAGTTATGCTAAATGGTAAAATTCGTGAATATTTCCCCACTAAAGCAAAATTAATTAATGATATTAAAGAACTTGTAACGCCCGATGGTCAACGTAAAGGATTTAAACGTTGGAATGAAATATTTGCAGAGTTATTCCATCGATCAATGGGATATTCACCTATAATGATCATAGATGAAAGTGGTTATGCTGAGGATTTCAACTTATTTATGCCTTCGTATAGTGATTCCGGTGCCCGATTTGTAATAATTACAAAAGTTAAAAATCATTACTATCCTGTCTTTGAAGTTGATGTAAAGAAATACATTAAAACAAGTGAGATAGAAAATAGTGTGTTTGATCTCAAGCATCCTATTGTGGAAAATATAGCAGTTATAATCGCGCGAAGTATGAAAACATATACTACTGATGATGACACGGCGCACAAACAGCGTTTAAGAACTTATGTTAGTGTTAAAGAATATGCTGATAAGAATAAACTGACTATTTCGAAATATGTAAACTCACACAATATGATTTATGGAGTTGATTTTGATGGGGTATTTATTCCAGTTGCTATTGCTAATAGTGAAGATAAAGTAAAAACCATCACAACTCCACCCGTAGCAACTGAGTATTCTAAGTTAATAAAACACGTTAAATCAATCGATGAATTCATTGGTATTAATACCAACTTTAGGACAGTGTATACCTACAAAGGCGCCGTAAAGTTATTAATTGATACAGTGGGGTTTGCATACCACGTTAACGACACACCACAAGATATTTTCGATAAAACGCCCAAAATCGAACTAGGGCACGATCCTAATGAAGTCAATAAAGAATTACTAAAAAATAACATAGATACACATCCAAAACGCAGCGCTGATGTGAATAAATCACTGTATAAAATTTACGAATATAGATTGTTCTTTAATGAGTTTATAAAATTTTTAGCAAATGAACGTAATGAACCACTCAGAAAAACATTAAAAAAGATTTTAGCTGAATCGGGAAGTAAAATAAAACTCAGCGAAATATCAGCAAAATTGCGACAAGAGGCAGTTAAATCAAATGTTTCAAGAGTTGATTATATCAATCTACAATCATTATTATCCGATTACTACTATGTTCATGAAGATAAAGGCAAATTAATGATCGATTTTGATGAAACGGTGTTTGAATTTGATAAAATCACGCTAAATAAACTACGAGCAATGGATATTTCTAATGTCATAAAGGAACTAGGTAAGATAACACCAGAATTTGCTACAGAAGGTGAATTCAATGGTGAATTTCCTAATATACTTTCGACTTGTCAAGATACACGTAAACAGCATGCTGATTATTGCGGAGATAACAATAAAGTTATTGTAGAAAGTATACAAAAATGCATAATTTTATTAGCTAGTGACATCTTGAATCCTGTTAAATCTATATTGTTTGATATCCCTACTAGTAATGTTTTGAATTATTTCAAGTTTAATCGCCGTAATGATGAAACAATTAGTGTATATAAACTTTAAACTATATATGTAAATTATTTCGCGATAATATATATACCTATCCCTAATCACAAAATTATAAAATGAGTAACAGTGATGTTGATGAAGTCAAGATTAATTCGCCCGATAGCTTCTTTGATATATTTGGCAAGTTACAAAATTTAGACTTTAAACAGTCTATTTTTATATTTTTATTGTTTATATTCGTTTCCAGCGATTTGTTTTATGAACATTTTTTAAGTATGTTTGATGGTGCCGTAGATATGCGGAATGTTACCAATTATGGTGTTATTATTCAAGGTGTGATGTTAACTATTGGTTTTATTGTATTTAATAGTATGGTTAAAGCAGAGTTGATATGAGGAAAAAAATATGGTGCTTGATATATCGCTGAATCTATTATGGATTATTCGCCTAGGTGTAAGCTATTAACATACTTTAGGCCGCCTATTACATCTTCGCGAGTCGGCATAGTGTAATCTCTATATACTTGGTCCCAAGCAATAATCTCACTATCAGTCATTTCAGGAACATTGAATGTAAAGCTTATATCTGGTGGTTGAATAACTACCAAGTATCTATTTTTTTTAATAATTTCGTATAATACGCCAACAAGCTTTTTTGTTATATCTTCATCATGCGCGCCTAATATGTTAATTTTACCCTCCATAAAGAAATTAATACGAGTTGTTTTACCGGGATTAAAAGGCGTCGGCGCGCTAAAACAAACACTCACTTTACTATCTTCACGTGTATATTTTACGTCTGTGATAATAAATGGAAATTCCGACAATGATTGCGCTAACATAGCTTGCGCTGTGATTAAGTTTTGAGTAGTTTCATTAGTTTCACATACAGGGTCAATTTCGGCCACGGTATCGATCGCCGCTATCGCCTTATTAGCCTCGCCAATGGCCGTGTTTGCCGCAATTTGTTTTTCCCATATCTGTTTAAACAAATTATATAACATTGGTAAATCTATCAATGATTCGGGATTTAACACGCATTGGAATTTATAGTTTTTCATATCAGGATTAAGATGAATTAAATAAACTCGTTTTGAAGGATCTGTGTTGTTTACGACCAAGATCTCGTTTAGTAATGCAACTAACTTGTCCATACACTTGAGAACATCATTAATATTGTTTGGTTTAACGCCTGGTATTTGTATCTGACCATTGCGAAATACTTTTACTTTATAAACTTGCGGAAATAGCTTATCAACCGGTGCATTTGTAATATCATCAAGTGCAGTGAGGCAAACCATACGGCCTTCTTGAGATTTTAATAAAAATGTTACTTGGCTGTTACAATGTTCTCCACTACCCTGCACCTTGCGTGTTTTCTTTCTTAAGCCTTTGCTACACTTTCTACCGCGGTTACTTTTACGTATCTTCTTGGCCGGCGCACGGTAACTATTATGTGTATATTTTCCATAATTTGATTCAACTCCCACTATATCTTCTGTTAATTTAGGGCCTACTGTGTGTATAAATACGTCCTCACGTATGTTGACATTTGATAAAAATCCTTCAGTTGTAAACGTGGTGCTTTGTGGAACTGTGAAAACATCACCACAAATGGATTCATCCGATATCGGCGCAACCATTTTGGAATAAACTGCGGGGTTTAATATATTGTTATTAGGGTCAAATTGTGGAATTTCTATAAATCTAGCTTCCGCTGCGATCAACGGCGGCATTATTAGATTTAGTAGTTTTTGCTTTAAGATTTCAAAATCATTCTCCACGTCGGCTGTATTCTGTTGCATAATGTAATTACAATTTAACAACTTGTAAATGATATTATTACTATTATGTCTACAACACAAAATTCACTTTTTATTTGCTCAACTACGTTATTCCTTCGGAATAACTACGTTTCACAAATACTCGTGCTCCACGCGTTTGCTCTGTTCGGCGTGGCCTACGGCCCAACGCCTCACCGCAAGCCTCGCGTCACCCTCGATATTATAGGTAACATAAGTCGACAAAAGGTAGCAGATAGTTAATAGAAATATCGAGGGTGACGCGAGGCTTGCGGTGAGGCGTTGGGCCGTAGGCCACGCCGAACAGAGCAAACGCGTGGAGCACGAGAATCACGTTAGGCCGAAGGACTATAAGTGATTAATGTAAGTTATTTAAGCGAGCGGTAACGGCGTCAATGTCATTATCGGAATATAAACTATCTGGTGCTGAATGTTGTTTCTTTTTACTTTGCGAGTAAATAATTAGATTGGGAATTATTTCCAATAAAATTCGCCATCCAGGTCCTATGTTATAATCTTGCATAATATTACCCACAAATCGTGATGTATCATATCTCATACGTTTAAGTTTTACATTAAGATGATTATGCCAACCTCTAAGATCAGGTCGAACGCCAAAGAAGCTACGTTTACCATCAAACAACTCACCAAATCCATGCGCCATCATCAACATACCTTCTTCAGCCATGTTACAATATCTATTACGATCATTCATATGTTGTAGAATTTTAAGCACATTTTCAATCTTTTCAAAACTATCACTTGATGTGACCGACTCCACGTGCTCAATGTTTACTTTTTCGTCGCTTAAAACTTCGCGCAAGTAGGCAATTTCATCCAACATTGCGCGTTTGAGGTCATTACGTTTTTCATTTTCAAAACTATAACCTTGCGAAGGACTATTTGAAATTTCATTTAAAACACTACTAATATGACTTCTGCGTTCTTGTTCGGCGGTGCGAGTGCTTAAATCGGCACCAAAGCTCCCCATAGGAGTATTATACCGTGAAAGGTCACTACTCTGTCCACCTAATCCGCTACTACCAATATTACTATCCATATGTGATGTTGTTACAGTGTCGTTAATATTATCACTATGTTCGCTTTGCTCGCTTTGATCATCGTTATACGTATCACCATTATATCCACTTGAATCATAGTTATATGATGATTGCGTGGGTTGGGGTGTAGATGAGTAAGATTGATAAGTGGGTTGTGTGGGTTTTTTGTCAACGGGTGTGCGATTAGATGTGTCTAATATACCACTAAGATCTAATCCGTGTTTCCTTGCTATTTCATTTGCTTCTTCTCGGAAACGGTCGCTAGGGTCTCGATCCGTTTGTTTTGTGACTGTTCCAGATTGAACGAGTTGGCGTTCTAAATCTTCAATATTGATATCACCCCGCACAAACTCGCGATTGACAACACCACCAATTCCTTGTAATGCTATCATGTGTATATTTTGCGTTTATTATCAATTAAATATGAATATGTGATATAATTATGTATCTAGTTGGATGAAATTTTAATATAAGTTTAAATTGCGATTCAAGTATGATAAGAATATTAAGTTTTGACTGCGCTGAAAGAACTTTAGGTATTTGCCTAGCGAACATAACTAAAATATCGCTAACAAGAGATATTTTAATGCTTAAATACCATAAAATAAAACAGTCTGTGAGTTGTTTAATTAATTTTATTAATAATAAATTCAGCATCAGCTCAGATGGTGATTTCGACACACATGTGGACAAAATACTTGCAGAAATAGCAGATTTGCGCGATGTGGTCGAAAAGGCGATTAAATCCATTAAGGTTGAGTTTGCGCATGTCTACGATCTGTCGCCAGAAGGCGGCGGTGTATTACGTATGGAAGAAATTGCAAGGAGATTAAAAACATTACTTGATGAGTTCCATAAATCGCGACCTATACCCGACGGCGTTACTATAGAAGCTCAGCCAACTATAGTTGGTATGGGAGGCGCCGGCAAGGTAAATCTGCGCGCAATTCATATGCAAGCTTATATAACTTATTATTATGCAAATTGGAATAAATGGGTAAAAACAGTATCGCCTAAAGCAAAAAATAATATCTATTTTGCCAATGGTTTGGATTACGATACCTTACGTGCTACCACTAAAGGCGAAAACAAGAAAATTCGTAAATTACACACAAGTAAAAACTTTGAATATTATCTACAAATCAGCGATCAGGCCATCAAAATGGGGGACATTAAAGGCGGTATGTTAAACCATACAGCGGACGCATTTATGCAAATGATGGCTGTGGCCTGTAGATGTAAAACTCTAATAACAGGTGTATATGAGTAGTGTGGTGTGTTGTTTACTAAGCACACAACAACACACTAATCTAATTTGCGTATAGTTGACGTTTTGGCCATTTGTGTGTTATGAGTCATTAACGATTTAACTAATTCATCATATTCACTTAAACTAATACCTGATTCACCACAATATTGTTTCATTATTGTTTTTGGTGGAGCCAATGGTATTTTTTCAATTCTAATTCCTGTAAATATAAAATACAGTTGCAACATTAATGCATTATATACGTATTTTTGATCTGGATAGTTGTCGTTGATGAATCTAGCCATGCACGGCCAATCGCCAAAAACACCTTTAACGCCATATGAACCATCCGCCAACGGGTCATCTGGAATAAACAAAGGCCGTGTATTAAACATACGATCGCAATGCCAGCATTTCAAGTTGCAACTTTGCGGCCATTGTGCCAATGATATGAACCTATCAGGTAATGAACGATAAATTTCATTCTGCGAATTTTGATATGTATTGGGGACAGACGGTGGAGATACAACAGGCTTAAATGTGCTATACACATTAATTATATTCTGCTTTGATATATCCTGTAAGTAAATTAAAAATCTTGCTTTAACTGTTTCAACTAATGTACTTGTTGTAAGTGCCATTAAAAATAATTATAAATTTTGTGTCTAATTTCTTTCCCTGTTTATATAATATTAATACTCCATACATACGAAAATTTAAATGGACGGATATATTCCTGGTGATCAATACCATGTCGATACGGATGTTAGATATCCTATGTTCTCGGATGTCGATTTCGATGGATATATGGTGGACAAAACACGTCAAAACTACAATCGTGTAATTGCACGTGATATGGCCGGTTTGCCTTATCGAACATGCAACAATGATAGATATCCCCTTGCCCCCTTTCGCAAGCAAGATGTTGAGGAAAGAGCTGCAAAGATTGTTGACAACTTGCCGTTCTACCCGCCAACCCCCAACTGCGGCGCTCCTCCTAATCGCTCAAATGTATGGTGCGCAAAAGGTTACGGCCAAATGAATGGTTACCACCTTCCTGGTAATTATGTGACTCCTGCTACGCCTTGCTCGGCAGTTAAACCTGATTTTAACGCAACTATGCCTACTACTGGTGGTATTGAAACATTTACCACTGGTGATCTTTTCAACAACTACCAAACTTGCGTTAATAATGAGATGGTTATTGTTTTCATTATTGTTTTCGTGTTCTTTGTTTTCCTTAGTTTTAGTTTAGTATTTGGTTATACATCATTAAAAAATAAGATTCGAAAAATGAAAGGTAATATCTAGAGGCTTCGCTTTGCTCAGCTCTAGATATAGTCGTGCTCCACGTGTTTTGCTCGTTTCACTCACAAAGCCCCGCGTCACCCTCCATATTTTTTGTTAGTTATTCGATACCTTAAGTCGCCATTTAATCGTCAAAAAATATGGAGGGTGTTGGGCATGGCCGAGTGGCCCGCCCTTTACACGAGGCTTTCGAGGCCAAAGGCCGAAGAAAACGCGTGGAGACCGAGTATTTGACGTCTTCAAATTAAACTTGTATTTTTTTTATGACCAGCAATGTAATCCATACGACGTTTACGTTCGTTTTCATCCATACCATTGATCCAACTTAAACTTATAATTGTTTTATCTTTTAATATTTCCAATGATACATTAAATCCTTTTTGTTTTTCGTATATATCCAACAGTTCACTGTAAACATATATTTGCGCATCCTTATTGGACATATTGCCGATGGTAAAGGTAACAGGTAGATCATACGTAACAGAATTAAAACCAGCGTCATGCTGCATTAAAATCGCCGAATCGATAGTTTTTGTCAAACCATCAATAATTATTTTTAATGACTCACGACTGCTTCTTTTTAGCAAATATTCTTTTGTTACTTTACTCATTATGTTAATAATATTCAATATAATATCATCAATTATCTGATTTTAAAACAAAAAATTTTATCCATGGATAGGGTCATAATCGCACATTAATCAAATTCTAAACTATCTAATGATTGGACTAACCTATCCAATGCAAGAATTGTGGATCTATTGGTTTCTTTATAAACTTCAGGAAACTTTTTTGCGTAATCGGGTGTTAATGGTAACCAAATTTGCTTTAATTTTGTATCCGTATGTGCCAAGGTTCTGTTTTTGTATGGATCACGAATATCAAAGTTGTGTTTTACAGCGTCCAACGTCAACAAGAAATACGCATTTAATGTCGGCTTGATGTATGCGAGATTGGTTGTGAATTTGCCATTCACATAAACGCGCCCATCTGGAACAGTTGAATCACGCTTTTGCGGCACATCAACTAATATAAGTGACCTACGGCCTAATTCAATCGGACTAATAGGATAATTTAATTCTTCCATAATCTCACGACGCGCTGTGAAATTTAAAATTCCATCGTCATTATCTCCCGTTAAAGTGTCGCCTGCTTCAATACCGCCTTTGGGAAATCCCCATTTGCTGTATCTAGCCTCAATAGCGTTTTCTTTAACCAAAGACACGTAAATGTTGTTTTGAAATTTCACCGCAATAATGGCGCCAACACGAATATTTTCCATAACAACACCAGTTAATTTGTAAATATAACCAGTTATAAATTTTTCAGTCAATAGCACGCTATCATGGAAGTATGAATAATCTTTTAACATCTCATCCAACTGCTGCTTAGTAGGCGCTGGTGGAATAGTTGATGGTGTAACGTAGTTCTTAGTATTATTAGACATTGTGGTAAGTAGTGTATGTAGTATTAAGTAGGTAGTTTCCGTATTTATATGTAAAATATTCAATTTTTATTATTTTTTAAGGGCATGGTGGATCTCATCCGAGGGGTTAAAATTACACATGGTGAGGGGCTTGTATAGTCACTAAATATACGCCTATTCGCTGAAACTACGCTTATGTCATTTTCCAACGACTCTATATTACATAACCACTATCTTGAAAATATTTTCAACACTTTATATATTCTTGATTATTATAAGTAATTGTATCTACTTTTATCCTTGCATTACTATTGTTAATAATAATGGAAAAATATGATTGCGTTGTAATAGGCGCTGGTATTAGTGGATTATTATGCGCTTATAGACTTGTAAAAAAGGGCTTTAAAGTAATTGTGTTTGAGGCTGCAAACCGTGCTGGTGGTCGAGCATACGATGTTGAATTTGAAGGCGTAAATGTTGACTTGGGCGCCGGCGTTATTCGGGAAAGCGACGCGCGATTAAAACATCTATTAAAAGAACTATCCATACCGACTGTTGAATTTAAAAGTAGCGCAAATTACAAGTTTGATTATTTTAATGTAAGTAAATTAGAAACAACACTAAGAGAAAAAGCACGTAGATATCGCGAAGAAATATTGGAACACAGGTTAACTTTTAGGGAGTTTCTTTATAATTACTTTAAACCTGAACAAGCAAATAGAATAATTTACCAATGGGGATTTACAGATCAATTAGAAACAGATGTGTTTGATGTTCTTGAAAATTATTATATAAGTGATATTGATTACAGAGAGCAAAATTATGCCAGTATTATTGGCGGATGGAACCGTCTAGTAAACCGATTAAAGGTTGATCTAGAAATCAGACATGAAGCCGTAAGAGTTGTTAAAAAAATCGATAAAACTGGATATAGATACCGCGTAACCGCAAACACAAGTGAAGTGGACGCTAAGTGTGTAGTTAGTGCAGTTGATATTGGTGGATTCAATAAAATTCAATTCGTAGGGGTTGATACAACGGCTATAACCGCTGCGGTAGGTGGTATTGAATTTATTAGAATTTATGCAAAATGTGATGAATCAATCGACCTTTTGCCAGAATTTGCCATTGTAGCGTCACCAATAAGTAAAATAATCGTTGTCGATAGAAAACATAAAGTATTTATGAGTGTTTATGCCGACAATCAAAATGCAATTTATTGGAAAAATATGAATGATGAAAAACTAAAAGTTTGTGTTAATAGGCACCTTGGACAGGCCCTTGATGTAAACATACCCGAGATTAAAAGTATATTAAAAAAATATTGGGACGTTGGTGTTCATTATTACAAACCTAGAGGTATGGCCGAGGACAATGATATCGGTATTATGGTTCATGATTTACAACGCATAGATGACGGCTGTTTTGCGATAGGTGAAATGTTAAGCACACATCACGGATGGACTGAAGGCGCCGTTGAGTCAGTTGATATGACACTCAAGGACATAATCAAGTCTCTATGATCGTAATGGTAACAAAAAAATAAGTATTAAATGATTAATGAAGTTGGACAGATTTAGGGGAACTTTCTGCCGACAATGTGGGTAATTCTATGCCACATTTATGTCCCTGCTGCGTGGTGTCAGATAAATTAATGTAGTAGAAAGCTGTTGCCGGTTCGTTATTAGTGTCAATATGTTCACTACTATTTGATAGACTCGGCGAAGTGGTTCCACTTCGTAGTAGTTCATCACATTTTGTGTAGGCTGTGATATTATTATCATCAGGATAACATCGGTTTGTGAATATCCTTGCATAAACCAAATAATAATAGTCAGTTGAATAAGGTGGGTATTTTCTGTCGTCTAAAAAGTCATTTTCCACTAATTCATCAATATTATCATAAACGTCCTGCACTTCAAATATTATAACACCGCGATCAGGGTTACCATCGCACATAACTACACCATTAGCGTCATCATCAATCTGTTCATCGGATGGTATAATGCAAGTGCAAACAGCATATGAATTAACAATATCATTAAACATATCTTCACTAACCGTTGTCACGTATATATCATTTGCGGGATTAGCGGATTTGTCAGTAGTGTCAGTAGTGTCAGTAGTGTCGGTAGCGTCATTAGTTTCATTAGTTTCATTATTACACGGTGTGGCGTATAAACAACGACTAATGCACAATGAACAAAGTAACACTCCAGCAAATAATGATCCTGCTAGTCTCGCTAATAACACAATAGATTCAACGTTAATTATATTAAATGCACTAAAGTCCATTTTTGATATGTATTTATGTGTATTATATATTTACATTAAATGTAAATTCAAATTTAAGTAAATTTACGCAACATTCTTACCCGGCCTGAATCGCTCTTTAGTATACGATTTACCTTGCTTTTAAGGCTTTTTGGACTGTTGTTGTCACTATAACGATGAGGCATAGCGGAAGTATGGTTATGGTTATCATGATCAGCCTCGTGTTTATAAACCATATGTTTTACTTTCTCCTTCCATACAAGTGGTTGTTTAACATTGGATTTTTTACGTAATGATTTGCGATTTTGCGTATGTTGTTTACTATTACGTTTACTGTTGCGTTTACTATTACGTTTACTATTACGCCGTTGATGACTACGTTTTTTAATACGATTGGACTTATGTTTACTGTTGCGTTTACTTTTGCGCATGGTGTTGTTGATATGTATATTAAGGTAAAAAAATAAAGACCTTGTAATAACATTAAGCTTCAGAAGGTATATATCGTTTCAATTTCTTGTTTTTGGTTTTGGGTATATTCGTGTTGGACGGTGTGCCTGCTCTACGGCCGCTTTTTCCCGTTATCATTTCAAAGCTTAATTTTAACGCAGTTGATACATTGAAATCATCACAATGATTGTAAATGATACCAACAATCTTATTAAGCGTGCATGCTTCGCCTTCAGTGCATATTTCAAAGTGATTATCAAAGTATTTAATATTTTTAGAATTTAATGACCTGACAACCAAATACTTGTTAATGGTTGTATCATGAGTATGTAAACAATGACTTATTTTATCATAAATATTGTTGCTTGTGTGTAGCTTAAATGGCGATGCAAAGGTTGCATTTGGCCATCTGCCCGCATATATAAATGCATTAAATCCAGCTAATTTTAACTTTGTGCCAATAAAAGGTGCTTTTAGAACATATCCTGGTTTTGTTTTAATCTTTAATTCAATTAACTGACAATATCGTTCAAATTGCAACTCAGTGTCGAAATCGTCGGCATTAATGTATTGTTTATCGGGCTTGTTGTAAACAATAGGATATCTCAAAGGTGAAATTAAATACTCCTCAACGATCTCGTAAATATCAGGAGTTAGGTCCCATCTGGCAATACACCATTCCGCAAGCCTATGCGCCTCACCACGATCACGTTTAACATCTCCAAATACATCTACAACGCCCTTAATGTCAACATTGCGGATAAATAATGCCAAATCTTTGTATCTAAGTTTTTGCTTTGGTTTATCAGCGCATACTGGTTGGGATGTGGAATTTACCACGTTTGTGGAATTTACCACGTTTGTATTTGCTTGCACGATTTTCAAAACTTGTTGATACATTACTACGATATTAACAACAATTAATGAATACAATATTCAGTTTATAAAAAAATCAATTTTAGAACTTTATAGATCTGATTCAACAACCCTATCTACTTATTTTAAACGTTTATACATATTTGTTAATATTTCGTAACTATCCAATAATCCACGGCTCAACAATCCATGCTTTATTAACCATTTACAAATATCCAAACAGTTGCAATCAGTGATCGATGAGCATACTCCGATATGTGAATCAAGGTATCTTATGTGTGCTTTTGCAAAGGTCTTACGCGCATTTGGCTTTTTAAACAAATTCTTTATCTCCTTTAGTTGATGGTTATGAAAATACACACTTATATTCACAACCCGCTCAGAAACTCCATTTACTCTGATTGTGGTTACGGGTTCTTCGGCGTTATTGCCATTATTTGTTAGGTTGATAAATCTAGCATTAGGGTTGTATTTTAGCGCATGAGTTGCCGCCAAGCCGCGTAGTGGTAACGGATTAATACTTGAAGCAAATCCTGCAAGTATTTTCCTACCATAATGACATGCAATTACTAAGTCACTATCCGATAACGGTAATGCCGGCCATTTGTTGTTTTTACCCGTAAGATATCTAGCAACATTTTTATAAATATCCCATCGTTGCGCGCAATAATATTTTATTTTTTCCCACTGCGCCGGTAGGTTTCTTTTTAGGAACTTTAATAGCAATATATTGTCAGTTTCACATGCTATATTAGCAACCATATATGGGCGCTGTAGTGCGCATTTTGGATGTTCACATCGCTTACACTTATAATTCAACCCCACTGCACACTTATTCTGAATATCATTTGCAATTGTATTAAACATCCTATTAACTACACTACACACATTAAGATTACAATATGTGATTATTTGTGTTTTTATTTCGACTGGTAGATTGTTCATATTGAATATCTTTGTATACAAATCACATTTAGAGATTACATTTTCATTTTTTTCAAAAAATATTAGGCCGTAGGAGTAGTAAATGAATGAACGCCAAAGTAGTAGTCTGCACGTGAATGCAAGAATCGAAAAGAATATTGTATAACTGCCAACATATCCACGCTTTGTTGCATTATTTTATACCTCATAGCATTAAGATCATTTAATTTAAAAACTCCTTTTTGTAATGTTGAATGCGCCCATTTGGCGTCATTAGGAGCGATAACATCATATCTATAAATGGCCGCATCAGCTTCATCCGGCGTAGATTTTTCTATTTCAACCATGATTGGAGGTAATTTGTTGATCACACAATAATTGATTTTATCAGGATTGTTTATAGTAATATTAAACTCGACATATGTCCGTAGGGCAAATTGTTTTAAAACCGCGCATTTTGACAACATAATTTTTACTAATCGGCCTTTGTTTAATATTTTTCCATTTGTGTCACGTTGGATTTTACATGATTTATTACCTAGGCGTAATTTGCCTGAATTGTAGTAGCTTGCCATGAACCCGACGCCATTAACAGCATCTGTTACCAAATCAATCTTGCGATTGAGTAAATAACTAGCCATAACACTCTCGAATGACATTGCCCCAGATTCCAACTAGTATAATATAGCATTATTGTTTAACAATTCAAATTTACAAAAAATATGTTATTTGCCCTGTGATGTGTCTGGCGAATCATTAAAATTAATAGTAATATACTCATCATCACTACTATGTTTATCGACAGCTTCCTCACCTGGTATAGTTTTGACATTATCCATCGGGATATCATTTGTGATATTTAAGGTGTCATTGATACGTTTTAAACGTTTGCGGTATGTAACACACGTCGTAATAAAGTATATTATTACGGCAATTAATATGGCGCCAAATGACCCAAGTGTAGCCGCCACAATAATACACGCCGTATCACATGTGTTACTCATATCGATAATTTATAGAAATTAATAATTAAATTAAGTTACAAAATTCATTTTTTTATTTGCTTCGCAAATATCGGGCTCCACGCGTTTTGCTCGCTACGCTCACAAAGCCTCGCGTCACCCTCCATATTTAAGTATAATATCCGATAGCATAAGCCGACAAAAGTAACCTTAAATATGGAGGGTGACGCGAGGCTTTGTGAGCGTAGCGAGCAAAACGCGTGGAGCCCGACATTTGCGAAGCAAATAAAAAAATGAATTTCGGCGAATGGATGTTATTAGAAATCATTAAAATTTACAATATGAATCGTATTATCATAGGCATTGTGCTTGCGGTAGTTATCGTGAGTGTAACCGCGGGAGATTGCATACAGAGCATCGTGATCGGTGGTGCTCAATGCGAACGTGATTTTGACTGTGGCAACAACTTTGACTATGGTAAATGTAAAAACAACACTTGTGTTTGTGCAAAGGGATACCTTAACGCAGATTGCAGTTATCAGGCTAAATCCGCCCTTAAAATCGGCCTAAGTGGACTTGCTTTGCTTGCATGTGTCCCTAGCATCCCAGCATTCCTCGCTGGAGATTTACAATGGGCTTTACCGCAACTCCTTATTGCATTTCCACCATTTATAGGCGCAATTGTAGGCAGTGTGTTCCTTTGCCGCGGCGGTATTGGTAATGGAGCTGTTGCTGGTGTTACTATTGCGTTGGTTGTATTAGGCTATCTTGCTTATGGCGCCGCTTGCGCTTGGACAATTGCTGATGCTGTAATGTATGGCACAAAGGACCCTATTGGGCACGCTTGTGATGGAAATGGTTTCCCACTAGTTGATTAAATCAAAAAATATTCGTAGTTAGTAAAATTTATAAATTTATTTTTTATCAAACATTTAACATTCTGCGAACATCGTCGTAACCAAACAATATCTTGAGGAATTTACGCAAGTTGAAGTCATTATGTTTACCTGTGGTAATAGCGGCGCTTAGTTGATCACGTGAAAGCCAATGATAGCCCAAGTGAGGTGAACCAATACGTTGGCGACCAAGTAAGTCGTTTAATGTAGCGGTATCTTCGATCAAAGCAGCGTATACATAAATGTATTTTTTTGTTGTTGGATTAAGTAACTTAACACAATCAACCACGTGCGGTTTAATGAAATTAGCTGCCTCTAGGCTTGCTTCTTCAATCATTTCGCGATAAAGTGTTTCCTTTGCAATTTCATCATCGTTGATTTTACCAACACTATCCTTAGGTTCATATTTACCACCAATCCAATCCCATGCGAGGTTACCTTGCTTCGTTAACCCAAGCATAATGCTACCATTAGACGCATCAACGCAAAATACACCAGCTGATTCAATCGTTTCTGCCATTTTTGTTTTTGATGTGATTCAGTATAAATAAAAAAATAATGGATTCAATTTTCATAATCTAAAGTAGGTTCAACATTAAACTCAATCGTATGCTTATTGTAATGCCCGCAATGATGTTTAATAAACTCTATGAATCGATCCTTCGGGTCACTAAGTGTTATTTTAATGTCCGTTATGGAAACATCAGGATAATGTTTTGCCATTAAATCAGTCATTAGTTTATCATTTTCTTTAACAACTGATTCGTGGCATTGCCTACATAATACTTTAGTTGTTTTAACACAACTCGAGCATGTTGATGGGTGAGGGGTGGGCATCGGCGATAATTGAGTTGTTAATGTTATATGGCTATGTATGGTCTTGCAATTACCACAAACGTGCTTGGACAACGGCTGAATAACCACCTCGCAACATTCTAATAGTAGCACCAATGACATACTAACGACATGCAAAGCAGACGTTAACATATCGGCATCAAATACATCACCTTGTTCAGGCATTAGTGACCTAGGATCACTGTAAAATTGATATATTGCGTCAGAATGGATAATTTTATCGTTGTTTTTATCATTGAGTATATCAACATAGAATTTAGGACCTTGTGGCATGTATCTAATCATCACCTTGTCGTCCTCAATTTGCACAATATCAGGATATTCTTTAACTAACTTCAAACTATATGCTTTTTGAATATGATTTGAAATTAAAAGATTATCAAATTGTGAAGTGTGTAATGATTCCATCGTTGTTTATTACCTATGTGGTCAATTAAAATTTGAATTTTCAATTTTAATACTTATTCTAAAAATGAACACTTTGATTGATACGAACGTTGAAAATATTATTAATGATGCAACCCAGCTCTCGATTAAGCCCAAAATAAATTACCTCCCGGAAGGTAAAATGGAACTATTTGTCAAAACCATGACAGGTAAAACGTTGAGTATATGGTTCGATATCGTAGAGTTTCCAAAGGCGACAGTGGACCAATTAAAAACAGCTATTGATTCAAGGGAAGGTGTTCCAAAGGATCAACAACGTTTAATATTTGCGGGCAAGCAGCTTGAGGATGGAAAGTTGTTATCCAGCTATGGTATTACTGAACAGTGCACTATACATCTTGTCATGCGTCTTCGAGGCGGAGGTGGTGGTATCATTACTACAGATATGAGTAACTTGGAAAAACACAGCTTTACCAACAAACCATTGCCTTCATGGCGAAGTGTGTGTGACGGTTTAACCATTGAAATCAAATGTCAAAATTGGTTTTGCGATTCGGGCGAATACGGTTTTCGTAGTTACAAAATGCTCAATATGGGCAAATTTGACATGGTCAAGGAAAATCACGAGTTGTTGTGTCCAGCGTGCGGTGGTAATAAGGTCCAAATGTCAACATTTGGCTTTAGCGGTTGCTTTTACAAGATCACATATGTGAGTGTTGAAGTTGATGCAAATGGTGTCGAAAAGCAAAATAAACACACTCGCAAAGCATCTGTTGATGGTAGTAATTTCTACAAGTTTAACGACAGTGAAAAGGGTGAAGCCAAGTATACTAAGTTGATAGTTAAAACATGGGATATGAGCACTGCTCCTTTAGTGTCTAATAATTATTAGACAAATGTATAAAATCACTTATTTTTTTTACCAAATACTTAAATTACTATCTTTTTTACATTATCGTTTTTACGATTTAAAATATCATCAATAATTAAGTATATCAATAATTTATGAAGTGTACTATTCATAAATATTATCAACTTATCCTAAATGGCGATATAGAAAGTATTTTTACTAAACGAAACAATGAAGTAAAGGTTCCAGTATGTGATTATAAATTTAATAACTCTGCTAAATTATTTAGTTTAATTACTCCTGATGGAGTTAATGATGTTAAACGAAATAATTTAGTAGATGATGCTTTAATTTACGAACCTAGAATTAAACATTCACCTACCATTTCTGCTATTGGTAAATTAGACATTGAAACTACCGATTTTGTCCCCGGTGATGTTCAATGCGCCCGTAAGTTAAGGATTTACCCAACTGAAACAGAAAAATTAAAAATAAATAAATTGTTTAGTATTAGTAATGCTTTCTATAACTTAGCTATTGAAGGTATAGAAAACAAAACAATCAATATCAATAATAAATCCGATATTAGATTAAAATGTAAAGTTTCCGATGACTTATGTGGAACTGTTCACATAGATGCAAAGATGGCTTATTTTGATACCCGTAGCTTAGCTACAATGTATGCTGTAAGTAACTACAAAGCCATGCTAACAAATCACAAAAATGGTAATATAAAACATTTCAAATTAAGTAACATGCATTCTACCCAAATAGCGCATTTTAGCGACAAGAATGCCAAGCTAAGAGATGGTTGTTTATGTATACGTGATATGAAGTTAAGAATACGTCCACGTGATTTAACTTGGTTAGTTGCGATGGGTATTAACCAACAAGTAAGTATAAAGAAATATAACCATAAGTATTACTTGGTTGTTCCTTTTAAGCGACGTAGCTTAGATAATGGTAAAAAAGGCATCTGTGCAATTGATCCTGGAAACAGAACCTTTGCAACTTACTATTCACCCGATGAAATCGGTAAATTAGGCGTTAATATGATTGAAAAGGTTAGGAAAATAAACGCCAAAATTGACTATCTACGTAGCGTTAAAGATACGGCTAAATTAGTTTCAAGAACCCGGTATGGTTTGAAACGACGTATCGAAAAGTTGAGTAATTCAATAACGCGATTCGTAGACTACGCCCAATGGAAATTTGCAAATTACTTAACAAAAAACTTTCGTTTAGTTTTTGTTCCTAGATTAGCTGGTGTAGTTGGTAGAGCTAATCATACCGTAAATCGTGAAACTAGAAACCTACGTCATAGTGAATTTATCGCAAAGCTATTACACTTAGGTAATGTTTATGGATGTAAGATTATAGAAACTAAAGAATACTACACAACTAAGACTTGTAGTAGATGTGGAATTAGAAATGATAATGTAGGAAGTAGTAAAGTTTTTAGTTGCGTTAATGATAATTGTAAATTTATCATGGATAGAGACATTAACGGTGCAAAAAATATTTGGTTAAGAAGCTTAACCAACTAAGTTTCTTGCGGGACGAGGGAGAGTTCCTTAAAGCTTCTAATAATTGATTTACTTAATGTAAATATTAGGATAAATCCTAATTAATGATACCGATTACTTTATAGTGATATAGGGTAGTTTGTTGAACAATTATTAGTCAAGATTCCATCTGAAATGATCAAAAAGAACAAACAAAACTAAACACTAATTTGATTGCTTCAACGCGGTGCTTATATTTTTTGACCTTAATACTATATATTTGGGTATTGTATATTAAGCGTGGCCTCATGCCAACTAAAAGTTGAATTTATTTATGATTATATATACACACGATATCTCTACGTGACAATCCAGGCACGTAGTGAGTGTATAAGTGTTTATATACTTATATATCTATATCCCAACTACATAAATGGCGTTCAAACCATTTAACAAGCTTAATTTACAATCACTAGACAAACATCGTTATTTGGACAATGTGACGGATTTATCGCTTGCTTATAATTACGCGATAGACCCCAAAAACAACTACAAATGTAACGTAGTTATGAAGCACAAAGCCGCTGACTACACCCATTGTATAACTGACAATGTTGATAAATGTCGCGATTATTATCTTGATGGTATTAGATGTGGCGAGTTAGTGATTAGTGAAAACATACTCGATCATGTTGTTTGCCATGATGCGCATAAATGTTTGTTGTTGTTAACTGAGATTGGAATTATGCCAACAGAACGTAGTTTGGAACTTAGCGCAATCTATGGTCACCTCGATACTCTCATTGCAATTATAGCATTGGGCGTTGGTGTAACAGAAGATATTGCTGATATTAGCGCTCAACACGGCCGTGTTGATATACTAAAATACATCTATCACACATTCCGTATCATACCAACAACATACGGTTTAATAAATGGCATCTTAAATAAACACTGCAGTGTTGTGGACTTTATTTGCAAATTATTACGCAAATATGGATCAAACAGAAATAATAATGGGTTGGGCGCCAAATCTCAAAAACGCAGCATCACACCGATATCACCACGCACCTTCCGCAATGGACCAGCCACGGCCGCATCACATCAAGCAAATTCATTAGTTTTGAATTTAACATATTTGTCATCTACGGAAACAACTGGAGAGGATATTAGCGATGATCAATTTGACACTCCACGAACTATACGTTCATTAAGTCCAGTTAGTGTGAGTAGTATTGGTAGTATTGGCAGTATCAGCAACCTATCGAGTTGGTCATTAAGTTCATCAGGCATGACGGAAAGCCCATTTTCAAGTCCATTTGTGTCGCCGAGGGATAATCCACCCACCGATCGTGTATTACAAACACCATCTCCACGCGGTCGTAGTAATAGTTGGACCAGTAACTATAGTGATACACTCACACCTAAAACTAGTCCTCGACACGTTGTAATATCATCTAAAAGATCACCACGACGTTCCTCTAAGTTAATGGCTAAGCCGACGTCTAGGCCAAAGGTGAATTTGGAAAGTTTAAATTGTCGAGTCGAATGCATCGAAGCGGCTTGCCAAACAGGTTGTTTGCATTGTTTCGACAAGGTAATGAAATATAACTCGGAATATACGGCCCCAAAGCATGTTGTAATGTTGACCAAATCGTTGTCAATTGCTGCTTATCGAGGTTGGTTGGAAATATGCAAAAAATTAGTTAAAATCGGCGTTGAACTTACAAAACAAGTGTTTATTGCCGCGGCCAAGAGCGGTAGTTATGAACTATTTGTTTGGTTACATGAAGCCGGGTGCCCATGGAGCTATGAAGTTTACGACACGGCCATGACATACGGATGGAAAGAATTAGGCCGCTACGCTCTCGAAAACGGTTGCGGCAGTTAATCACTTCGTGATTGTCGGGCTCCATGCGTTTTCTTCGTCCTTCGGACTTGAAAGCCTCGCGTCACCCTCCATATTTTTTGATGACTTTTAAGCGGCTATTTAGTCGACTTATGTTAACGGAATGATATCAAAAAATATGGAGGGTGACGCGAGGCTTTCAAGTCCGAAGGACGAAGAAAACGCGTGGAGCCCGACAATCACGAAGTGATTAACGTGGAAGCCGACAATCACTTCGTGATTAAGTGGCAAATCTCATAATAGCCATACCGTCACTATGCATACGGAAATTCATATCAATTGTTGCCAAAACTGGTTTATCACATAATATTCGACCTCCGATATTGTATGTGGTATTTAGTTTCCTTAAGCTTTGATATATGCTATCTTGGGGGATAGGTAATAATTCATATACACCAGGGTAGCTACTTGCAACGTAACTTTCACCAATAAACCTACCATCACGATCTGTGAGTGTAAATTTTAACACACTGTTTGTTGTTTCAGATGTGAGTATTGTCATCATACCACGCCAACAATGAATACTCCTTTCTTGATAGTGGTTTCTAATTGTAGGAAAATAATAAACAATCATTTTCGCGACTGGTAGCATATTTAATGCAAACTCTAGATCGGTGGGTATGGCATCGTATTTATCTACTTCTTTATAACACTGAGTCAACACGTCATTAATTGTTATGGTTTCAGTATTTAGAATGTTGTTTTGATTATCTTGGTTATCATCAATAATACTAGGTAAGGCAAAGCAAAATTCTAGCTCAATTCGCGGATCAATCCACTGTTTTGTAGTTTCAATAGTTATGGTTGTTGTTCCATAATAACAACACATCATCGGATGTGTATAAGATATAAGTGGTAGATATGATTTATCCACGATATTAAAGTATTTATAGAGTTTATCATACAACTCACGACTTTTGATACAGTCTACCGGATTACCTAAATTATGAACCATGCAATTAACAATATCGTCTGTGTCGGCGTTGACTATACGCACTTTTTTAAGCATTGGAATAGCGCTACCAACATCATGATACATTGAGAATTTACCATAAGCCAAGTCCTGTTGTAGTGCGTCATTGTTATACTTATACATAACGTCATATAAATTACCTATTACGAATTGATGCGCATACAAGCCGCTTTCTAATATAGACATGCTAGCTACGGTAAATTCTTTTTTACCCAATGTGCAATAATTATTCATACGATCACAGTATAATCCAAATTTATTAATATTATCATGTGTTTGTGGATGCATTTGCGCGCACAAACGTGACAGCGTCGCTATGCCTTCCCAATCGGTCTTTAACGCCATGTTGTATTTAGAAATATAATAATTTACTAATCATAATCTAATTTGAAAAAAATTAAATCATCTCATCGAGTTCAACAGTTGTTACGAATGGGTTTGTATGGTTTATAGGGTTTACTTTGTTTTCATTTATGCTAGCGTTGTATGCGCCGAGTTCACCTGTATATGCTTTAGGAGCTTCTTGGACAACAACAGTCTCCTCAGAGGTTGGCTTTTTGGCATCTGTAGTGGTAGTTGGTGTAGTGTTAACATCGCGATCTTTGTGGCCTTTGTGTCCATTATAACCGTAGCAAATAGCCAACGCTCCCGCGATAGATGCAATACTTCCCGATAGGAATATTAATGCAAATGCATAACTAAATGCACCCCAGCCAGAAACACTTGCTGTGATTTCGCATTTTGGTTTGTCCTTGCATTTTTCAAGGTCAATTTCAAATAATCCCATTGTCGAGTAATGATACATGTAGAAGCACAACAATCCAATACCATAAAGGCCTATAACAAGGACAGCTCGGCAAAACCAGTTCATGTTTATGTATGTTTACTAATCAATATTGTGTATAATATCAACAAAATTCCAAAATTCATTTTTTTATTTGCTTCGCAAATGTCGGGCTCCACGTGTTTTCTTCGTCCTTCGGACTCGAAAGCCCCGCGTCTCCCTCCGTGGTTAAGTGCAATACTCGATAGCATAAGTCGGCAGAAGTCACCTGTAATACGGAGGGAGACGCGGGGCTTTCGAGTCCGAAGGACGAAGAAAACACGTGGAGCCCGACATTTGCGAAGCAAATAAAAAAATGAATTTTAACGAGTTGGTAATGTAATTATACTGTATACAATATCAACTTATCAAACTATTAACTTATCAGTCAACATGGAGTTTAGAGATAACTATTGTGATGATGAGGCGTTACAAGCTGTTTTAGAATACTCCCGATTAACAGATGGTTGGGATCTATTGACTCGTTTTGCAAATGAACCCAAGATGCGCGATGAAGAAATCAGCAAATATAACGCATGTTTAAATAAAATGTATGCTATCCACCAAGCATGGAAAAGCAAATTTCAATCAAGTGAGGGCTCAAGATTCATAGATCTTAATACATCACGTTATATACCAACTCAAATGTTGAGTCATTACCCAATAGGTGGCGTATTGCGCGTATGTAGCGATGACTACACATTATTACTTGTTGACGATATACCATTTAGTGTAGTTGATTGTGGGAGTGTTGCAATTGACTCACATGGCGCTGTTGTTGACTTTTCAACATGCCTTTATAATTGCCTTTTCATGTTCTTGAGGTCAAAAGGGATGATTATTGGTAATATTTCCATAGCAGACTTTATTGCATCTGTTCATGAATTTATGAATACTGAACGCGTAATTGGTGAATTTGCTGGTGAGGAAGTTATTAGCGCGGTTTGTAACATGTATGATGTTAATGTAATTTGCCTCTGGAAGTCGAACCATCAAGCGGTTACAATCTATAGCCCTGACAATTTCGCAAATGAAGGTAAAAACATACGTTGCATGGACGTTTGCTATATTGTAAACGAAAGTGGTAATTTACACTTCCAACTAATGGCCCCAATCGATATTTAAAAAAATATCATGTAGTCACGTAGTTATGTAATTAATTTTTTTAACAACATAATGTCATAAGCATGTATTTTATAAATACAAATATCATTAACAATGTTAGTAAAAATGGGCTAGATACACACGTAATAATCGTAAACAGTATATATAATACATAGTAAAATAACGTAAATAAGATCATTTGCGGTGTGTAGTGTGTTAGTATGTAGTAAAGTGTGATTTATACTATGTAATAATATACACCTAATAAGTTTCAATTTTATATTATTTACCGATTTACACAATGGCCGATACGCATGTGACGAGATATTTGATAAATAAATTAAGAAGATTTAAACGTTATTTACATGGTAATCGCGTCAGGGACGTAGTTAGTGTAAATCATACACGTGATCTCAGTTTAATAAACGTATATAGTATATCTCCTCTTATAGTTAACTTATGCGCCAAGAATCTCCTATTTTTACTAGGATTGGATTGTAGAGTTGGTAGTTGGTTTACTATCGGATTTTCACGTATAAAGTTGGAAAATATGTATGGGAGTAAATCACGAATATTATCAAACATGTTATACAGTATACAAATAGAAATTAGTGTGACATGTCGCTATGATACACTGGTTCAAATTACATGTAAGAGACTGATAAATATGAATTATAACCCAGATTTATTACCTTTAGAATTATTGGACGTTTTAGCTGAAAACGACCCTTTAATCGCAATTAGATTTATCTTATAAACAATTTAGTTAAATGCGTGTGTCGGAGTCTGGTGAATCAGAATTTGATTTTGAACAAGCGTTTAGAGCATTTAATACCATTTGTAATAGTGTTACAAGTCATTTCAGCTTTATTCAAAACGACTCATTAGTTATTATTAAGGTTGAAAATAAGAATAATCGTAATGCTATTATTGATATGACTTTATTTATCATTACATATAATGCATTGTCCGATAATACTTGCTGTGATGATTGCACTGAGATGACATTTGATTTACCGACTAGTCGCGATAGCATGCGTAACTATAAATCCGACACAGGTTTTTACACAATTGAGATTGTTATGGAAGATTAAAAAAATAATGGTTGTGGTGTGGTGTGTTATATTGTAATAATACAAGTAGCCTTATTTTTTGACAACCAATTCGCACAATTCCGCGGGCAGTCGATTGAGATCAAATTTAGCATTATTTTCATCTTCTTTAACCACATTTAGGCAAAGATCCATTAGCGTGATGTTGGTTAAAGTAATATGATATGATACACAATACGAAGTTAAATTGGCAAAATTACAACTACATGATCCATTTATTGTTACTTTATAATTACGATTATTGTAGCAGATAAGGTGAGAAGGCCTTTGAATTGATCCTGATTTGAATCGTGGTAGTAACGCTTCCTCTAACATATCATTAATTTCACCATTTTTTATATCCGGTGGTTTTTGCGCATTTTGCGCATTGTGCACACGGTGTGAATTAAAAACAACACTACCGTATATATTAGTGATTATCCTGAATCCATAATCGGTAAATACGTGTTCTATACGACCAATCATATAAAGTCGAACATCGTTACATTCACCACATATCCTGATATCACTTGTGCCACTTTTTACTTCACCACAACATTTACAAATAAAATACGTGTTGTCTTTTGACATTACCTTTCACGCGCCGCCTTAAGTGATAACTTAAACGTTAAATATATGTTAATTTGATGCGTTAAATCAATTTTATTAAAAAAAAATAAAACTACTAACTAAATAACTACTAATTAACTAATAACTACCTAAATAACCACTAACTATCTAAATTCACATTGGGACGAGTTCGTAATTACTGATATCAGGGGTAATGATATCAGACCCCGTCATGTTGGTAAACCAGAACATAGAATTTGTGTTGGGATTAATCATTACGTGATCCATGTCCTTTTTCACCACGATTGGAGTGATGGTGTTTGTGACCTTGGAAACATTAATTAATTTCATGTCAGCTGGAACAACACCAAAGCTAATTTTGACGCTCGCGTATGAATTGCAGTGAGATGTTAATTTCCAAACCTTGAGACCATGGAATCGTGCCTCTTCAAAGGCATAGATCGGCTTTAATAATGGGTTGGTGGCGACAGATTCTGCTTTGACTGCGTCCTTGGGCTCCGTTTCGGTTGCAACATGTGGTAACGCGCTTTGCGATGGAACAATCACTTGAGGTTCCACTTTAGGTGTGAGTAATGTTGCCGTAAGCGTTGCTTTAGGCGCATCTCTTCTATCGACGTCTTCAAATAGTTTTGGCGCAATAATATGAACTGCATTAGCGAGTGGACAAGTTCCATTTTGTGGAATAATTTTAGTGGAACACCTCCATGAAATGACAGTATAGGTATGTAATCTATCTCCTATCACATTGATTTTTTCACCAGGTTGAAAAGTAACAAACATTTTCTCAATAATAAGTTCATAAACTAAAGGTAATTTTTCATACGATACAGGCGAATCAAGACTAGCATCTATTTTAAGATCACATGGTTGTATACACGTTCCATCGAAAGCAATTTGCTTGTCCATTTTTTTAATTTCACCATTTTGTTTACGGCCTAATATATTTTCAGAATTGAATACAAGACACTTTGAATTGACTTTTGATTCCAAATGCGTCATTGTAACATGATTTAAGATTAATTCGAAATCTCCACAAGTGATTTTAATTTGATCCATTTTGCAGTATATTTATGTTTATTACCAGTTAAATGAACGCAAAATTCAATTTTTACCATCCTGAATGAATAGCAAAGCCTAAGCGAATAAAAACCTTACACCGAGTATCGGTTGTGCTATTATGATAGGATCTAATAACTCGCTAGGTAGTATTTCAAAGCCCGCGATATGTTTACCTACTACACTAGCAGCAAGCTTAATGAGGTTGTTATGTGATGTAGAATCATCACTATCAATACTCATTATTGGTTTAATGTCAAATTGAATGTAAGTTACATAGCTTGTGCCGCCGCCTAGTTCACGCATAGTCTCCGGCGCGCCAATGGCGACTAATTGTATCATTTTATGGTGAGTGTGTCGTAAATCACCAAAGTGTTTAAACCCCATTTTATCTACAAGTAAATTCGCAAGAGTAGCGGACTCATCAGCACAACTGGCGCTAACCGCGACCAAAGTATTGTATTGCCACTTACCAACTTGTTTAATTTTGATACCGGGGTAAGTATATTTAAGTTGACCCTTTGCGCGTCGAACTAATCGCATAAGGTTGTTTTTACAATCGCGGCAAAGAATGCTGTCCAAGTTGTGAATTTTATTGTTTTCAGTTAATTCATTGCAACATTCGCATTTATACATGTGTTCAAATTGTGAATATAGTCGCATATTATGACGTCTGGTGTTGAATCTAATGTCTCCCATTAACATGGTATCCTGTCGCCCACTAGCGGCTATTAATTGAAAAATACCACCAAATGGAGGCATTTGTAATATAACTTGTAATGTAATTTGTAATGTAATAAAAAATAACCATATTGCTTTATTTGGATATTAATTGTCTGAAAGTATGTTATTAGTAAATTTTACCAATTTGTTAGTCTAAATACCTACAAATTTACCAATAACGTATTTATAATATGGCGAAATGTGTTGACACATTTCGATTAACTAATTCTTTTTACATAGGTTAATCTTTACCATATTTTTTACGGAATCTTTCATTTCCGCTTTCCTAAGCAACTGAGGAAAGTAAATAATTATTTAAAGTTCTAATAAGAATATTTTTGCAGGCGTTTTCATCCCTGTCTTTTGTCCAATTACATGCCTTACACCTAAATATTCTATCATCATCTACATTTTGTAAATTTCCACAATTACCGCACGTCTTTGAAGTATAACTTTCTAAACAGTGTATAACTGTGGTTCCTGTCCGTTTAGCTATATGTTTAATTAATTCATTAAATTTATAATGACTTAACGTATATAACTTACGATTTACTTGTCTACGTAGATTCTTAGCTACTTGTTTAATTCCAAGCTTTGGTAGTAAAATTACCTTATACTTAGAACATAACTTTGACGCTAATTTGTGTCTAAAATCATAAACAATATTTGAAACTTTGGCTCTCAGCTTCAATTCTCGTTTAATCATATGTTTTCGCCTAACACCATTAAAATAAGGCTTCGCCGCGGTAATTTTATCAATACGTTGATTGATCTTTTGTAGTTTAGTTTCATATAACCTTGCGCCTTCAACACTTATATCACCATCGTAAATAGTATGAAAATTTACCACCCCAGGATCGACGGCGCAAATTTCCTTTTTACCTTCTTTTATCTCAGCTTTACGTTCTCCGCTAACGATAATATAGTAATTACCATGTGTATATGTAATCAAAGGCCAAGACATAGGATTACCTTTAGTATCGATAAACTTAGATAATTTTTTGACGTTACTTTTTGCCATAGTAGCGTATCTGTAATCTTTACTTAAGTTTTCTTGTTTAATCAATTTAGATATACGTTTTTCAAACATAACCAACTTATTTCCTGTTAATTTAATTGCGTTTGTTTTGATACGGAAGGTAGCAGCATCCCTACGTTTATGTTTTAGTAGGAAAGTTTTACATAGACCAAGTTTTTTATGTTTAAGGCAAGTTTTATAATTTTTTACAGCTTCACGTAGTGCTTCTTTTCTTGAATCAGAAGGCAAAGGTAGGATAAAATCAGGAACTAAGTCATCGGTAATTTTAACATTTTTATAAACGTTAAATTCAATCATTTTTGGTGATATGGGTGTGTTCATTTTCTTTGACATATTAATTACACGAAGTATATAACTAATCGCTTGATTGTATACATATCTGTATGCATCAAAACATTGTTTTAGCAACCTACGTTGTAGATAATTTGGTTTAAATTTAACCCTACGAGATACTATAGTAGAAACAGATTTATCGTGATTTAGATAATCAACATTTGTTAAATTATCTTTAATTATACTACAATTTTGATTCCAAAATCCCGTTTTACTTCTTGTAAATTTCTCGACTTCGGAAATCTTACGAAGACGTTGAAGGTCTACTTTAAAATTCATATCTTTAGTAACAAACGCATGGATATATTATAATTTATGTAATTATTTATGTGATAAAAAATAACAGTTTGTAAGACTATCAAATAACGTAATTTACAGTTTGAGTATAGACTAGTAAATTTTACTAATGAGATGTGTGCTGCTCTAAACAACAGCTAAAATATCGCTGATTTGTTCATCTGTTTTAAGTTCGCAGAATCGATCCATAAACTTATCATAATCGGTGTAAAGTTCAAAGTTGTTATCTAACAATTCATCAATAACACTAGATGAATCAACATTATAAATAAGGTAATCTTCGTAACTGCTACAATCACCGTGGTCGTCGTCTTCAACGCATTCGCAGCAGATCTTTGCAACTAATATTCCAATAGGATACAATCCGCACACATCTTTGATTCTTTTGGCTAGTTTCCCACTGGCGGTGGTGTCCTTGTGTTCAGCTTGATCTTTGTATGATTTAACTTTAATGTAAACCTTAGTCATTTTTTAGATTATTACTATATATAATATACACATATTATAAACTCCAGATTCATTTTTATTGTGACTATGATAATAAGTGACATAGTTAAATATCTTATACTAGTGTTAGTTGCCGCTATTGCGCTTTTTGTAGCCTTTATAGACAAGGCGCGAGGCTACACTGGAGGCGGCCCAGATGACGAATTAATTGCAAAATATCTACGTGAATTCAAGGCCGCAAAAGATGGTTACAAATATGAAACTGTTACTAGTAGCATATTTAATGATCATGTGAATCGTGGAGAGTTTACGCAACATTTAGGCGGATATGAAAAAAGAAAACGTTTGCGATTAAAACAAGCAGCTGGTGAGGAAATAACTGATGAAGACCTGAAGTGGCTATTTGTAAATGACGCAAGCTTAGGTGAAATTTACATTGAACTTGATGGTTATAATCACGATGCAAAGTTGGCATTTGAGTATAATGGACCATTACATTATGGAAAACGTCCAAATGAAAAAGATATTGATTATCAAAAACGTCGACAAAATGATCAAACAAAACGGCAATTACTCTCCGATCACGACATTAGTTTATTGGTTATACCCTACACAGTCACAAATATTGATTGTAAAGCCCGTAAATTACGCGGAGATGAATGTTTAAAGGAAAATATTAAACAATTATTACGATATATCCGATCGCGATTATCTGACTTGAAGGCCCTTAAAAAGGGTGACTGGATGGGTCCAAATGGCCGGCCATTTGGTTACGTTGCGCCCGTAAGTGAACCTTATAAAGATGCCGACTTACGCACACAAGTAGAAGTCGACCGCGGCACTGGCAAGATAACTACAACTGCAGTTGATGCGGCAACATTGGCCGAATTAGACAAAGCAAAGGCCGATGAAGACACATGGGAAACTGCAGGTAGTAGTAAAACAACACCAAAAAATCAACGCAGATCGCCTCAACGCAGATATTAGAGTTGTTAACCCTAGCTCCTATATCTGCGTTTTTTGAGTTGCGACTTGGAACTACCCACATACCACCTCCAGCGTGCAAGGTAAAGGTGTAGCTTATCGGGATGATGTTGTTGCAACACGCCCATAAAGCCTTCATGTAGTCTCTTGTCCAATAATGTAAAGGTGATTATACGGTGATCTAAGTTTTTATAAAATGGTGTTCCCCAATAACTCACACCTTGTGCATATTCGACAGCATTATTGCGACAATCTCGGCAAATATATTTTTTGTCATTGTAAATTATATGAACATTGTGTGATTTCGATAAAAATGCAAATGGTTGCGTTTCTCTAGCGCTACGAAATGCGCACCTTTCACGTAGTGGATTACCATGGTAATATGTAATGGTGTTAAATAAATGAACGGTGATTTTACCTTTGCGACAACGCCAGCACGGCGTCAGCCACTTTCTAATCTCGCCAATGGCATCGTGAGGTAAACCACATCGTGATAATAATATTTCAATCGAATCAAAGATTGAATTGTTCATTGTGGTCGTGTAATTTACACTCATATAAAAAATTAAATTTTACACTCTTGTAAAATTCACCAAATAATCATATTTTACGAGGTAAGGATCTAATGCATTCGGATAATGATCAGTGATTATTTTGGTAAACTTGGCGTGTAATCGCGAGTCATATCTTGTAAACTTCAATATTGAAGTTTGCGCCCACTGTTCGGTGCTGTGTGTTATATCATAAAGACAATTGATATATTTAAAGGCTATTTGATGTATAAAGTCGTCACTGCAATTATAGCATGTTGTGCGTGGGTGCGAACCTGCTCCATCGGGAACGCAATCACCGCTTTTTTTGTGATACACACTATAATAACGTCTTTGTGTCATGAATTGACCACTCCAAGTCACTAATTTGATCAATTTGCCTTGGAATGGTGTCCTACGTCCACAATGGCCGCATTTTGGGCAATTGTCACGAACAATCTTTACCAGCTCAGTTGGCAACCCTTTTTTGGCCAAAAGGATATCTAATGAGTCGATAGGATTAAACGTAGCAACCTTGACAATATGCGACGTATCTGTAGCCATTATATTGGAGTTTGTGAGTATACATATGTAAAATTGAATTCATATTTCTAATAATGTTATTATCCCGATATTTATGCACATATCTCACATACTCAAATATTTATACATAATGGGTGCTCAAAACACTAAAATTGTTAAATCTACCAAGACTATCAAGGCCACTAAAACAGCTCCATTAACCAACTTAACCAAATATCGTGTTAAAGTTCAACCAGTTGGTGAAGAAGCTAAACTTAGACGCAACACGTCGCGCAAGTTGTCGGTTGGTGCAAACGGTTGTGCAAATTGCACGGGTAGGTATGTCAAGGGCATGGTTGGCAATTGTGAAGCTTGTGAAGCTTTGTTTGAAGATTTAATTAGAGACCCGATTGAAATGGAATTTGGATCTGATCTAGATATCGATTATGTGCGCAACCATGTGATGATATATGGTTGCAAATTCGGCGATGCTCAACGTGTAGCTAGATTAATATTAAATCACTTAAACCTCGAGTTTAAAACAAATGCGGTTGCACGAGTTGGTGCATATGCAATTAAATTCACCAAAATCGGCGCTCCTGATCTCGACTTGGTAATCAAAGACGAAGCTACCGGTGTCACTAATTACTGGATTGGTCTCAGCTTTAGAATCATTCCATGGGAATGAATTTGTTGGTGACTCGTTTCACTCGTCCCAACAAATTGTCGGGCTCCACGTGTTTTCTTCGGCCTTTGGCCTCGAAAGCCTCGCGTCTCCCTCCGTATTTTTTGATAACTTTTAGTCAGCTATTTAGGCGACTTATGTTAACGGATATTATACTTAAATACGGAGGGAGACGCGGGGCTTTCGAGGCCAAAGGCCGAAGAAAACACGTGGAGCCCGACAATTGCGTAGCAATTAAAAAATGAAATATATTTTTTAATGATATCAATCAATGGACCAACAATTTGACATTATTTTACAAATTGCACAATGGGTATCAACAACTATCGACTTGAGTATGTTTAAATGCGTTTGTTGGGTGTGGTATGGCGCTATGGAGTATCTCATAGAACGCGCAAAGACCACCATGAGTTTCACAACATGGATTTGCACTGATAATATGGTATTAAGCTACTGTGGTAGTAGAAACACTGGATCACATAAATATTGTCAAGCTGCGCATGATCACAAAAATATACCAATATTTGATATTATGTTTAAACCAATAACTATTGGTTATCTAATTACGCAAATAATACCTAAGATCCATAATGAAATACCTTTTGATATTTATACTAATCTTATAGTAACTACAGCAAATAAAAGATGTTGTCGGTGCATTAAACTAAACAGTAAAGAAACAGGATTTGGTTATTTGTATGACTTACATTGGGGTATTAAAATTACAAACAAAGAATTGATTGTTAAACCTGTATGGATTTGTCAACAATGTTATATCAACATCCCGTTTATACTAAATAATGTGTTGGTTATTAAAAATACACCAATGCCATCTTGGGCGCAAATAGACTATTATCGTAAGATAAAACCGTTATACAAAGATATAAAAAATAAACTATTCAATATTAGATTTATTGAACAAGGTAATGTTGGTAGTTTATATTTCTAAAGTATCACGTAGGTGAGTAATGGTTACAACTGGATTAATTATCATTAGATATCCCAGTAGTTTTAAACCATCATCGTGATCTATTTTTTCGTCAAATATAAATTCTGAATTATATGCGGATTCTATAAACCAATCAACTAATTCTAAACTACAACATAGGTTAAATATTTTATTTTCTTTCATTGTAGTATTTGTTATAGCGGCAGCTATCATTGGAGATACAACAGCAATGACAAATGAGTGTGCTGTTCGTTGCTGACCATCAAGTGATGTTAAAGTTAAGTCTCGCGGAAATGGGTGCTCTTTGTTGTATTTAAATTCACCTACTGTGATGGTAAAATCGGCAATATGTGGTATATTACGGTTACAGATTGGTAATATAGGTTCAATGATAAATTTACGTAATGTTGATGGTTTCATTGTGGGTATTATCCTGGTTTTAATCGCCTCTTCGATTGTCAAGATGTTTATTGTGCCGGCTTTAAGCCGTTTATTATAATGTAATTCAGCCACCAAAGTCGCATGGTCATCTAAAAATATGTATCCTGAGTCCATACAAAGGTAGTAACAATATATATCGGTTGAGTTGTAACTATTTCCAAATTTTTTAATATAATTTCTAATATCAACATCCCATACATCATGAAATAAAGATTTATTGGCTCTAACAATAACGTTGTTTTCAACTGATTTGTAATAAAGATCAGCCAAATTAGTTAGATTAAATTTTGCGTTTTTAATCATCGGGATTCGGCTGGAGTGATATTTAATACATCCTAAATAAATGATTCAATTTTAAGCACAAAAAATAAACTAATACTTAATCACTCCTTCGCCATACGCGCGATTAAAACGATCAATGATTTGTTTGATTAGTTTGTTAACGTCAATTATTTGCAAATATTCAAGCAATTTGAGGGCTTGCGGTATATTCGTATTTTTATTAA